ATGGCTGATCAGCCAAACTTTCCAAATAAAAGTAACAAGAAATATTTTTTTCATTATTCTCTGTCAAAATACATTATTTTACAGAGGTTACGTAACCATAATTACCTAGAATTTACTGTTAAATCCTTTCATTTTTTTATATTATATTGTTGTAAAATCACTCGAAAATAGACACGTCTGCCTAATCGAATGAAAAAAATAATTCTCAAGGGCTACGAGTGTTAAGTTTATGTGGTGGCGTAGAGACAGGATTATATGCGTTGCAACAACTCGGAATACCTATAAGAGAATATCATACATATGAAATTTTACCAGAAGCTATAGCAGTTTCTCAGTGCCATTTTCCGCTTGTGGTACATCATGGCGATTTATATGAAGCGGATTTTGAACAATTCAAAGGATTTGATCTTCTGTTGGCAGGAACTTGTTGCCAGTCACTTTCAAGAGTACGAATTGAAAGTAAAGAAGTTAACAATGGTCTTGATGGTAAGTCAGGAATTTTCTTTAAAGCGATTGAGTGTCTTAGGGTAATTCAACCCAAATATTTCATGTTTGAAAATGTAATACCAAGCAGTGATGAAGATTTGAAAACAATGACAGAATGTATTGGTGTTGAACCTATTTTGATTGATTCTGGAATTTTTTCAGCTCAGAATCGTGAGAGATATTATTGGACAAACATACCACTAGGCGAATTGCCTGAAGAATCTTCATTAGTTTTGAAAGATATTATGGAGAATAATGTAGATGAGAAGTATTTCTACAAGAAGGACTTTGAGATTTTGGATATGAATAAGCGTGTATGTGCTGAATTAAAAGTTAATTCTATGGAAATGAATAGAAGAATTTATAATCCAGATTTTAAGTGCAGCACATTAACTTGTATCAATGGTGGATACCACGAAAAGAAAGTATTAGATAGTGGCAGACCAAGAAAACTTACAGAAATTGAATATGAGAGATTGCAGGGATTATCTGATAATTTCACAAAAGTTCAGCTCAAAGGTCGTTATTTATCATACTCAAAAAGGTGCAGTCTGATGGGTAATGGTTGGAATGAACCAACAGTTGAATGGATCTTGAGCGGATTAAGAGAATAACATAATATGAAGTTCCATTGAAAGCGGAATTTCTTCTGAAAAATTTAGGAGGTGTGTAGATGAATTTATATAATTTGTGGAAGAAAATTATTAAACAGCCAATTTACATTCTTAACCATACAAAAGCAGTTGTATTTATAGATGATAAGGAATATGAAATTACAGGTATTCGATATAAAAATGGTAAATGGTTAGGCTTAGAAGCAGATAACCACGTATGGCACAACAGAGACGATTATCCAGAAGAGAGAAAATGGATAATTGTAAAAGATAAAAATGGAACAGAACACAAATATCATCAGTGGATGGGACACACATATTATGAATTTATATTTGATGCAGATGGGTGTGATGGATATAGAAGTGACGTGGATATTGCAAGTTGGCGATACGATTATTCAGATAAGGAGAAATAAATGATAGTTAAAGTAAGTTTAAATGATGCTCGCAAAACGATTAAAGAGTATGAAAATCTGGGCTATTTACACATTGGAACTGTTCGAACTATTGATGGTATAACTCTTAGGTTCAGAGATCCAATTGTTCCAGAAGAGAATAATACAACAGATATTCAATTCCATGAGGCGATTTTGTAGAAAATAACGAAGGTAAAATTGGATATATTTCATCCATTTGCCATTGTGATGAGTGTAAGAAGCGTGGATTCTTTGAGCCAACAATTACATATTCTGATGGGACAACAGATTATATTAGCAATTATTCTGTTAAAACTGTTTCGTCTGATTATAAGCAGATTGGAACTCAGAAGTTCTCAACAGAAGATGTATTAAGAAATAGAATAACTGCACTTGAAAAAGAAAATAAAGAACTAAAGGGAAAAGTGGATAATCTTACTATTCAAAGAAATCATGCGGTTGATTTATGTTGCTTTTATGAAATGGAAAGGTGGAATTAAACAATGATAGATATTCAATGTAAAGACGGAAAATATATTATTGACGCAAGGATTCATAGTGAAGTTGATACAAATGATATTGCAAAAGTGCAGGAAAGATTTACTTCTGATTGTGCTTATGAGTTTGCAGAAGCTATGAGAGAAGCAGTAAACGTTAGCCATTTGGTAATGAAAGAACAAAGAAGAGAGGTAACAAAATGAGAGAAACATTAATTGTTGTAGACATGCAAAATGATTTTATTGATGGAACACTTGGCACAAAGGAAGCACAGTCGATTGTATCAAACGTAGCAAAGAAAATTAAGAAGTATAAGGATGCTGGTAAGCAGGTAATTTTTACAAGAGATACACATCCTGAGAATTATTTAGAAACATATGAGGGCAAGCATCTTCCTGTTACTCACTGTGTAAAGAATACTATTGGTTGGCAGATTTCCGATAAGTTAGATTTTGATATTGAAAACGATATTCTGATTGATAAGCCTACATTCGGTTGGTTAAACTGGAAGGATTTTGGATTTGAAAGCGTTGAGATTTGCGGATTATGCACCGAAATCTGTGTGGTTTCAAATGCACTTATTATTAGAGCAAATTATCCTGAGATTGATATTACAGTAGATGCAAGCTGTTGCGCAGGTGTCACACCTGATACTCACAAGGCTGCATTAGCAACTATGAAGATGTGTCAGATTGAAGTGATTGGAGAGAATAATGAAGTATAAGAATTATATCATTAATACTTTTAGACATTTTAAGAAAGTCTGTACGCATAAACATTGGGTGTTCTACTATTGCTGTAAAGTGGGAATTCCATTTCAAGGGTTAGTACATGATTTATCTAAATTTTCTCCAACAGAATTTTGGGAGAGTGTTAAGTATTATCAAGGTACTTCAAGTCCAATAGATGCTTGCAAGAAAGAGAATGGTTGGTCAGCAGCTTGGATGCACCATAAAGGAAGAAACAAGCACCATTACGAATATTGGCAGGACAATTTTGATAATGGTGGGAATCCTATTGAAATGCCAATGAAGTATAAAAAAGAAATGCTTTGTGATTATCTTGGAGCAGGTAGAGCATATTATGGTAAATCGTTTAATTTTGAGAAGGAATTAAAATGGTGGAAATCTAAGAAAAGTAAGCCAATTGCAATGCATCCAAATGACATAGCTTTTATTGATAAGTATATTTCTCTGTTTTATGAGTACGAAAACAGGGAATATGATATTAGAACAATATTTAATCAAATCAAGAAAGAAGGAAAATAATATGGAACAGATTATTACAAGTTTATTAGAGACAGATGCCTACAAATTGTCAATGGGACAGGCTATTTATCATCAGTTTAGCGATTATAAAACCACTTGGAGTTTTAAATGTCGTAATAAGGATGTTCATTTTACACCAGAAATGGTAGAAGAGATCCGTAGACAGATTAAATTATATTGTGGTTTGAGATTCACAGAAGATGAACTTACTTATATTGATAATATCAAATGGATGAAAGGTTCATATGTTGATTTTCTGAGATTGTGGCAGCCAAGATATGAGGATTTTGAAATTACAACAGATTCAGATTGTGGTCTTTCTATCGAAACATTTGGTACATGGCTTAATACCTCTATGTATGAGATTCCTACACTTGCGATTGTAAACGAAGTATATTTCAGAATGGCATATAACTATGAGGAATTGCTTAATAGTTTCAAAAAGAGATTAAATGAAAAGTATGAAAATCTCAGAAGCGGTCATTGGTATGCTGGTACATTTTCTGAATTTGGTCTTAGAAGAAGACTTTCTGCTGAAGCACAGGAGTTAGCTGTTGAGAAGTTTTCACATTTGAATGATACATTACACAGTCCATCTAAATTTGTTGGTACATCTAATGTATATCTCGCAAAGAAATATAATCTCACGCCTGTTGGAACTATGGCTCATGAATGGATTATGTGTTCTGGTCAGGGCAATCACAAGCATAATCCGGCATATTCAAACTGGTATGCCTTAGACGCATGGGTTAGAGAGTATGGTGTGTTAAATGGTATTGCTCTCACAGACACAATTACAACGGATTGTTTCTTGAAAGATTTCCAGTTGACATATGCAACATTATTCAGCGGTGTAAGACATGATAGTGGCGATCCGATTGAATGGGGTGAAAAGATGATTAATCATTATGAGTCACTTGGTATCAATCCTAAGACAAAGACACTTCTGTTTAGTGATAGTCTTGATTTTGAAAGAGCTGATAAGTTATTCAGACACTTTCATGATAGAGTAAACGTTGCATTTGGAATTGGTACTTATTTGAGTAATGACACAGATGTTCCTGCTTTAAATATTGTAATGAAAACCACTAAATGTAACGGTATGGATGTTGCAAAAGTGTCTGATGTAGAAGGTAAAGGTATGTGTAAAAACCCTGATTATGTTGATTATCTAAAGAGATGTATTAATTGGAGAATGAATCATGAATAAAATTTTACTTATACCAGGAAGTTTTAATCCAATTACTAACGCCCATGTTGATATGGCATTGACTGCTAAAAAAGCGGTTAATGCTGATGCTATATTGTTTATACCTGCACATGATACATATGTTGCGAAGAAAAAGACTTTGATACCTGGATATTGTCGAGTATCGCTGATTAATTCAATGCCAAATTGTGATGAAAATAATATGTGGGCATCCGAAGTTGAAACAACCAGCTTCTTTCCACAGAGGACATATAATACTATTACTCAGATAAGAGATATGAATGAAAAAGATTATATCTTCAACGAATACTATATTTGTTTAGGAATGGATAATATTGAAACACTTACAACTTGGTATAATTGGAAACCGTTTGTTGAGGAATATAATTTTGTAGCATGTGTGAGAGAAGGTCAGAACCTTGAGACTGCTTTAATGGAAGCAAATCTTATGGCATATAAAAATCACTTCACAGAAATTCAGATACCAGAAAATCATACTTCTTCAAGTTTGGTTAGAGATTTATGTGAAAAGGGTGAATTTGAAAAGGTAAAAGAATTAGTTCCTAGAAATGTATATGAGTATTTAATTCGGTTCTATGATGTGATGAATCGAATGTAGGAAGGAGAATATATAAATGTTTGATGCTAAGAAAGTAAAAAATGAAATCGTAGAGTGGATCAGAAATTGGTTTGAACAGAATGGTAAAGATTGTATGGCAGTAGTGGGAATTTCTGGCGGTAAGGATTCAAGTGTTGTAGCTGCATTATGTGTAGAAGCTCTTGGTAAGGATAGAGTTTTTGGTGTGATGATGCCACAGGGAAGACAAAGAGATATTGAATATAGTCGTAAACTTTGCAGTTTTTTAGACATTCCACGTACTATTATTCCAGTCGGAACAATTGTGAATGTTGCAGAATATGAGATTAAAACATCATTAGATGAAGAGTTATCAATTCAGACAAAAACAAATCTTCCTGCTCGTATTCGTATGACTACACTTTATGCAGTATCACAGACAGTAAACGGTCGTGTCGCTAATACGTGCAATCTTTCCGAAACATTATTATCTTGGGAAACCAGATGGGGTGATGCAGTTGGAGATTTTGCACCAATTAGCGACTTAACAGTAGAAGAAGTGAAAGCTATTGGATACGAACTTGGATTGCCAAATGAATTAATCGAAAAAATTCCGTCTGATGGACTGTGTGGAAGTACAGATGAAGATGCATTGGGATTTAAATACTCTGTTATGGATAGATATATTAGAACAGGCGAGATTGACGACAAAGATATTAAAAAGAAAATTGATAATCGAGTAGAAAAATATCGGTTTAAGAGAATGCCTATTCCTTATTATAAAACAGGTATGGAAAGATATGTAGACTAAAATGGCAGAAGACTTAACTAATTTACAATTTGGAAAATTAACAGTCATCAAACGTGGAGATAACGATAAAAGCGGACATGTGAGATGGTGGTGTAAATGTGGCTGTGGCAACCCTAAATTGATTTTAGTTGCCGCAGGACATTTAAAATCAGGACATACTCAATCATGTGGATGTATAAGAAGAGATAATATTAAACCACAAAAGAATTTAGAAGGAAAAAGATTTGGAAAATTAATTGTAAAAGAATTTCTTGGTATGAAAAATCATAGATCATTATGGAGTTGTGATTGTGATTGTGGTAAGAAAATTAACGCTTTATCATCGTCTTTAACTTCTGGAAAACTTAAGTCATGTGGATGTTTATCTTCTGTAGCTGAGTTCGAATTAAGCCAGTTCTTGACAGATGAACAAATTATATTTGATACGCAATATAAGTTTGATGATTGTAAATATAAAAGAAGATTGCCATTCGATTTTGCAATTTTTCATCCACAAAATAAGAAACTCTTATTTTTAATTGAACTACATGGAGAACAACATTATTTTCCGTTTACATTTAATAGTGAATCTGACATGCAAAAGAAGGAAAATTTTTTGCATAGAAAACATTTGGATAAATTAAAAGAAGATTATTGTAGTAGAAATAATATTCCATTGTTAATTATTAGATATACAAATTTCCAAACAAAAGAAAAAATTGTAAAAGGGTTTTATGAAAAGCTTTTGCAAAAGAATATTACATTTGATGATTATATATTTTCATCAAAACAAATAAAGGATGATTTACAAGTAAGGCATAAACGTGTCTATAAAAGAAAAATAGTTCAAATAGACATATCCAACAAGAATATTATAAGAGAATATAATAGTATGGAAGAGGCATATAAGATAACTGGAATATCATCTGGACAGATTTCGGATTGTTGTAAGGGTAATTGTAAAACAGCAGGTGGATATGCTTGGGCATATAATAATGGAAACGTTAATATTGAAGAAGTAATTAAACGTGCAACAATTCCAAATAGAACAAATGCAGTTGTGATTTTTCAAAAAGATAAAAATGGAAATATTATAAAAGAGTGGCAAAGTATAACAGAAGCAGCACATTCTTTGGGAGTAAGTCATCAAGGTATTCAAGCGTGTTGTTCAGGAAAGCAGAAAACTTGTAAAGGATTTGTTTGGAATTATAAGCAAGATTGATTCAATGCATGAGAAAAATCTGTTTAAATTACAGCCAATGCCAAGTTTTATGTATCGGGTGTAAATGAGATACCATATATAGTGCTTATAGAAAATATAGACACTATATATGGTAATATTTTTACCAAGAAACATAGATTTCTTTTGGAGGTTTAAATGGGATTAATTGAAAAATATGAAAAAAGAAAACTAAGATATGAGAAGCAACTTTCTCAAATGTCAGATGATAGTGAACTATCAGAGTATGGATTTTGGGATAAAGGGTATCTGCGTGGGAAAATTGCAATATGTGATGACATTATAGACGATTTGAATAATATCTTAATTAAGTACAATAAAAAGCAATAGTGTCAAATTTAAAGGAGAATAATATGGCAGGATTTGTATCAAAGCAACCAAATGGATTATATTGTAGATTTTCTTCTGTCACAGATTGTCCTACTGCATGGAATATGACACGAGAAGATTATATTAATATGAAAATGCAAGAAGCAAAGGAAGATGCCGAAGATGTGTTGGATAATTATTTGAAGCCGTTTGACATGGTAATGGATATGTATTATCCAAACAATATGACAAAAGAGGAATTTGATAAATTCCTTGAAGAAACTGGATATAGCAAAGGAGAATAAACAATATGAAGAACTGTGTAATTTTAGAAATGGAAAACAGCAATGATTTTGAGAATGCTATGAATGATTATTTGGATGATGGATACAAAGTAGAATCTAGTTCATGCAATAGTAGATACTATAAAGCAATTCTTGTGTTAAAGGAGGACGAATAAATTATATGAAGAAGAAAATTTTAGCAGTTGTATTAGGATTAACATTGTGTTTTGGAATGACTGGTTGTACTAATGTTGTAAATATTGACAAGACAATTAAGAGTCCAAATTCGAAATTATGTGATTTTGAGGTTGTTGAAACAAATTTTTATGGAGCAATTTTAGTAGATAAAAACACAAATGTTTTGTATTACTGGATTCAGGGCGATAGTATGACACCCATCTATAATTCAGATGGAACAATTAAATTGTATGATGAAAAATAATATGATAGATAACAAATTACGTCAGCAATATAGACAGGCTGTTGACGATTTAAGAATAGAATTTAAGAAAATTTGTTTGTACAGATTGTGCGAAGAAGTTGTGAATAAGTTGAGTAAGATTTTGAGATAGTAAGGAGTAAATTATATGAAAAAGAAAATTTTAGTAGTAATGTTAGCAGTTGGAATGGTAGCAACATCATTAACAGGGTGTGCTTTTGAAACTGAATCAAAAAAGGTTACATACAATATGAAACAGGAAGCTGAGAACTTTAATGTTCTTAGAAGATTTGCAGTAATTAACACTCGTACTGATAAGGTTGAGTTTGAAATGATTGGTGCATTTAGTAGGGAAGATGCAACGGATGATCAGGTAACACTTGTTGTAGAGATGGAAGATGGTACATATAAGAGACATATTATTGGACTAAATGAAGATACGATGTATGTCATTGAGGATTTAGGCGGTGCTGAAGTGAATAAGTACAAGTATGAGGTTAATTATATTCCAGAGTCAATTGTGCCATTTGAGATTACAGATAAAAAGTAGGCACAAGAATCCGAAGTTTCCTTGGAAGTTAGGAGGCAGAAATGGAGTTAATTTTACATGGTTGGCTTGGGTATGACGAAGAGAATAATTTAGGAATTTCGCAGAAAAGAGTTGAAGAATCCTACAGTTGGCAATATTTAAGTCTTGCAGAAGAAATTATGGACTATTTTAATTATATGAAAGTTGATGAAGGACTTGGAAGAAAGATTACAACAATTGAAAATGCGAATTTAAGATGTTGGTTTTCAGATGAAGTGTGTACATTAGAAGAAGCACAGATGAATTTTGAGAGCTATATGGTAACTGGCAATTTATTAACTCAAGGACATTATGTAGGGTATTCAGAATGGACTATTACTGGATTTAATATTGATAACTTGATTATTGGTGGTCATGATTTAGAAACAGAACTAAAGGAGCATATTGGTCAGTATATACATTTCATATTAACTGATTAAGAGAATAATACATTGAAAGGAGCATGAGATTTGCTGCAGCATTAAATCTGGATTTGCTCTGAGTAAGAAATGTTAGAGATTAACAAAATATACAACGAAGATTGTCTTGAAGGTATGAAAAAGATTGATAATAAATCAATAGATTTTATCTTCACGGATCTGCCATTTTCAACAACCCAGAATTCATGGGATGTGTTAATTCCATTCGAGCCGTTATGGGAACAATACGAGAGAATCGTCAAAGATGATGGTTGTATTGCATTATGGGCACAGTCACCTTTTGATAAGAGACTCGCTTGTAGTAATGAAAAGCTATATCGCTATGAATGGATTATCGAAAAGACCAAAGCAACTGGTCATCTAAATGCCAAGAAAATGCCTATGAAGGCACACGAAAATGTCTTGATTTTCTATAAGAAACTCCCTATATACAATCCACAAATGACAGAAGGACATACGCCTGTTCATTCTTATACAAAGCATACGACAGATGGTAGCTGTTATGGTGCTACAAAGACTGGTATTTCAGGTGGTGGTAGTACACAAAGATATCCAAGAGATGTTCTACAGTTCAAATGGGATACTCAGAAAAGTAGCTTGCATCAGTGCCAAAAACCTATTGAAGCGTGTGAGTATTTTATTAAGACCTATACCAATCCAGGAGATTTAGTTCTTGATTCATGCGCAGGAAGTTGTACAACGGCAGTCGCAGCTTTGAATACAGGTAGAAATTACATATGTTTTGAGAAGGACAAGGATATTTTTGAGGTTGGAAGTAAGAGAGTGGTTGAATACATAAATCAAGATTTATTGATAAGTGTAACTTAATTAAGAGAATAAAATACTGAAAGGAGACGAGGTTTGTGTACACAAGAAGGAATTCCTTACTCCAAGTAATTTATGAAATACGTTGGCAGCAAAAATAGATTAAGTAAAGATTTAGCACCAATTATTCAGTCATATATAACTAATGAGACGGAAGGATATTTAGAGCCTTTTGTTGGAGGTGCTAATATGATTGATAAAATTAAATGTAATAAAAAGATAGGTACAGACAATCATAAATATTTAATTGCTGTACTTAAAAAGTTATCAGAAGGTTGGATACCGCCAGAAGAAATTACAGAAGAAAAATATAAAGATATTAAGAACAATAAAGAAAAATATCCAGATTATTTAATTGGGTATGTTGGTTTTCAGCTTTCATATGGTGGAAAATGGTTTGGTGGATACAGAAGAGATAAAGTTGGAAAACGTAATTATTCCTTAGAGGCATATAAAAATACTATCAAACAAATCCCAAATCTTAAAAATATTCAATTTGAAGTATTCGACTTCAGAGATATCCCATTAGACAAAATTAAAAACTATGTTATTTATTGTGACATTCCATATCGTGATACAACAAAGTATTCAACTGGAGGCTTCCCATATGAAGAATTTTACGAATGGGTTAAGAAGGCAAGTGTAAATAATACTGTTTTAATTAGTGAATATAACATGCCTGATGATTTTAAGTGCATTTGGCAGAAAGAAACGAAAACACTTTTAGATAGTAATAAAGAAAAAAGTGATGATAAGAATATTAGAATCGAGAAGTTATTTACATATAGTGAAAAGTAAAACTAACAAGAAATTTTGGTTTCCTGTGGAGGTGGTCTATTGGAATTAGACAGAGCAATAAGAATCATAAATCATGATATTGATGAAAATGCGTCAGAATCAGAACAATTAGAAGCATTCAAAGTATTCTTCAAAGAATTATTTGATACAGATATACAAAATAGTGATGGTGGATATAGAAGTATCTATGATGTATTTTCAGAAGCAAGCAAAAAGTTTCATAATAAAACAGAGAATATAACAATGTAATTACAAATTAATGAAAGGATAAGAGTTCACATGTGAGTAAAGCTGCGCAGCTACTATTGGTGAACAAATTTTGGCATTAAATATTGGATATTTAACATCAGATAAGGAAGATAATGAGTTATACACGCCCTATTACGCTGTGGATCACATTGTCAAATATCTTCCAAAAGGCAAGATTATATGGCTTCCATTCGATGAGGAATGGTCATCTTTCAACAAAAGATTGACAGAATTAGGTTACAGAGTAGTCAGAAGTTCGTTAGCAGAAGGTCAGAATTTCTTTGAGTATGAGCCTGAACATTGGGACTTAATAGTAAGTAATCCACCATTTTCAATCAAAGATAAGGTCTTAGAAAGACTTTATTCATTCAACAAACCGTTTGCGGTTCTTCTACCGCTTAATTCCCTACAAGGTAAAACAAGATATAAATATTTCAAAGATGGTATTCAGATCCTTAGTTTTGATGCAAGAATTTGCTATCACAATAAAGAGCATATGGATTCTGTAATAAAAGGTAGTCCATTTGCAACGGCATATTTTTGTAGAGATTTATTACCAAAGGATCTAATTGTTGAAAAATTGGTTACATATGAAAGACCATTAGGAGAATAAAAACATGAGAATGTATGAATGCACCAAAGAATTTAAAACAACTCTATTTGATAAAAATGAGTTAGAAAGAATAAAATTAGAAATTGGTTCTGTTTGGTTTGTAGAAAAAATTATCAGATGGTAGATGTATTCTCAGTAATAACAAAATAGAACTTATTCTATGTGAAAATTTATTAAAAAATAATTTTGAGCAATACGGATAGTTTTATTAAAATCTCAATCTCTGAAATGCCCTAAAATCAAGGCTTTCAGAGGTTGAAAAAGCCAAGGAAAACCACGTTTCATTTGGTCATGAAAGTAGGTGAGAATAATAACAGAATTAGAAAAGAAATATTATAAGCTTTTAATAGGCGAAACGTTTCATTGCTATGATATTACATTAAATGAATTGCTGATTATTATGAATGCAGAACTTAATATAAACACATTATCTCTACAGAAATCAGGAAGACATAATTTTTATTGTAGAGTCGATGATAAAACCAAACAGTATTATTTGCGAAAATTTGGTTTGTTGAATGAAGATCAAGTAGAAACAGGAGAACAGGATGGGTAAATCATTAGAATTTGTAAAAGAACGAATTGCATCAGGTCAGTGCAATGGTATGGAAAATAATAAATATGAATCCATGATTGAGCAGGATATACGAGAGTTATTTACGGTTATTTCTTACATCAAAGATGGAACAATTTTAATAGATGTTCCTTATCTTAAAGGTGATAAACCTTATTTTAATGTAATTATTAAGTATGATCCAGATGCAGATTTTGAATATTTCACAATGCAGCGTTGCAATTGTGATGGAACGTTTGTATTCTTTCAAGATTTAATGGGTGAGTGCATAGATAAAATGATTTATCTTAAAACCTGTAATGTAAATAAGGAGATTCCAAAGGACTTAACTGGATATTCTATTGTTTACACTGTCGGGGATTTTGTATTGGCAGAAGAATTTGGTGATGAATTTGTTACAAAAGAAAAACCTTGGATGAAGAGTAGATTTACAGCTATGTTACCAATTAAGTTTGATGTAGTAAGGAATGGAGAATAATGTATTTTGATTTAAATATTGGAGAATGGGAGTTTGAAAACGATTATGAAGACATCTACTTTCTGTTTCATTGTTTATGCAATGCAAAAACTGAGTTATACGACAGAACTCTTACTAATATGAGAAGTAGGTATGATCCGACTGAAGCATTTATAGATGGCTGGAATAAAAGTAAATCGAATTTGTATTCCAAGAAATTATACGATAAATGTGTGAAGTGCATTGAGTTAAAAACAAAAAGTCGTTTTATACACAGATACTGGAAAGAATGTGTTTGGAAGTTTCAAAGTCTTTCAGCACAAGAATGGATAAATTTATATCAGCAGTTAATTAAAGAAAATAAATACGACAGTTGGATATTGGAATATATAGAAGCAGGAGAATAACAATTTGAAAAACACACTATTAGATGTAGCTCAAAACCTTGATAAGATGAGTGATTCAGAAAAAGCAGAAGTAAATGATAATGTCAGAAAACAATTTGACAATATTATTCATGGCAAACCTCCGAAAACAGAACGAGAAAAAGAGATTGACAAACTTGCAAGAGAAGAATTAGAAGAGTACAGACGAAAGAAGAAAGCATTTTATGACAATCCTATCCATTGGAATAACAATAAGCGTAGAAGACATGGACTTCCTGTATTAAGAGGTGGTGTTAATAAATACCGTTCAAAAGAATATCCAGGATTTTATCCGTCTGTACGATTCTTTTGTATGATGGAAGATTTATTTGATGAGATATTGATTACAACTATGGAAGATAATCTAAATTCTTTTGTAGAAGTAAAAGATTTGGCAGTTGGTAATGCAAACGTATTTAGAGTAAGTGAATAGGAGAATAACAATATGAGAGCATATGAATTACGACAACATGACGTAATTTCCTATTATCCTCCACAACCACACAAACAGGAATATAAACTTGGAGAACACATTTCAATTAACGAATTAGCCGAAATAATGTTTGCTTCACCTGCTTTAAGGTTAGATAGAGATAAAAATGAGGACAAGATATTTCGAGTTATAGAAATAGAATATGTGAAATTTCCGTGGTGGAAGTTTTGGAAGAGAAGAAAATACGTTGAAGAATATCATTTAGAAGTTATGTAAGGGAGATAAATTAAATTATGAACAAGAGACAGAAAAAGAAGTTATTTAAACAGACGCTTATTAAGGTTAGAAAATTGCATCCACAGAAAGGTGATGTGATTTGTTTTCAGCCAGATTTAGATAGGATTGATGCTGAAACTATGTGCCAGTTTATGAAAGTTTATTCAAATAATGATGTTTTTGGTGAATCGAAATTAGCTTTTGTTCCTGTTAATATTAAGCAGCTTAGACATAAAAGGGACGCTCAGATATATGTTGACAAGCTACAGAGTATTGTAGATCAGATGGGAGAATAAATGATTATAAAAACAATCGAAGGTTTAGGTTATAAAATTCTCATAACTGAGTATATCACTAAAGATGTTCAAAGAAGAACTCACAAGAAAAAGCGTATTAACAAGAAGTGGTTGAAAAGATACGGTATAAAAATTATACCAGATAACACAAAAATACTTTTAGTGAATAATACACTTATGATGACAGGAAAATGTTATGAAAAGTTAAGAAAACTCACAGATAAAGACGCTTATAGTATGGAAAAATTTTTGGAAAAAGCCACTAAGAAACAATCTCAATAAAGAAGCATTTCCTTGGAGTTTTTGAACGATAAAAAGAGAGAATTTATAGGTGACAATAAATTATAAGGAGATATGTTTTATGAGTAAGAAACAGCAATTTAAGGGTTTGAAATTTAATTATTCCATAAATGGGAAAGGATTGAAAAGTAAATATAAGACAATCGAGGATTTCTTAGACACAGAATTTCCAAAGAACAATAATCCGTTGTCGCCTACTCTTGATACAGAAATTACAAGAATTAAATGGAATGGTAATACTATTTCTATTTCCAATAAAATTCATACAGTAAGAGATTTGATTGATTTATTAAGTAAGGAAAATGCAGAAAATGTTTTTATTTCAAATAGAGATATTAGGTTACACGAGTTTAAACCAAAACATGACAATCTTATCAGAAAATCCACGTATTCCATAGAAGAGGTACACGATAAGATTAAGCATGTTTTATTCGAGAAAGATAAAAGACTTGCAAAAGTGGATTTTGATGGGGATTTGATTAAAGGTAATAGTCAAAGATACCAGACATTTTTTACCAAAGGTTGCAAATGTGCAGTTTGTGGGATTAAAGGAAAATATTTTGCAAAAGAAAAATTTGCAAACCAATCAACATATCATCTGAATTTGTATGCAGTTGATGATAATGATGAAGAAATTTTAATGACAAAAGATCATATTTTACCACGTTCAAAAGGTGGTATTGATGATATTAGTAACTATCAAACAATGTGTAAGCTTTGTAATGAAGCAAAAGGTAACAAATTAGAAGATTAAAAAAGAAAGGAAAAATAGAAAAGTTCCTATAGGATAAAGTGCGCACTACTTACTAAGGTAAGAGGAACTTATGTATTGTGCTTATATCACAACATTAAAAGGATTAAGAAAACATAGCAACGCTGATAGATTACAGTGTGTAGAGGTATTTGGACAGAATGTAATTGTAGATTTGAGCTATCAGGAAGGACAGAAAGTAATTTTCTTCCCATCTGATGGTCAGTTGTCACTTGAATACGCAACAGATAATAACCTTGTTAGGAAGAAAGACGAGAATGGAAACAATATTGGTGGCTACATGGATGCTGAAAAAAGAAACGTAACTGCCATTAGACTTAGAGGCGAGAAGTCAGAAGGTCTTGTGTTGCCAATTGAGACACTTGCTAAGTATACAGATATTTCAAAATTAAAAGATGGCGATCAGATTACAGTTCTTGGTGGTCATGAAATTTGTCAGAAATATATCCCAAGAGGAAAGAGTCGTTCAAAAAACAATGGAAACAATTCAAATAAGAAGAACAAGTTTCAGAAAGAGACAATATCATATCCATTTTTTGAAGAACATAAGGATACTGCACAGCTTGCATATAATATGTCAGCATTTAAGCCAGGAGATACGATTTATATTACTCGTAAGCTCCACGGAACATCAGCTCGTACTATGAAGACTGTCAAGGTTACAAAGAAGAATAGTAAGCTGAGAAAGTTCTTACATATGCAGCCAAAGGTTACAAGAGAAGTTTCTGTTGTATCTGGTAGCAGAAGAGTTGTATTAAAGGATATGACAAAGAATGATGGATATTATTCTGATAATGGATTTAGAAAGAAGTACCACGATTTATTAAAAGACAAGCTTCCTGAAGGTGCTGAGATTTTCTATGAAATTGTCGGATATGTAAATGAATCAACTCCAATTATGGGTTCTGTATCAAATAAGGGTGTTAAAGAAAAGGAATTTACTAAGAAATTTGGTGATACAACTACATTTTCATATGGTTGTGAACCAGGTGAAAATGAGATGTATGTATATCGAATGACAATGACAACAGCAGATGGAACAGTTGTTGAAGTACCTTGGGAGACTGTAGTTGTATGGTGCGACAAGTTAGGTGTTAAGCATGTACCTGATTTAGAGAAGTTTATTTTTACTACACCAGAAGATTTGAAAGAAAGAGTAAATAAATATCTTGATGGTATGCCAGCAGATGAAATCGGCAAGACACATATTGCTGAAGGTGTAGTTGTTCGTATTGATAACAGAGCAACATTCACGGCTTATAAGGATAAGGTGTTTGAATTTAAGGTAATTGAGGGAATTGCCAAAGATACATCTGATGTACCTGATATGGAAGAAGCTGAAGAATTATTTGAGGAGACTTTAAATGAATAAACCTACATTGTATATCATGTGTGGTTTGAGTGGTAGTGGTAAATCAACCATTGCCACTCAGATTGCCAATGAAAATCCAAGTACAGTAATTGTATCATCGGATGCAATTCGTGAAGAATTGACAGGTAACTACGAAGACCAAGAACACAATGAAGAAGTGTTTAAAATTTTTCACGATAGAGTCCGCAAGAATTTGGAGAATAAAAAGAATGTAATTGCAGATGCAACTAACCTGACTATGAAATCTCGTAGAGCAATTATGATGAAAGTAAATGGTTTAAATGTCAGAAAAGTATGTGTAATTATTTCAAAGCCATTTGAGCAGTGCAAAGAAGATAATTTACATAGAGAACACCCTGTACCTGAATTTGTTTTAGATAAGCAGATTCGGAAATTTCAGATTCCATTCAAGGAAGAGGGTTTTGATGAAATTATTATTCATAAATTTCATAATACTAATGCAATGACCACAGGTGAATTGATTGCTAAAATGAAAAATTTTAACCAGAAGAATCCTCATCATACTATGACTTTAGAAAATCATTGCTTTAATACATATGATTTATTTGCAGGAAAAGGATATAAAGCTGAATACAATATGGGAGCAGTTCTTCATGATTATGGCAAATTATACTGTCAGACCATTGATGAAAATGGTATAGCTCATTATTATGACCATCCATCTGTCGGCTGTTATTTGGTTTTAGAGAGTTTAGTGGAAGAGTTTAATAAGGTTGTTTTAGATATATGTTTCCTCATCAATTACCATATGATGCCTTTTAGTTGGGATACTGATAAAGCAAAGCAGCGTTGGAAAGAAAGGTTTGGAGAATATAAATATAAGATGCTTTTAGATTTCAATGAATGTGATAAAGCGAGGTAAGTGTATGAGATCGGAGATTAAAAGACGACAATTTTCTGAAAATCATCAATCTTGGTTCTCCCACGATTATGCTTGTTGGGCAAATAATCACAATGGTTGGAGAAAGATGAAAAAGAAGAATCGTAGATTATTTAAAAAGAAGTATAGAAGAGAAGTTGAGAAAGATATTAATAAAGAATTGAATGATATGCAATAACAATAAATTCAGGTTTCATTGGTTGTAATATGGAGGTGGAAATTTGAAAGACATTTTAGGTAGAGAGATTAAAGATGGTGATATGTGCATTGGAATGGCAATAGGTAGAAATTCACCAGGAATGCATATTGGAGTTTTTCAAGGTAGCTCAGTTGTTTATTTAGGATATAGTGAAGAGTATATCAATAAAAGTTGTACAAGCAATACATATCTGATTGAAAATCCAACGAAAAAGGAGTTGGAAATTAGAGATAAAATAAATATATTCCTTCAGAAAGAAGCAGAAGAGCGAGAGCGAAAAGCAAATTTAAAAACAATTCCGTTAAGTAAATTAGAAGTGGGTGGAATTTATAAATCAACTCAAGGGGAAATGTATTTATATCTTGGTAAGAAAAAAGTAATTTTTGAAGATTTTGATTATGGTAATACTGATATAAAAGAAGGGCACTGTTTTGCTTATGTATATAATAGTGATTATGAATCAGATGAAAAAATTTTAGAAAGAGCTTTGGAAATTAATACATATCGAAGAAGTCATTCTATTTCAGTTTTAAAAGGCAATAAAAAGTTGACAGATATTGTTAGAAAGGTTGATTTGAAGTTTCCACTAATCAAAGAGGAAAAGCAAGAAGGTAATTGGAGAAATCATGGGAACAACATGAAATTGACTATCGAGTAGAGAATATTAAAACAAGGATAAAATCAATGATTTTATGAACTAAGAAAGATAAAAGAGGTGAACGATTAATGTCTTTAGTATATAAAAATGACACATACAACTATAATGGCGAATATGAAATGGGTTCATTAAATAAGTTTGCACAAGCAGAAAGAAGATTGTCTGCAAAGAAACAGGCGTTGGATGATATGAAGAATGAATATGACCTTATTGAACAACAAGCATTTCGCATTTATAAAGAGAATATTCAGTATATGCTACTTGATCAGCCATCTACTATTAAAACGTGTAGAGAATGGTTAAATATGTTATTAAAGAATCAAGATGCAGATGGTAACAAGATTGATAAGAGAAAGAAGTATAAAGAAAAGGAAACATATGATTGGTATATTGATTATATTAAAAAGCTTCTTGATATTGAGCATATGAATGATGTTAAATTCTTTGACTATAATTTTGGTCAAGCTACTGATATTCAGTTTGAATATAAAGAGCATAATTGGTGTTTAAAAATTCCTCATATTAAAGCTATCAAATTAGATGCATATAAAAACTATGGTGGCAGTGTATTTAAACTTGCGTTAGTACACAATGATACAGAATGTAGTTGTAGTTGGTCGCAGTTTGGCTCTACTTATGAAGAAGATGAATTAAGAGATATTATGACACAAGGTATTGAGAAATATTGTAATTAGTTGGGGTAACTTCACAGGAAAGCAACATATCCTTGGATTATAGAGGTAATATATGAGATTAGTAGACGGTGATGCACTTTTAGAAAAGTGGAGAAATTTATCCGAAAGAGGAAGAATTGAATTTGATCAAGTAATCATGTGTGAACCAACGGTCGATGCAATTGTAGTAACTGATAGAAAGAAACATATATCAAATTTTGATTTTGATGACAATAGACCACAATGCTGCATAGACCCATGATAAGTATTTTTCAACATGTGACACTTGTGAGTTTGGAGAATAATACATCGGAGGTGAAAATATGTATCAGAATTGTTGTAAGAAATAAGGTGTAAGAACATGAAGGTTAATCGAGTTGAGCAACAGATTATTAGAAAAAATAATTCAATATATAATATAGTTGATCAGTATTGTTTCTATTCCAAAAATGTATATAATCAAGCAAATTACATTATAAGACAGGAATTTATAAACAACAATAATAAACTCAGTGCTTATGATGTGCAGAAACTCATGCAGCCAATGGATTGTTATAAAGAATGTGGTTCACAATCAGCTCAGAAAACAATTCAGTTAGTAGATAAAATGTGGAAGTCATATTTTAAAGCTATTAAAGATTGGAAGAAGAATCAATCAAAATATTTGGGAATGCCAAGATTTCCAAAATATCTTCCTAAAGATGGTAGACAGGTTTTCATGATAAAGAATATTCAATGTTCATTAAATAATGGGCAATTCAGAATTGCGTTTAAACCTTTTGGTGGTTATACGGTAAACACTCATGCAGTTGGTAAATTGATGCAATGTAGATTTGTCCCCAAAGCCGATTATTATGTGATGGAAATTGTATATGAGATTGAAGTTCCTGATGTAGTAGAAAAGAGAATAAGAATTTGTAGTATTGATTTAGGAACAGAAAATCTTGTAGCAATGGTTAATAACGTTGGTTTACAGCCAGTAGTAATCAAAGGTGGTACAATCAAATCTGTTAATCAGTTCTATAACAAAAGAAAAGCTGAAATGCAATCTCAGTTAAAGAAAGAAACTGGTAGAGATTGGAGCAAAAATCTTCAGAAGCTTACAGATAAGAGATATAAGAAGATCAAATACCTGATGCATTGTGCAAGTAAAAAGGTGGTGGATTATTGTGTAGAGAATGAAATTGATACATTGATTATTGGATTAAATAAGAAGTGGAAACAAGAAAATAAGAATAAGCAGAACTTCACATATATTCCATTTGATATGTTGGTTAAGCAAATTCAGAGTAAATGTGAAGAATATGGTATTGAAGTTGTTATGACAGAAGAAGCATATACAAGTGGAACATCATTTTTGGACAAAGAATCACCTGTAAAAGAGAATTATAATAAAGAAAGAAGAGTTCATAGAGGTCTGTTCATTGCCAATAATGGTAAAACAATCAATGCTGATGTAAATGGTGCTTATCAAATTATGAAAAAGGTAATTCCTGAAGCTTTTAGCAAGGGAATAGAGGGTGCAGGTTCTCACCCAATTAGGTTAGAAATAGCGTAATAAATGGTTTTAAAAGCCAATGAATCCAATCTTTCTTGCGAAAATGATTTTATACAACGAAAGGAGAGAATAACAGATTGAACAGCAGTATTTTTGTTCCTAAAACGATAAATGTTGGATATCAAAATCGTTCAGGAACTTATACAGGAAAACTTGCCTATGTCATTTACTATGATGAAAAAGGTAAGTTGCGAAAAGAAGCATCATGGAATAGTTGGCGTGATGATAAAATTCCGAATGATGAATTTGATAATATTCCAACAGAAGGATTTGTACTAAATAAGAAAGCTGGTGATTATTCTACAGGATGGGATCACAGACATGCTTATTGTAGAGTATATGATCCAAGAGGATTTGAGTTTGAAATTACCATTGAAAATTTATTATACATTCTCGAAAATGCGAATTGTATCAAGGGTAAGGGACTTGAAGGAGAATTTATATATGGATGGGATGGTAAGGATTTAGTTCTTATGCCAGTTGAGTCACCTGATTATAAACAGATTGCAGCTTATAATAAGATTGTACATAACAATGAATCTATTAAGACAAGAGACTTGATTCTTGGTGCAACATATCTTACAAAAGAAAATATTGAATGTATTTATATGGGACGTTTTGAAACATATGGATATGGTTATGAGTTTATACAGGATGGTAAAATTGTAAGAATAAAATCTTATAAAGATATTCCAAGTGAACCAACTCGTTTTGGATATACAAAAATTTCTTATAAAGGAATTGACAACCTTCCATATGGTAAAATGCATTGGTTCGCAAGATTAAGCGATGGAAAGTATGAATTTGAGCAATTCAAAAGTGTTCCTAAAAACAAACTTATTAGTTGTCTCGATGATAAATGCACTTCTAAATATTCTGAAATTTATGATTCGATGGAATCATCTTATCAATTCTCCCCTATAGACGATAGCAAGGATAAAATTGTAAATATCTCATTTGAAGATTTTTATGAAAAAGCAATTAATACATATGTCGATGATGATATAACAAGAAAATATGTCGATGTTCGCTTTATGGTAAACAACAATAGAGAATATATTAAATATGAAATGACAACGCCATATAGATCAGAAGATAACGGCAAATATACTGTTTATAAATATAGTGCCAAAAATATGTATCATGGAGATAAGGAAGCAATTGATATTTTCCCGACAGAAGAAAGAGAAGTGGAAGTACGTTATGGTCAAAAAGAAATTCAGACACATATGATTCCAGTTTCTATTGAAACAGTTTTTGAAAAGTTAAAACCAGTATACAAACAAAAATATTTAGCAAATGGTAGAGAATATAAGAAGGAGTACGAGTTTAATGAGTAAAAACGATGACAGAATTTTAGAATTAAAGAAACAGATTGAGACAAAGAAGAAATCAATTTCTGAGAAGAAGGTTAGGTTTATTCCTGAAACAAATTGTGTTCTTAATATGGATGGTATGACAATTAATCTCAATGTATGTTCAGACGATGCATTATTATTATTACTTTTGATTAGATTAAATTCATATTTAATGTCTGCAAAGGATCTTAATATGGCTGATTTTGAAATTTCAGGATACAGTGTGACAGCATGGATTAAAGATATTAAGAGTAAGTTAGAGGTATCTGGTCTGAAGAAAGAAGAGTCTGATTTGAAGAAAATGGAGAGCAAGTTGGACAAGTTGCTTTCTGATGATAAGAAAACAGAACTGGAAATTGATGAGATTGCTGCTTTATTGAAGTAAAAGAGAGAATAATACAATAGGTAGTGTATTTTATAAAAATACATACTATATATAGTAGATTGATAAATTTAAACTACTATATATAGTAATAAAAAGAACAAGAAATATCGGTTTCCTTGGGAGGTGAAAAGTTGGATAAAGAAATAGTATATATTGCAGAATTAGATGCTGATGTGGATGATGTTGTTGCAGCTCATTATTTATATAACGAAGGAGTATTAAAATGTGTTGTATGCGATCCATACCCAACGACAGAAGATGGATTGAAAAGAAAAGATATACTTGAAAGTTTGGGCGTTCAAGTATTAAAGAAAATGCCACCAGTTGCAAAATATGTATTTGTTGGTGGAGCATTAACGCTTGTTGCTGATTATATTAAAATGCACCACATTGATTGGCTAGTGATGAATGGTGGTTTTGTTGGTACGAACATTGCTTCATTTGAACTGGATAAATTTAAAGGAAAAGAAACAGTCAGGACGTTCAATTTTAATTGCGATGTAAATGCAACTGATTATGTCTTAAAAGCTGGGAAAGAGAGAATATCCAATATAATACTTGTTGGTAAAAATGTGTGTCATGATTTCAGAAATACAAGAGTTGGAATATGGTCAGATGAGAAATATAAAGAATTATTTGATACATATGATGTTAAAGATAAAAAGCGTCAGCACGATATGTTGGCTTGTCATGAAGGATTGGCATTTTTGAATAATTCTACAAAATATTGTAAGTATGAAGTTGTAAAACCATTTAACACAGGTTTGAAAGGAACATATACCCAATGGGGAAGTACAAAAACAATGGAAACACCGTACAGAGAAGTGTTGGCTGCAATAGAATATGAAGCGTAGTAAATTTCGATTTCATACGAGGAGGTGAGACTGGTTGGCAAAACGCCAAGAAACATTAGATATTGAAGCTGCACTACAAAAAGATACCAGAATCAAGAGAATATATGGCTGTGAAGAAATCACAATTGGTTTCTATAACAATGGTCATGGAAATGAAATAGTTGACTTCATGACAATGGATTCAAAAGGAATTATTAAATGTTATGAGATAAAAGTCACTATTCAGGATTTTAAATCTGATGCAAAGAAATCATGGTATGGTCATTACAATTATTTGGTGGTTGGTAAAGAATTGTGGAATGAGTATAAAGATTACATACTTGAAAATACACCAAAACATATTGGAATTCTAGGATCATCTCTTGAAAGTTATCGAAAATGTAAAAAGCAGGACATATCGCAAGAACAATCAGAAATGTTAAAGGAGAGTATGGTTCGTTCTATGTATTATAAAATGATCAAATACTACAACGCTTCCGACTTAGATGAAATCAAAAGACTCAATAGTGGTATTCGCAAGCTAAAGAAGGATGTTGAAAATTACAGAGATAGGGTAACAAAAGCAGAAAATATGATTTATAGTTATGAGAATTATAAATCATATAATGATGGAATTGATGATTTTGATTTCAAAAAGACTGTCGAAGCAGAAAAGAAAAAGTATTTGGAGAATATAATAGTAAAGAAAGAGAGGACAGATGAGTAACTTAAAGAATAAATTGACAGAAGGTGCTGCAACAGCAGTTGTTGTAATTTTGATTTTAGCTGTATGTTATGGACTTAGTTGGATTGTTACATGTGGAATCATTAAGCTTATTACGATATGCTTTGGATTAACATTTAAATGGTCTATTGCAACTGGTATTTGGTTGATTATCTGCATTTTAAGGTCAGTTTTCAATGTAACAGTGAAGAAATAGAGTCGAAGGAAACTGACATTTCTTAAGGAGATAGATTATGAAATACAGCATTAAAACAGTAAGAACATTAGTAACAGATAATAAGAAAAGCTTTAGAGTTGGTGAAGATATTGCATTTACGTTATTCAATAAAGTTACAAATCATCATGACCACTACATAGGAAATATTATAGAAATGACAGACACTTCTATTAAAATTTCTAATATTGAAATTGATAGATGTCATGAAGATGGCGAAATGATTATTGACTTAGAAAATATTGAATCCAATAGCTGCAATTATGTGTATTGTGATTAAAACAGAGAATATATAGTTGGAGGTGAGAAATAAAATATGAACTTACATGAAAATGTAAATAAGTCACTAATGTTATCAAAGGTGGAACAGATGCATGATTTTAGAGGTTGGGCAAGAAAACTTCCTGCTTTTCACTTTGATAAAGAATGGGATGTGACGATTGTTCCACCATTTACAGGTGCGATTATCAGATTTGTAATTGATTATAACGGAAAGCATGTGTCAGTATATTTTGATGCGTATTCAGAACTTGGATGGATGTATGATGAAGATGAGCAACCAATTCCGTATTTTGAATATTATGATGGCGTAGATACACACAGATATTATCTTGATGAGTCAGAGCAAATGATGATTGATATTAGAAATTTCTTGAATAATTAGTCTTAGCAATTCAGCTAACAATTTCCAATAAAAATGAAAATTGAATGGAGAATAAACATATAAAGGAGAAACTTATTTATGTCAGAAGAAGTAATTAAAATTTTAGACGCTCTTGCAGAAAAGTTTGGTCTTGCAATTGACTGGACTTCTGCAAATGTACTTCCATATTTACAGCAACTATGTGGTAAGTATGTTACATACGAAATTGCAACAAGTGTTGTGTGGATATTAATTGGTATCTGTCTGTTGTTTGTTGGAAAATATGCTATTGGAAAAACAAAATATTGTTATGGAAAGTATAAGGAAGATTGGCATTCATATTATGATGTGGCTACTATTTTTTTTGGAATCTTAACAGGATGTGTAATTGTTGGAGGAATTATTGTTATTTTATATCAGACATTTGATATTGTTACATGCATTACATTTCCTGAAAAGATTATCATTGAAGAACTACAGTCAGTTTATTCGAGTTTGAAATAAATCACTGTTTCATTGGGAAATTTGAGGAGGTGAACATGTTAGTAGTTTTAATGAGTATTCATATAATTGGAGCAATTATTACTATTATTATTCATTGTAGAGACGGAACAATAGAACATGCTTCAAAATATGGAGATGGATTTAGATTTGCAAAACCGTCAGATGTTATATTTCAAGATTGCTTACTATGGGAAATTCAATTGGTAATTCATACGATAATCTTTGTAGAAGATTACATAAACAGTAAATTCAGTAAGCATTTTCATTGAACAGATCGTTCAAAAAATTCCAAAAAATCAAAATTGAATAGAGGATATATGAATGGGTGGAAGAACAGCATACCCTTGGGCTTTTGCACTCAAAAATCACTGTTGAAGATAGATTTTACATAAATTTATTTTCTGTGTTCCGTCCATTTGGGCGTTTATATAGATTGTTTTATTGACAATATTTACATAAATTTTTAATTTTAAGGAGGACAAGTAATGGGATTTCAGAAAGCAAAAAGAGAGCAGGTATGGTTAAAGGTGTTGCTGAGTGGCGCATCAGGTAGTGGTAAGAGTTACAGCGCATTAAAAATGGCAACAGGAATTGCAAAAAAGTGCAATAGTGGCATTGCATATATTGGCACTGAGGGATCTCGTAACAAGTATTATGCAAATGAGTTTGATTATGACTTGCTTGAACTCGAAGAGCCTTTTGAGTGTGAGAAGTATATGGCTGCAATTGATGAAGCTGTTAAAGCTGGATATAAGGTGCTAATCATTGACTCAATGACGCATGAATGGAAATGGTTGAATGATGTACATGATAAAATGCCTGGCAATAGTTTCACTAATTGGGGCAAATTAAAACCACGTCACCATAAGTTTATGGACAAGGTGCTTAATAGTCCAATTCACATTATTGCTACAGCAAGAGGAAAAGACGATTGGGTTCTTGAAGATAAGAACGGTAAGCAAGTACCAAAGAAAGTTGGTATGGGGCAGCAGCAGGATAAGGATATTTCATATGAGTATACGGTATCACTTATGATTTCTCAGGATACACATGTTGCTTCTGCTGATAAGGATAATACGCATTTGTTTGATGGTAGATTTGAAGTGCTTACAGAAAACGATGGAGAAAAACTTTATGATTGGGCTAATCAAGGTGAAGCACCTACACCAAAAGCACCACAGCCTACATATTCAGAAGTAGCCGAGACAGACGAAGACATTTTAAAAGCTATTAAGAAAGAGATTATTTCTCTTTGTACTCAGCTTGGAGGAACAAAGAACGAAGCGCTTATGACAACATTAAAAGAGTTTGTACCTAGCGGAAATCCAAATGCAATTAAGGATATGCAGAAAGCAAAGGATTGTTTAGCAAAGATTAAAGAGATTCAGCCAGTACAGGCGTAATAAATGACAGAGATTTCAAAAGAAGAGTTAGAACATCTGTATGTTGTAGAAAATAAATCAATGAATGAAATATCAAAAATTACAGATATATCTGTAGGTAAAATACACAGACTAATTCATGATTATAAAATTCCTGTAAAACCACAACATCAAGGTTTTAAAGGAAAGCATCATACAGATGAGGCTAAAAAGAAGATTAGTAATATACATTCTGGTAAATATGTCACAGATGAAACTAGAAGAAAAATGTCTGAATCTAAAATAAAAGGTGGAATAGGGCATAAAAAGAAAAGAACAGATGGATATATAGCAGTGTATTTTCCAGATCATCCACAAAGTAATTCGAGTGGTTATATTATGGAACATGATTTGGTAATGGAATGTATTATTGGCAGAAGATTAAATGATGATGAATGCGTTCATCATATCAATTTTATCAGAGATGATAACAGAAAAGAAAATTTAAAATTAATGACAAAAACTGAACACATGTCTTTACATGCAAAGTTAAGACATTTGAATAAGGAGGAAAAATATAATGAATAAATGCGTGCTTATTGGCAGATTAACAAGAGATCCAGAGGTAAGATACACACAGGGCGACAATGCATCAGCAGTGGCAAGATTTTCTCTTGCCGTTGACCGTAGATTTAAGAAAGACGGAGATCAGACAGCAGATTTTATCAATTGTGTAGCTTTTGGTAAAACTGGTGAGTTTATCGAGAAGTATGGTCGTAAGGGTACAAAGTTTGTTGTAGAAGGACGTATTCAGACTGGTTCTTATACAAATAAGGACGGTCAGAAAGTATACACAACAGATGTTGTTGTTGAGCAGGTTGAGTTTGCAGAGAGTAAGGCTTCTGCTGATGGTAATACAACAAACAACACCGCCAATTCAAATGCACCAACTGATACAAGTTTTATGGATATTCCAGATAGCATTGATGAGGAACTTCCATTTAATTAAAAGAGGTAGATATGGCAGATAAAAAAGAAAGAGAATATGTCTGCGCATATAAGTATTGTTTACACCACGGACAAAAAGTTAAAGCCTCTGAGTCCGTGGTAATAAACAAGAAACATTACCATTGGGATTGTGCAGGTATGAAACAAGAAATTAAAGACTGTGTAGATGCTTATATGGATTGTATAGAAGATAAAACACAGTTCCCTATTGCATGTAGAGCAATAAACACAATGGTTTTTAAAAACAAAGTACCTATAGAGTTTATCAGAAAAAATATTGAATCATCGAAATTATATTATTCAACAAAACCTGTTCAGATTCTATATGGACTTAGAAAGCTATTTTACGAAAAAGAATTTAAATCATAGGCGGTGAGTAATTGCTAATCGAAAAAACTGACATCGAAAAAGCTAAAGATAAACTTGGCGATAATAATGCCTTTTTAATGGCAGAACTACTTGAATTAGAAAATTTTGATGACAAAAATCTGAAAGCCTGTTGTCCTTATCATAATGAGGACACTGCAAGCTTTATATATAATAAGAAAAATAAGACTTTTCATTGTTTTGGATGTAATAAAACGGTAGATATTATTGATGTCTTAATGGAAAAAGGAAACACATTCTTAGAAGCTGCCAAGTATCTATTCGAGAAGGCTGGTATCGAATACAGTTTTGGTGAAAAGGATGTAAGAACTCGTCACAATTATAGATATCCACATGAAGAACCAATAAATGAAAAAGAGCATGTAGTTGACTATTGGGGAAAGCGTGGCATTTCAAAAAATGTAATTGACTATTTGGATATTCGAGAGGATTCACATGGTAACGGTGTATTTAACTTTTATGATACAAATGATGTTTTGACTATGGTTAAGTATAGACCTGCAAGAACTGTTGAAAAACATTCTGGTCAGCCTAAAACGTGGTGTCAAAAAGATGCTGATACATCAGCACTTTTGTTCAATATGAATAGAGTTAATACGTCAAAGCCGTTACTTATAACAGAAGGCGAGACAGATTGTGCGAGTGCTATTGAGGCAGGATATATCAATACAGTAAGTGTTCCTCTTGGAGCTGGTAATCTTCATTGGATTGAAGAAAATTGGGATTGGTTAAACAATTTTGAATCTATTATTATCTGGTCTGATAACGATGAACCAGGTATTAAAATGAGAAAAGAATGTATTTATCGTCTTGGTACATGGCGAACAAAATATATATCAACACCTGAATTCTTTGAAAAAGAGAATGGTAAGAGAGTTCCACTAAAGGATATCAATGATTGTTTACAAGTTGGAGGAAAAGAATTTGTTATGAATCTTATTTCAGAAGCAAAGGATGTTCCTGTAAAAAGTGTTGTTGATTATTCTGAGATTGAGGAACTTGATATTTCTCAGATGGATGGTGTAAAAACTGGCATTAAACCATTAGACGATGAGTTGTTAAAAATCTTCTATGGAACATTGACGGTATTATCAGGAAGACCTGGTAGTGGTAAGACAAGTATTATTGATCAGACAATAGCAAGAACTATTGATGATGGTAGTCCTGTATTTTTGTTTAGCAAGGAAATGCCAGAAAGAATGAGTGCAAACTGGTTTAATACAATTATCGCTGGCAGAAGAAATATGGTTGAAAGGACAAGTCGAGACAACCGTAAATATTACATAGTACCACAAGCAACACAAAAGAAAATGCAAGCACATTATAATAAGAAGCTTTTCATCTACAGAGATGACGAGCCAAATGATGTAGATTCGGTTTTAAAATCTGCTGAAGAATGTGTTAGAAAGTTTGGATGCAAGCTAATTGTACTTGATAATCTTATGATGATTGACTTGAATTGTTCTGAAAGTGACAAAAATACAGCACAAACAAATCTGATAAATGCACTTATTAAGTTTGCTGCTAAATTCAACGTGGCTGTTGTTCTGATAGCACATCCAAGAAAAACACAAGATACAAATTCTGATATTGAAATGTATGACATATCTGGTACTTCTAATATTATCAATCTTGCTATGAGATCCATAGGTCTTAGAAGAGTTTCCAAAAAAGAGAAAAATGATCCGAAATCTAAATGGCATAACTACGATGTGGTTTTAACTGTAATAAAAGACAGATTACTTGGCAAGGCAGACTTCCAGATGGGATTATGGTATGACCTGACATCACGTAGATTTTATACGGATTACGATGAATATGACGCAAAATTTGCATGGGATGACAATGTATATACCGACAGGCTTCCATATGTTGATAGAAGCATAGATAACACATTTCCAGACAAATAAGGAGAATAAATTATTATGATGGATGAAGAATTAGATTTTTTACTTGGAACGATGCAATGGTCGTTTTCAAGACTGAATTCATATTATAATTGCCCTTACGAATGGAAACTCCATTACTTAGAATGTAATAAATCTGAGAATGGTTTTTTTGGAGAATATGGTTCACTTATTCATAAAATCCTTGAAAAATATGAAAAGGGTGAACTTTCCTTGTTTGAATTGAATGAGTATTATGAGGAACACTTCGATGAGGATGTTCCTCACGATGCTCCACCAAATAAATTCGTAAATATTAGGCAATCATATTATGACAAAGGTATTGATTACCTTGATAACATTGACCTTGATTTGGAAAAATATGAAGTTCTTGGAGTTGAGAAAAAAGTAGAATTTAAAATTAACGACAAGGATTTTATCGGATATATAGATTTACTTGTAAAGGATAAAGAAACTGGTGAGATTATTATTATTGACCATAAATCCGCAAGTATTAAAATTCTGAAAAATGGTAAGATTAGCAAATCTGACCAACAGCATTTCTTAGATTTCAAACGACAGCTCTATTTATATTCAATCCCTGTAATAAAAGAATATGGCTCTGTTTCAAAACTTAAATGGAACATGTTTAAGGATCAAAAGTGGATAGAAGTTCCTTGGATTCAAGAAGAGTACGATGAGGCTATTCAGTGGGCAAAAGATACTCTTGAACTGATTGAAAAAGAAAAAGAGTGGCGACCAAACCCAGATTATTACTATTGTCATTATCTTTGCGGTCAGAGAAATCATGCATGTGAATACAAACCACAACCAACGAGCAAGAAGAATGAAATCGACAATAGACATTATAACCCTGAAACTGACTCATATGAGTAGGAGGTGATATTATCAGTAACTATACAGTATATCATTTGCATACAGAAGATTCTTTATTAGATAGTTGTACAAATTATAAGTTATATGTAGACAAGGCAGTAGAACTTGGACAGAAAGCTATTTGTTTTACAGAGCATGGCAATATTTACAATAATATTGAGAAGAAAATGTATGCAAATAGCAAAGGTTTAAAATATCTACACGGTGTTGAAGTTTATTTGACAGCAGCACTTGAGCCAAAACAAAGAGATAATTACCATACAATTCTTATAGCAAAGAATTTTGAAGGTATAAAAGAAATAAACACATTGGTTGACTTGTCTACACAATCAGACCATATGTACTATAAGCCAAGAATTACATTCGATGAATTTTTTAATATTTCTGATAATGTCATTAAAATTTCTGCATGTCTTGCATCTCCATTGAGCAAATATCCTAATTTTATTGGAAAATTGGTTGATGAAAAAATAGCTGAATTAGAAAAAAATAAAGAAACAGAAGCTAACAGACTTTATACAGAATTAAATTCAGAAGCTGCAAGAAATCAGTTGATTGAAGATATCACAATCATTCATAACACATCTTATGAAATATATGTAGAACAATGTATTGAAAAATCCAATAATGCATTTGATTTACAGATAGAAGAAGCAAAATCAGAATTGGAAAATGCAAAGATTGTATATGACAAACTGATGAAAACATATGACTATTATGAAATTCAGCCACATGTTAAGTCTATGGATCAGATTCGATATAACAAAATGCTTTATGAGGCATCAAAAAAATATAACAAGCCTTTAATAGCAGGAACAGATACACATAGTATTGATAGTTACAAGGCTGAGTGTAGGAGCATTCTTCAGAAAGCAAAACATATTGAGTTTTCAAACGAAGATGAATTTGACCTTACATATAAATCGTATGACGAGTTAGTTGATATGTTCAAACAGCAAGGCTCTTTACCTATGAATGTTGTGTTGGAAGCTATCGAGAACACTAACCGCATGGCTGATTCTGTTACAGATTACGAATTAGATACAGCTTTTAAATATCCGATTCTCTATGATAATGAAGAAGAGGTATTTGTAGAGCGTATCTATAGAATGTATCATGAAAAGCTTGATAAAGGAATTATTCAACCAGATCCACGATATGAGGAGAATATAAAAGAAGAACTTCGAGTATTTAAGAAGATTGGTATGGTTGGATTCATGCTTTTCATGTCAGAATTGGTATGTTGGTGTTGGGATAATGGTATACCAATTGGCTTTTGTAGAGGTTCTGTTGGTGGTTCAACTATTGCATATTTAACAGATATTATTGATGTAAACCCTGTAGTATGGAATACGGTGTTCTCTCGATTTGCCAATGAGGACAGAAAAGAGATTGGTGATATTGATTTGGATATTGCACCATCACAAAGACATTTAGTATATGAGCATATCATTGAAAAGTTTGGTGCTGATAAAACAGCTTATGTGTTGGCTATCGGCACGATTTCTGACAAAGGTACTATTGATGAGATTGGACGAGCTTTGAATATGCCACTTGGAGATGTCAAGCAAGTAAAAGCTCAGTATTCATTATTTACCGATGGTATTACTGATTGCAATGACAAGATTAAGAAAATTGAATCTATTGATGGATATGAAAATAATGAAAAGTGCTTAAAAGACTTGGAAGAACTTAGAAGTAAACTTGAGTATAACGAAAAGTCTTTGAAAGACTTAAAAGAAAAACAATATCCTAAGTTATTCTATTATTTTGACGGTCTTGTAGGAACTGCAATTTCTCAGTCGATGCATCCAGCAGGTATTATTGTAAGTCCAGTAACACTACCTGATAATTATGGAACATTCTGGTCTAAGGATGGTAAACGTATTTTGAGTATTAATATGGAAGAAATTCATGAAGTATCCCTCGTAAAATACGATTTGCTTGGTCTGAAAAACATAGAAATTATCAAAGATACATGTGAATTAGCACATATTCCGTATCCGAAATCCCATACAGTCAACTGGAATGATGAAAAGGTTTGGGCACATATAGCAGACAGTCCAGTAGGAATATTTCAGTTTGAATCAAAATTTGCCTATGATTCAATGAAAAAGTTTGAATGTCATTGTGTCAACGATTTATCTCTTGTAAATGCGTCAATCAGACCTTCAGGAGAATCATATAGAGACAGACTATTAGCACATGAGCCGAACAAAAATCCATCAGAATTGATTGATAAACTGTTAGAGGGGAATCATGGGTATCTTGTATTCCAGGAAGATGTTATTGCTTTCCTTCAAAAAATATGCGGAATGAGTGGATCTGACGCTGACAATACTCGAAGAGCTATTGCAAGAAAACAAATTGATAGACTTCAAAAAGCTTTGCCACAAATTCTTGAGGGGTACTGCAAGATGTCCAATAAACCAAGGGCTGTTTCTGAAGAAGAGGCTAAAACATTCTTACAGATTATTGAAGACGCAAGTTCATACATGTTTGGTTTTAACCACTCTACAGGATACTCAATGATTGGTTATATGTGTGCTTATCTTAGATATTATTATCCACGAGAATTTATTACTGCGTATCTAAATAATGCCAATAATGAAGATGACATTATGCTTGGTACAGAATTAGCAAAACAACTTGGTATTACAATTCATAGCATTAAATTCAGACATTCTACTGCAAAGTATTCTTGTGATAAAGATGGTATTTACAAGGGTATTGCTTCTGTAAAATTCCTAAACGAAGACGCTGCAAATGATTTATATTCCATTAAAGATGAGAAATTTAATACGTTTATTGACTTATTGGTAAGAATTTCTGACCTCAAAGTTGATAGCAGAAAACTTGAAATATTGATTAAACTCGATTTCTTTGAAGAATTTGGCGGTATTCGTTATCTACTTACTTGTAGTGATTTGTTTTCAAAATATTATGGCAAGAAACAGATGAAGAAGGATAAGGCACTAGAGTATGGACTTGATTTTGATGCACTAAGAGAATGTTCTGGTAAGGAAACTCAGAAGACGTTTATGGAATTAGATAGCGCAAAACTACTTAATAAACTCTTACAGGATATCCCAAATGAGAAAACTGATATGCGAACAAAGATTGCTTATCAGATAGAAAATCTTGGGTATGTAGATATTGTTGATAAAAAGCTGGCGGGTTATTGTGTGGCATTGGATCTTAATGTTGACTATTCTCCACGATTGAAGCTGTATGCATTGGCAAATGGTAACACAATTCCAGTAAAAATTAGCAAGAAAATATTCAAACAGAATCCTATCAGACGTGGAGATATTGTAAAAGTTACAAATCAATATAAAAAACAAAAAATGAAAAAGGTTGATGGTGAATGGCAAGAAACAGATGAGCAAGAATGGTGGGTTTCCGAGTACCAAATTTGTTAGGAGATGTAAATGAAACAGTATTATACAGACAAAAAGTATAAAGAATTACTGTCACACATGGTTGTGCTGGTTGATTCAAGAGAACAAAGTAATAAAAATGTTACTGATTGGTTTGATAGGAATAACATCAAATGGAAGTCAAGAGCATTGAAAACAGGTGATTATGGTCTTATGGTTGAGAGTTGCCCTGAATTGGGCTTCTCAATCGACACCTATTTTAGTGACGAACTTTGTATTGAACGAAAGAATTCCGTAAGTGAGTTAGCTGGTAACATAGCAAATGCAACTAAAGATGATGACAGAATTTTTAAAGAATTTAATCGAATGATTAATATAGAGAAAAATTATCTTCTTATAGAGAATGACAGCATAGAGGATATTTTTACAGAGAACTATAAATCGAAATTGAATCCGACATCGTTTTTTAGAACATTGCTTACATGGCAAAGCAGAAATAACATGCACATTTATTTTGTAGAAAGAGAATATATGGGTAGGATGATATACGAATTATGTAAAAATTGTTTGGATTCCAAGATATTGAAGTAAAGGAGAAAATATGGACAAGGTAAAAATTTTTGAAGGACTATTAAATAAGTTTGAGACAGATGAGATTAGAGATTATTGTGCTGATATGATTAAAGAAATTCCAGATTATATCTTCACAATTCCAAGTAGCACATCATTTAAGTATCATAATAAAACACAGTGTCAGCCGCACGGTCAGATTTTTCATATTTTAATGTTTGCAGAAGTAATGAATTATGTTCTTGGATTAGAGTATGTAAAAGAAAAGACCAATGAGCGACAGCGAGATTGTTTACGTTGCACACCAATTTTTCATGATGCAATTAAATGTGGGCTAAATGGTTCTCAATATACGGTACACGAACATCCGATGCTTGCAGGTGAGTGGGTGAGAAATACATCTGTTAAACATGATGTAGACGCTGATACAAAAGCATATATTGCAAGATTATGTGAGAGTCATTCGGGTGAATGGACTTCTACAAAGAGAAGTAAGACGGTATTACCAAAGCCTGAAAATGACGAGCAGTTCTTTGTACATATGTGTGATTATTTAGCAAGTAGGTCAAATCTTGATATGACATATCCTGATGATGTAATTTCTGCATTAGGTGGTGTTGATATTCCAAAGGAAGAGTTACCAGATATTGATTCTTATGTAATTACATTTGGAAAATATTCAGGAAAGACGCTTCCGCAAATCAAAGAAATTGATCCTGGTTATATCTCATGGGCAAAAGAAAATATGAGTAGAGAACCAGTAAGAAGTTTATTGGCTCAACTGTAGAGAATAATACAATAGGAGGTAACAATCTATGAAAATTTTAACACGATTATTTACGAAAAATCTTACTAAAATTCCTCTGTTGTGGATTACATTCAACTGGAAGTTGTTTAAAAAGAATGGAGCGAAAGGTTCTTGTATGTGCAATATTCATCCTTGCTTAAAGGACGATAAGCATATCATTTCCACTATGAATGAACTGTGTGATTATATCAGAGAAAATTATGATATGGAGAAGATTATATGAGTGAGATGTCAATAGAAGAAGCAATTCGTATTCTTGATCCTGAAACTTCAGCAGATGCTATTGCAGAGATTGAATACTATGCAGGTTTTAATAAAGACAAGTCAATTGAGAAAGTCAATGAAGCTTGTGCAATTGCTTGTGATGTAATGAGAGAGCATTTAAGAGATGTGGAAACAATGTTTTCCGACAAGGAATGTTATGAAGATTTGAGACAGATGCCACATGAAAAGGTTGTTGATTTATTCTTTAAAATGAAAAAGCTATTCAATGAAGCATGTGAGTGTTGCGACAAGTTAGAAAAAGATAATATTGAATTGGCAGATTTGAATGAGTGGAGTGATTCCATCGCAGACAAACGAAAGACACAATATTACAAAGATAATGGGAAGGTTTGGTGTTACTACTCTAGTGACTCACTAAATCCGTGTGGTTGTGGCTCAAACTGTTATCATTATGAATTTGATGGTAAGAAAATTTATGGAGTATGTAATGCATGTGATACTGATATTTATGAAATGAAGAATGAGTTTGTAAAAGAAAAATTAAAACAAGGAATTTGGAAATAATTCAAACCCTGGAATGCCCATAAATAGGGCGTTTCAGAGACTCAAAAAGCCAAGGAAAGACGGATTTCATGCCGTTATCAACACAATATATAGTGGTTGGATAAACATGCAACTACTATATATAGTACATAACAAAGGAGATGATACTACATATATGAAATTTTATGAACGATTAGAACACTGGTCATATTTATTAAGATCAAAAGCATTATATCATGAGCTGAAATATTATGTAAAGAAACGACAAACACACATTAAACAATTATATGGTTTTAATAGTAGAGAGATCGGCAAAACATATAATCTGATGAAGATTAGTGGTAAATATAAAATTCCTGTTATTGAACCGATGGGAAGCATGGCAGATTATGCATATAAAATGCACTTAAAATTCAATCCAATTGTACTTACACCAAGCCAGTTGAAAGGGAGAGTACAGCCAGGAACAATTATATTGGTTGATGAAAAACAATTATTGAATGAAAATGCTAAATCTGAATTAGATAGATATATACAAGTTGGATTTGAAACAGAGAATTAAATATAAGGAGGTAAAAATATGAAAGTAACGATTGATATGGAAAACTTAGAAACACTTGTTCAGACAACAATGGAGAAAAACATTGAGAACATTGTTAAAGAACAGATTGAAGGAACTGTTAGAAGGGTAGCAGACGATCTTTCTAAGAAAGTAATTGCAGATGAGGTATCTGAAAATTTTCAGCGTTTTGTTGATGAATACATAGCAAATACAAAAATCAAGGTTGGTGGAAATTATTGGGACGATACAGAAGAACATGAATATACCGTTGAACAATATATTAAAAATGAATTAAAGGATAGACTTAATTCTGGAAAGTTAAGAGTAAAGAAGAAAGGACACACAAGTTCATATTCAGATGATTTCGAACAGGTATCATTTGAAGAATATATCAATCGCCAGTTTGATTTTGATGAAATGATTAAGAAGGATTTAGATAAATTTATGGATGATATTCGCAAGCAGGTAAATAAAACCATGAAAGAAACTTTTGATAATTCTACCAAGAGTATGCTGTCAACTGCTGTACTTAATATTCTCGGTGCAAATGAGACATATAGACAGATTGAAAATAACATTAAGTGCATTGCAGATAAGCAGGTATAAGATATGGAAGAAGAAATTTATGAAAATGATTATGAGAAATGTGAATATTGCGAAGTAACATATTGGGAGAGCGATACTGGTTACAGAGAATATGGATGCAGTTTAATTACAGGGAACGAAAATGATTGTGGATGTATGGGTGGAGAAATTGAGTATGGTTGCCCTCTATCATTCAAATATCAAATTGAAGGATAAGAGTGGAAACGACAGTTTCTTGTGAAAATTAAGGAGGTAAAAATGAGTTCAAACAGAAATAGTAGTAGTTCAGGTATTGGAATTTGCGGAGTATTAACAATTGTATTTGTTGTACTCAAATTAGTAGGCGTTATTAATTGGTCGTGGTTATGGGTATTGTGTCCATTATGGATTGATATTTTGCTTACAGTTATTGTATTGGTGATTATCGCCATTATTGACAACAAGGCAAGAAAGAAAACATGGAAGAGTGGGAGAATAAAATGGTAGATTTAATTATGTATCAGAGAGATTGTGTAGACGCTTTTAGAATGGAATTTTCTAAAGAAGATATTAAATGCAATTCAGAAGTAAAGAAACTTGCTAAATTTATTAATCGTCAAGGAAGAAAAATTGACAAAATTGATAAAATGCGAAGAAGTGTTTTAGGATACAAGTAAGGAGAATAATATAGCATGAAGATTTTAGCTTTAACAATTTTATTTATTTTGATGTTTTTTAGAATTAAAGGTACGCCAAGTGCATTAAGTAAAACACTATGGCGAAAGAGAATGGTTAAACAGATCGCAAAAAGTAAAGAGAATAATAATGGAAAACCATTAAGCGATGCAATGCAAGGTGGTGCAATATTGATTGTATTTTTCATGGAGCTATTCTTAATCATCTTTTATATAGTATTAGGAAACAAAATTGGAACAACTGAATTTATTGTAATGTCTGCCCTACAGGTATTTACTTGTTTATGGTCATTGGGTGTAAGCTTGTCAGAAGTAAAAACAGCTTTTAGTTACAATATTGAAGATTTTAAGTTCCACAGATTCCAATTTTTGTTTAATGTGGTGTTAGATTATATCTATTATCCGTGGGCGATTTACATGTTATTAAAGTAACAAAAAAAGGGAGAACAAAAAAATGGACACAATTGTTGTAAATTTATTTGGTGAACCATCAGTAGGTAAGAGTACCTGTGCAATGGATATTACAGCACAATTAAAAAGACACGGTATCAACGCTGAATATGTTTCGGAGTTTGCCAAGGATAAGGTATATGAAAATAATGGTGAAGTATTTAAACACCAGGAATATTTATTTGGCAAACAATCATTCAAGATGGGTAGAGTTAAGAATAAAGTGCAGGTTATGGTTGTTGATTCACCATTAATCTTATGTGCTGTATATAACACTGATGAAGTGTTGGGAGAAGACTTTAATAAGACTGTACTGAATGTGTTTAATTCATACAATAATAGAAATTATTTGCTCACAAGACACCACTCTTATGAGAACGAAGGAAGATTCCAAAATGAAGACGAAGCAAAAGAAGTGAGAAAAGAAATTATTGATAAGTTAAGCCAGTACAATATTAAATATGAAGAGATTGCTTCTACAGAATCAAATTGTGAATACATAGTAGAAGAAATTATGGAGGAAATTAGAAATGAACAGTAAAGGACATTTATTTATTAGTTTAGGAAAATCAGTAATCAGAGTAATTGGTGGAATTGTAACATTAGTGAATGGTTCGATTATTCCATTAGCAGTAGGAATTATTGTTGCTGAAGTTGGTGGAGTGTTAGAAGAATTAGTTGATGAGAGATAGATTAAGAAGAAACAGTTTCTTTGGAAGATTGGAAGTGATTAAGTGGTATTAATAAATGACAACTGGGAAGAAGTTAGAGATTTGGAAGATGTTTCTAAAATAATCAGAGAATATTTTAATGAAGATTTGGCTTATGAAATGGATAAGATGATTCCTGAACATACAGACAAAGAATATCGGGATTTAGAATGGCAATTAGAGGAAAAAGATGGTGATATTACTTCATTAGAAGATAAAAATGATACTCTTAAAAATCGAATTGAGATTTTAGAAGATAAAATAGAAGAGTTGGAAGAAAAATTAGATAAATGCAAATAACAAGAAGCCATTATTTCATGTGTAGATTAGGAGGTAGAGAATGAAAGTAATTTTACAGTATACAGATTGTATGTCTGACGATAAGAATATTTTTGGAGTATTAGCTAGAAACAATGTAGAAGTTATTAAAACAGAACAGAAAAAGTTTTCAATTTATCCACTTATTACAATTAGAGTCAAAGATACAGATACACTCAACAAAATTTTAGAACAGTTAAATGAAAAATCTGTTTACGGGGTTAGGATTGTAAAAGTGAAATCAGATAAATCATTTATTGAGAGATTGAAGATGTTATTTAAATAAATTCACAGTAAACTAAACTTTCATTGGAAGTCAAAAATAAGGAGGAATAAGATGAAATTTGAGAATACAGAAGTTTGGGGATTTGAACACGCATTCAGGGGGATGAGGAATCCCAAGAACAGTTGGGATAAGAGTGATAGTAAGTTTAATGACTATTATGATATTACCAGAGGAGATGTAACATCTGAGTATTTATTGAGAGCATATCCAGCTGCACATGTACATCATAAAAACGATAATGGATATTATGTTGATATTATTGGCGAAGCAGATATGAAACTTGCTCAGTCCCTTATTAAAGCAGGTAGTGAACATAGGAAATTTATGAGACAAATTTTCGTATCAGTTGATATTACAGCTCCCCTATATTGGTGGAAGGAATTCGATACTTATAAAGTTGGGACTACGGCTAACTCAACTTCTACTATGCACAAGTTAGCAACAACACCTATTACATTAGATTGTTTTGAAATGGATGATTATGAAGAATATTGCAATTTTCATTCAGATTTTCTTGGTGAAGATGGTTTAAGTGCAGATGATTGTGAGTCTATGATTTTTTGTCAATGGATTCCATTATTAGAGGGATTGAGGAAGAAATATCTTGATACAAAGGATAAAAGATACTGGAAAGAACTTATTCGTTGGCTTCCTGAAAGTTGGTTACAGAAACGCACAGCAACAATAACGTATGAAAATCTACTTGCTATGTGCAGTAAAGGACAAAGAAGATTCCATAAACTCAATGAGTGGAGTGGTATAGATAATCCGAACGTTTCTAATTTTATTTCTTGGGCTAGATCGCTACCTTATGCACAGGAATTGATTTTCATTGATGAATTAGAAAATTAGAAATGTTCATTTCATAGGAGGTGATTAATATTAGAAATTCAGAAAAATTAGACTCATTTTACTCGCAGTTATGTGAGATACATAAGAGGTCATTTCCAGATATGCGACCAGGGCAATTCTTGTTAAATGCTCTTGGGTATATCAATAGTACATTAAAAAGAGATCCGTTCTTTCCTGAATCAGATGAATTAATAGAATTATTCAAACAACATGCTAATTCTAAATCAATGTGGTATCAAGGATGGAGTTTGTTAAAAAAGGAGAATTCCGATGAATAAATTTACGAAAATATTCAAAGTTTTATTATGTGTTATTTGTCTTTCATTCATAGCTATTTCATTATGGACAGGTTTTCTTGCAATAACTGGTGTTATATTGATGAACTTCTTTACTTTAGAAGTTGCTGCTAATATTGCTATTTACATTGCAACAATTTTAATACTTATTATTTTTGTAATGATTTTAAAGCCGTGAAGGAGGGGATAAATGGAAGAAGTAATTAAAATTTTCAAACAGATACAAAATACAAGCAGTACAAATGGTAAGAAAACAATTATTGAAGCCAACAAGGATAATGAGTTATTTAAAAAGTGTTTGGTTTTTCTGCTTGATTCAAATGTGGTGACTGGTATCAGTGATAAGAAATTAAACAAATTTGTTGGTATGTCAGGAACAGAATTGAACTCTTTCAAAGAAGTTATAAAATACTTATCAGATTTTAATTCAGGTAGTGATATGGATATTGGAACTATACAAGGATTTATCGAAAACCAACCAGAAGAATATCAAGATTTTTACAAACAGATGGTTACAAAGAAATTTCGTCTTGGTTGTGATAAAAAAGTTGTAAATAGTGTGATTCATGGTTTGATTCCATCATGGAACGTACAGCAAGCATATCCAATTTCTGAGAAAAATGAGCCAAAAGACGGTGAATGGTTTGCTTTATCCCAAAAACTTAATGGTAATAACTGCGCATATTATAAAGGACAGTTAATTAGTCGGCAGGGTAAACCATTTACAGGTCTTGACCATATCATTAAAGATATTGAACGATTGCCAAACCATGAAAATTATATGTTTAATGGTGAATTGATTCGTAAAAATTATGATAATCTTTCTGATAATGACAATTTCCAAATTGGAACTGGTATTATCAATTCTGACGATTCTGATAAATCTTGCATTAAATTTGTAATCTATGAATGTATCCCAAACGAAGAATTTGAAAATGGCGAAAGTAAATTAAAATATAAAGCTCGTAGAGAACAAATTTTAAATCCACTAACAACAGCGATTTCTCGCTTAAATACAGATAATCTTGAAGTTGTTTCTATTATATATGAAGGAAGTGATAAATCAGTTATTCAACCATTGCTTGATAAAGCTGACAAAGATGGTTGGGAAGGGCTGATGCTCAATAAGGATACCAAATGGAAAAATAAACGTAATAATGGAATTCTTAAAGTGAAGTCATTTAAACATGCCGATATTCGTTGCACTGATATTGCTGAGGGTGATGGTAAATATAAAGGAACTCTTGGACTAATTAAATGTGATTACAAAGGATATGAACTCGGTGTAGGATCTGGATTTACTGATGAGCAGAGAAATTACTATTGGAACAATCCTAATGAGATTATTGGTAAAATTGTGCAGATTAAATTCAAAGGTGAAACAAAGAATAAAAATGGTGGAATTTCGGTTCAGTTCCCTATTTTTGAAATCGTGAGAAATGACAAATCTGAACCTTCTTATAATTAACAATTCGCTAAATATTCCCAATTCAAACAGAGAATATACAAATGTAACATATTAATAGCACAAAGGAGGCAATGTATTTTATTACGAAAAATGACATTTGGAATGGTTGTTCTTGTAGTTCTTGCAACTTCTGTTCCAACAGCACAAGCAGAGGTTTGTAATGAAAAACCTTGCATAACGGTTGCACCCTGTCTTACGGCAGGGTTCAGCAATCAATTAAACTTGTTATCTCAATCAAAAGAGAAAATTAAGTACAAGGAAAAATATGTAACTAGCACATATGTAAACATCCGAGAGCAGCCAAGTAAGAACTCAGAAGTTATTAAACAAGTTTCGTTTAATGAAAAAGTTATTATCATTGAAAATAAACTTACGAATGATGTTTGGTATACTGTCGATCTTGATAACAAAATTGGTTATATCCATAAAGACTATGTATCTGATAAACCAATCAATTACATGATTTACAATGTTCCATGTGTTAAAAATAAAACTTGGATGCCATACACAGCAATTACCAGTAGAGGGAGTAAGCAGTACAAACTTCAACAAATTGCTTATACAGGTGATTATGGTATTCGCATGGTAAATGGGAGATATTGTGTAGCTCTTGGTTCACATTTTGGATGTGAAATTGGACAGTATTTTGATTTGATATTGGCAAATGATGAAGTGATTCCTTGTATTATGTCAGATCAGAAGGCAAATAAACACACCGATTCTGCGAATATCGTTACAATATCTACAAATTGTTTAAGTGAATTTATTGTAGACAGACAAGCATTGAACAGAAATGCTAAACGAGATGGCGATATATCTAGTTGCTGTCCAGAATGGGAATCCACTGTAAGGCAAATTAAAGTATATGAAAAGGTGATCTAATGTTTATTAGTGGGGTTTGTTTTAGAGAGGTGAAAAAGAAAATGGAAAGAACGTATAAATTGGATTTGGAAAGTATTAACGATGCAAAAGACTTTGTGGTTGCAATTAACAGGATGAATAGTGAAGTTGACGCAAGATATGGAGTACATGTCGTTGACGCAAAATCTATGTTAGGATTACTAAATATATCTCATTGTAAGCCATTAGAGATGACCATTTACTCTGATGATGAAAATGAGATAAGTGAATTTGCTGAAATTTGTAAGAAATACGAGGTAAAAAAGAATGACTAATTATTCACAGGTATTAGAATTAGATGAAATTACATTAGAAGATTGCATGAATTTATTCAAATATGGCAAAACAACGCTAATTGAAGATGGTAGAATTACAAATATCTTGGAAGAAGGTGATTGATTATACTCTGTTTAATTGGTAAAAGCGCAAGTGGTAAAACATTTGTGCGAGATAAATTAGTAAAAGAATGTGGTTATAAAAGTCTGGTAACATTTACATCTCGACCACCACGAAAAAACGAAAAACAGGACATTACATATCGTTTTATTTCCAAAGAAGATTTCGAACAGAAAATTGAAGAAGGATTTTTTGCAGAGTGGAAGAAATATGATACTGAGCAAGGTGTTTGGTATTATGGCACTGCATTAACGGATTGTTATGACGCAGACGATGATACCGTAACGATTCTTACGCCTGACGGTGTGAGAGATTTGCAAGCAATAGAGATCCCTATGGTTGTCATCTACTTATATAGTAATTTAAACACGATTAAACAGAGATTGTCTATTCGTGGCGATAACCAAAAAGAAGTTGAAAGACGTATGAAAGCTGATATTAAAGATTTTAATGGTGCTGAAATGTTGGCTGATAGAATTGTATATAACAACTTATCTGATGATATAGAAAGTGTAGTTGAGAATGTTGATTATTGGTATAAGAAAATCTTAAAGGAGAAATCAAATGGGAAATGATAAACTTACTATTTATTTAGCTGGTAAAATGAGCGGGTTAGACAAAGAAGAATACAATGGTTGGCGAAAATCTATTACAGAAGATTTGATTGCATACGCACGTTCTTGTGGTTCGAACGTACAAGTTATCAATCCTGCCGATTACTTTGATTTTGACGACATGGAGAGACATCTTGAAAAAGAAGTAATGCAGTTTGATCTTAACATGGTAAGACAGAGTGATGTTTTGATTGTAAATATTGATGATGCATCTGATAGCATCGGTACGGCAATCGAAGTATATGAGGCTAATAGATTGAACATTCCAGTAATCGCATATACCGAATGTGGAATTGTAAACGATGACATTCATCCTTGGATCGAGAACTGTTTGTCTACAGTGCAGATGAATCGAAATGAACTGATTACATATATTAGAGACTTTTATATGGAACGTTATATTTAAATAGGAAGGAAGTGATTCAAATATATAGTGGATATGTTACTTGTAGAGCACTTGCAAACGAGCTATACAACAAAGACAACTTCGTAACAGTACAGGTTGGCGACAGAGAATATTATGTTAAGAAGGTTAAACAGAAAAGAACCCATGCTAATTTAGATGATTCTGTGATGCATACTGTTCTAGTTTGTGAGGAGGAATAAATATGGCATTTGAATATGAATGTGGTTTAACAAAAGACGAAAAGAAAATAATTATCGAATTAATTTGTAATGAACAGACACATATGATTATCAAAGATCATACTAAATATGATTCTGATAAATATAAGAAACTTGAAGAATTAAAGGTTAGAATTAAGGATATGTAAAAATAAAATAAATCAAAAAGTTAACCAATAACTTGATGTTATTTAATACAGAATTGCAAAGAAAGGTTGATTTCATATGGAATCGAGAAAGGAAAATAATATATGTGTTTAACAGTAAAAGAAGTAAAAGAAATTTTGGACGGAATGCGTGATGATGCATTGGTTTTAGCAGATAAAGAGCTTGAGGGCGATGCTGCACATGAACTAACTGCTTATGAATATCCATCTGGCGATAAACAGGATTGGAATTTTGTAATTTTAACGTGGGAGAAATAGGAAGGAGATAAAATGAAATTCAATTTTATAGATTGTATAGAATTTGAGATTGATTGGAAAGCTGTAGCAGCGATTGCAGCATGTGTACTTGGTTATGCAATCATAACAGTAATTTAGAAAGGAGGCAAAGTATTGACAAAAGTAATTAAAAGAGATTGTACAGAAGTTGATTTTGATAAATCTAAAATTTTTAATGCAATTCTTAAAGCAATGAAAAATGGTTCTGGTATTGTAAAACCAAAGATTGCAGAAGATATTGCAGACGAGATTGAAAATGAATGCAAGGATAAAGACGAAGTAAGTATCTCTGATATTGAATCAATGGTTTATGATAAATTGATTACTAAGAAGCAGAGACTTACTGCAAAAGCATACGAAGGATATAGAAGTATTCGTGAGTTTCAGAGAGAAAATGAGAATACTATTGATACTGAAATTGCAGAGTTGTTAAGCGGTGAAAGTGACTATTGGAATAATGAAAATTCTAATAAAAACCCAAGATTAAACACTACACAAAGAGATTATCTTGCAGGAATTGTTAGCAAAGACGCATCAAGGAGATATATCTTACCACCAGAAATTGTACAAGCACATGATGATGGATTGATTCATGTTCATGATATGGATTATTTAATTCAGTATATGAACAATTGTTGTTTAATTAACCTTGAAGATATGTTGCAGAATGGTACAGTAATTTCTGAAACACTTATTGAAAAACCACACAGCTTTTCCACAGCATGTACTGTAGCAACTCAGATTATTGCACAGGTGGCGTCAAGTCAGTATGGGGGGCAGAGTATTTCTTTAGCACATCTTGCACCATTTGTAGATATTTCCAGACGTAAAATTAGAGAGGAAGTAATTGCAGAGCATGAAGAAACTGGTTATGAAATTGATGGTGAGGCTGTTGAATACATTGTAAAAAAACGTCTTGCGAAAGAGATCGAAAAAGGTATTCAGACAATTCAGTATCAGATAACCACGCTGATGACAACCAACGGACAAGCACCATTTATTACATTATTTATGTATCTGAATGAAGCACATAATCAGCAGGAAAAAGATGATTTAGCTTTACTTATCGAAGAAGAATTAAAACAGAGTCTTCTTGGTGTTAAGAATGAAGAAGGTGTATATATTACACCAGCTTTTCCAAAAGTTATTTATGTATTACAAGAAGACAATATCCATGAAGGAGATAAGTATTGGTATCTTACTGAACTTGCTGCTAAGTGTTCTATTAAACGATTAACACCCGATTACATTTCTGAAAAAATTATGAAAGAAATGAAAGATGGTAATTGTTATCCCGTAATGGGGTGCAGATCGGCTTTAACTGTATGGCATGATGAAAATGGTAAACCAAAATTTTATGGACGTTTTAATTGTGGGGTTGTAACAGTATCTTTACCAGATATTGCATTATCATCTGGTGGTAATATTGATGAATTTTGGAAGATATTTGATGAGCGTACAGAACTTTGTCATAAGGCTTTAAAAATTAGACATCAAAGATTAAGAGGAACGAAGTCTGACGTAGCCCCTATCTTATGGCAGAATGGTGCATTTGCGAGACTTGAGAAAGGAGAAACTATAGATAAGTTATTATTTGGTGGTTATTCAACTCTTTCTCTTGGATATGCAGGACTTGCTGAATGTGTTAAGTATATGACTGGACATTATCATTGTGATGAGGGTATTGGAGAAAAATTCGGTCTTGAAGTAATGCAAGCATTAAATGATAAATGCTCTCAATGGAAAATAGATGAAAATATTGATTACAGCTTATACGGAACTCCATTGGAGGCGACTACGGAAAAGTTTGCAAAAAAACTAAAAGAGAGATTTGGCATTATTGAAGGAGTTACAGATCGTACATACATCACAAATTCTTATCATATCCCAGTATTTATACATATTGATGCCTTTGAGAAGCTTCGTATTGAAGCTAAATTCCAAAGATTAAGTCCAGGTGGAAGTATTTCATATATCGAGTGTCCGAATATGGAGAATAATATTCCTGCTGTACTTGAAGTGATAAAATTCATTTATAACCATAATATGTATGCTGAATTAAATACCAAGAGTGATTATTGTCAGAAATGTGGATGGAGTAAAGAAATCAAGCTTATTGATGAAGGTGGTAAGTTGATTTGGAAGTGCCCTAATTGTGGTAATAGAGATGTAAGAACTATGGATATTACTCGTAGAACTTGTGGCTACAAAGGTACGGCACGTAATGGATGGAATCAGGGTAGACTTGGTGATATTCATGATAGAGTACCGCATCTTGACGATATTGAGGAGGAATAATATGAGATATTCAAGTATGCGCAATCTTGATATTTCTAACGGAGAGGGAGTTGGAGTATCCCTTTTCGTCCAAGGTTGTCCATTTCACTGTAAAAACTGTTTTAATTCTGATACATGGGATTTTAATGGTGGAAAAGAGTGGACAGAAGAAACAAAAAATAAATTTATGGAACTTATTAATAGAACATATATTAAACGAGTATCATTTCTTGGTGGAGAATGTTTAGCTGAACAGAATCTTGACGAAGTCCTCAAATTAGTCCAAGAAATCCGTATTTCATTCCCTGAGAAAACTATCTGGTTGTATACGGGATTTGAGTGGAATCAAATTATGAACATTAAAGTGATGCAACCAATTTTCTCTTGTGAAGATTTAGAAAATAAAATACAAAATGTTTTAAAAAGACAAGAGATAATAAAACAATGCGATGTACTTGTTGACGGAGAATATATAGATGAGCAAAAAGATCTATCATTAAAATTCAGAGGCAGTTCAAATCAAAGAGTTATTGATGTTAAGCAAAGTTTGACTCAGAACAAAGTAGTTTTATATTGTGATTAAAGGAGGTAATACAAATATGGAAATGGAAGATTTATACAAATTAAAGAAAGGCGATAAAGTTCTTGTTGAATGTACTGTAGAAGCAGTATTTGTTCAAAGCGGAATGGTAATGGTTAAGACAAGGGATTGTGATAATGGGTTTGATGCTTATGTAGATGAGGTTAAAGGTGTTGTAAATGAATAGCATTATTGGATTTTTGTTATTTTTTCTTGGAATCATAGTTGGCGCAACTATTGTATTTCTAGTTGTATGTCCAATAGTAAACTATATGTTTAACTATGTTCAAGATATGAAAGAATTTTTAAAAAACAAGGAGAATAAAACAAATGGAGAAAATTAAAATTAAATACTTTGATAAGAACATTGATAAAATTAAGAAAATCAATAAAGGCGACTGGGTTGACCTCAGAAGTGCCGAAACAATCTATCTGAAGAAAGGTGAATTTCGTTTGATCCCACTTGGAGTTGGAATGAAATTACCAGATGGATACGAAGCAAATATTGCACCTCGTAGCAGTACATATAAGAACTTTAAAGTATTACAGACAAATAGTTTTGCGGTGATCGACAACAGCTATAGTGGAGATAATGATCAGTGGCTATACCCTGTCATCGCTATGGAAGATACTACAATTAATAAAAATGATCGTATTTGTCAGTTTCGTATCAACAAAATTCAGCCTGAGATTGAGTTTGAAGAAGTGGAACACTTGGACGAAACAAACAGAGGTGGTTTTGGAAGTACAGGGAAAAATTAAAAGGAGTGATTTATATAAAACAAACAATAGAAATAAAAGATAAAATAAATCTTACGATTCCAGAAGCATCTACATACTCTAATATTGGAGAAACAACAATTAGAAAATTGCTTTCCGAAAAAGCATGTCCCTTCTTATTAAAAGTAGGTAATAAACATCTTGTAAAAAGAGTTGAATTTGAAAAATATTTAGCTGGAAAGCATTTTATTTAATTTGGTAAAAGAACTTTTGTGTGATATAATACAGTCATGCAAAAGTTCTTTGCCATATACAAGGAGGAAATACGATTGGGCAAAGATCTTAAAGGAAAAGAATTGGGACAAGGAATAATACAGAAAAAGAATGGGAGGTATGAAGCAAGATATATAGATAGATTTGGTAAAAGGGTATCAATTTCAGGCAGAGATCTAAAAGATGTTAAAAAGAGATATAATGAAGCAATTTACGAAAATGACAAGCAAATAAACGTAAAAGACAATATAACACTTGACGAATGGTATAAAAAATGGATGAACGTTTACAAGTTTGATATTATTCGTGAAAACACAAAAAGACATTATAATAATGTATATTATAAGCATATATCTCCGAGTCTTGGGAATTTTCAATTAGGAAGTATTACTCAATATCAAATCAAACAACTTATCAAAGAATTAAAGAGTAGTGGGTATCAATACGAAACGTGCAACAAGGTAAAAATTCTTCTTGTTGATATTTTTAACAAAGCTATGATTAACGAATATGTGCGAAAGAATCCAGCAAAAGGAATATCATTAAAAAGAGATGAAGAAAAAAGTGTAAGAGTTTTGTCACAGGATGAACAAACGGTATTCTTTGATTGTTGTAAGGGAACATTTTATGACAATCTGTTTGTTACGGCAGTATCAACAGGAATGAGGATTGGAGAACTTGCTGCTTTAAGATGGACAGATGTTGACTGGGATAGTAGAGTAATTCATGTAACTAGAACTCTCGTATATCAGAAATATGAAAACGACAGTCAAAAGGAATATCATTTTGAAAAGCCAAAGACAAGAACTAGCTTAAGAGATATACCAATCAACAGACAGTGTGAAATAGCATTAAAGAAACAATTTATTCAAAAGTCTGTTGTTGCTACTAAGCAACCCATTACAAAGAAAATTGACGATAAATATGCTGATTTGTTATTTACATCAAAATTCAACACACCATTAAATTCGCAAGTTGTATGTCAAGCAATTAACAAAATTATAGAAGAGGTAAATCTTACGAAAGATTATCTGGATGAAATAGAGCCATTTTCTGCACATTGTTTTCGCCACACATTTGCGACACGTTGTTTTGAAGCTGGTATTGCACCAAAGACAGTACAAGCATATCTAGGACACTCATCTCTACAAATGACAATGGATTTGTATACATCAGTTATGCCAAAACAGATGGAGACAGAGATGGATAAAGTGTCTAAGGAGCTTGATCGAATTTCAGAATATGGCGATGAATTAGCAGAAAAACAGTTCGAAAATATGTCTTCAAATAACAAAATTGTTTCTTTCCGTGGAGATTCAATGGTGGTATAATTGGTGCTTGTGGAGACAAATCTTGTAAAATGGCTTAAAATCAACATTTGCAACATTAGTTTTTTGACTTTATGAGTATCTTATTACGTTTACCAGCAGACACCGTATGAATTCATCAATACCGATGAAATCATTGGAAAATAGCGGTATTTAAAGGGCTTGACAATAATTTTAAAAATCGTGAAAACCAAGATAAGTTGATATATTTTCGTATAAATTGATATAGTTTTATATATCAATGGAGACAAAATGGAGATTCCTGAAAAATCAAATGGAGACAAAATAATATAACAGTTTTGCCGCAAAGAACTTTTGCAAAATCGTAAAAAATAGGGACAGGTAGAAATTCATCTACTTGTCCCTAAATTATTATTACATCATATTACAACATTTGTCCGTTCCATTTTCGTCTATTCTCTGTTTATTACCTTCCTTTCTTTAACCTAAATGAATAACTAACGGCATATATCTAATTGTTGATAATGTTGCATTTGCATTTCTTCCGCTAAAAAATATCGACAAACTAGTATTGGACGGGCTGCTTGTTAAATTGTATTTTATACACGTACCCTGTAGTTTAATATTTTCATAATTTAACGTATTTACATCGATTAACACAATGCTATTAGCCGGCAATGTCATACTAACAGTTAGAGATACTGATCCGCCGGCAGGATATTTTATATCTTCAACGTGATACCCGCCATTATCTTGTTTCCATTTTGTACCGCCAACAGTTGCCAAACCACCACTATCGGCTATGACAGCAAACGGATTTCCAGTAAATATGTTTTCGATGCCGATTGTCGGTACTTTCTTACTATTTAGACTGCCGTTTAAAGAAATTAATTGATCCTGTAAAGCCTTGCCCTGTCTTGCATCCAATACAAAATTAGCCTCGGTTGTAGTAAGATTATTTGCAACATTAGCTTTATCAATCTTATTATCAACCAAGGCTATTTTATCTTGCAATGTTTTAGCTAGGGCAATTACTTTTGTAGCATCGTCTCTTGTGATTGTGATTCCGTCAACTTGAATTGTGTCTGCACCATGAAGAGTTCCGTCTTCGTCAGCAGTGATAGTAGTACCGTCAGGTGTATATTTTGTCAGTCCATCTAACTTCTTTGCGTATTCCTTTGTCATAAGTCCATCGACTTCATTTGTAGCCTTTGGAATGGCGTTAGCAGAAATTGCAACCCATTTAGTACCATTATAACGATATGTATAATCAGTGTCTTTTACATTAACCGTCCATCCGTCATTTGGAGCAGGATATGTAGTTGCAATGTCATCAAAAGTACTAACAGCATCTTTCCATTCGATATTGGTTTCAAAAGTAGAAAACTTGTTATCAACCTCAGATTTGGTATATTTGTCATCCCAAACCTTTTTCCCATTTTCAAGGTCTGTTTTTAATTGATTTTCCACACCTTCTGCTCGTGTTTTTTCTGCAGAAACCGCTGTTTTAAGTGAAGTGATTTTTTGGGTATTGTTTGAGATATTTGTGCCATTTTTTGAAATATCTTCTGTATTCTTTGACACATTTTTCTCAATTTCATCAACTTTTGCCTTTACGACTTTATTCTGAATCGGATTTGTTGAGATAGAAGAGAGAGTATCATCAACAGGCAATCCTCTAACAATGCCATTCTCGTCAATAGTAATTGTGCTTCCATCTACTTTGGATGCAATATGTCCATTATTATCATCAAGAGTAACAGGATATCTTTTTATATTCTCATTTTCGCTTTTCTTACAAATATACAATCTATCATCTGAGTATTCAAAATAATATCCATTTAGCTTGCTATTAATATTTCCAATAGCTTCGTCAATCAGCCGAATGTTACTTTTACCACCAGTACCAGTTAAGGCTTCAAACACGCTTGTCTGTAACTCATCATAGTCATCTCTAATAGACCACAATGTTACACCAGTATTCTGTAATATTTCAGACATTTAATTCTCCTTTCATTAAATTGCTTTCTTTCTTCCCAAAGTTTCTATTGATTCATTTGGGATTTCGCCTAAAGTACCAGATAAATTTCCTAACTTTAAAAAATACCAAGCTGCTGAATTTACAGGTGGATTCTCAATTGAAATATCATTATTTGCGATACGGAGTACACTGCTAACAGAAGTGTTAGCCACTCCATCGAAAATGATAGAATTATCTTTCACCTTCTCAGGAATAGCAACATTATGTTTTACATCGTTTTTAATTTTTACTTCATTAATTATCTCGGAAATTTTGGCAATATAGACCCAGAAAGTGTTTACTATTTTTAGATTTGATTCTGATGGATGTAATTTTACCATCAGTTTGTTTAAGAAGTTATTCTTTACAATGATATTGTTTTCTGTTATCTTAGGATAAATTTTAAGAGAACTGTCAACGGTTTTGGTTGTAATTTTAATGACATTTGGTTTTGTTTTTAATCCAAGTCTCAGTCTTGTTACAACCGTATTTTTAATTTTAATGACATTCGCCCTAAACAATCCTTGAGTATAAGCAGTAATTCCATGTATCATCTCAGAATAACTATGTGAATTATCTATAATAGCTTTGATGCTATGGTAATTACTTCTCATATTATTACCTCACATTTTTTAATTATCAAGAATAGTGGTGGTCAATCCATTCTCAGGAAACTCTAAAATTGCACCTCTTGGAACTTCCTGTGTTTTAGTAAGCTGTCCATAAAAAAGCATATTGCCACCAGTTTCTTGATCGAACATAGCCCAGTGAGTAATTGGTGCGGCTTGTGTTGTCCATGATTCTTCTGCCTCAGCAAAACGAAGTGTACTAGAATTTGAAATACTTCCACCATTAGCTGCACTCCAATTTACGGAATTAGAAGAAATGGCTAATCGTTTATAACTTGCTGCATCTGGTTCAGTACAATTTGATCCATTGCTTGCAGGAGCTGATTTACTCAACGCAACGTAAATAATGCTTGGTGGAGTATAACTTTCTCCTCTGAACTGATTATCAAGTGTTTTATTTTTTAAATATGTGGTCATTGCCATAATAGCTTTCCTCCTTATTTTTAATTATTTGATTAAAGGTTTGATTGAAATTTTGCCGAGATCAGCAACAAAGATAGAATTGTGAATATCTCGAATTATGATTTGATGTGTGAATTTCCCAAATAAGTTCATAGTGTCTGATGGGAGAAGAGTAATAGTAATTACATTTTCCTCATATTTGACTTCATCTGGACTATCTGTTGAAGTTTTAGATGCCAAACATTCTGTTTCTCCGTAGCTACTCATTCGCCATTCAACAGATTCTATTGCTACATTTTTAAATTCTTCTCCAAGAATTGTATATAAATCTAGCGTAATTGTCTGTTGTGATCCTTCAATCATACCAAAGTCTGAATTATTAAATACTTCGCATGACATTTGATTACCTCATTATTCTTGTGACTCCTTTGTTACATTTTTTGTTTTGTCCTTTACAATTGGATTGTTCAGAATTACACTAATCTGTGCAATTCCCTGTGCTTGCTGAATCCCTGTAAAACTCATAGAGTTCAGTATATTAAAAAGAAGCTGAATCTTATCTTTTGAATAAGAAACAACTTCCTGTTCTTGTGTGTTATTTTGTTCTTGTTCCATACTAAGCCCTTTCTTTACTTCTTTTTAAATGTACTGTTACACCATGATTTTGTTGCAAAATTATTCCTTACCCATGATTTTATATCATCTAATCTGTCCTCAAGATGAGAATTTGTTGTGTAACCAGATAAATCTGTTTTAAGTGCAAATTTTTTTTTACACCATAATTCTCTAGCAAGATAACTTGGATCGTCATTTACTGGATTTTCTATAAATGGTGTTCTATCAAAATGAACATTTCCATTATCATTTGAATTAGTTATAAATGGAATATCAAGTGTTATTTCGCCTCTCCCATCTCTGGAAAGAATGTCTTTTGCTTCTTCTACCGCACCTTCGCCCATATATTTTAAAGTGTCCGATATATACAAATCATCGACTGAAACTAAACCGTCTTTGGCTACATTAATAGTTCCCAATTTTGCAGATCCATCACTATTAACTACTAAATTACCATTACCAACATTAATAGTTCCACCAGAGATATTTGCGCCAGTTATTGTATTTCCTTTTAATTCACCAGTAAATGTTCCACCAACTCCATCTAAATCACCTCTAAATGTACCACTGCTAGCAATCATGTTACCGTATTTATCTACAATAAAATTATTATTTATGTTGATTGAACCACCACTAACTAATCCACTGAATGTTCCACTACTGGCATTCATATTTCCATTATTATCTACTGTAAATGTACCATTGCCAATGTCAATAGAACCACCTTTTAACTGACCGCTGAAAATGCCAGAAGAACCAGTCAAATCGCCTTTGAAGTGAACATTACCATCTGAGTCAACATAAAACTGTTTATCATTTCCTTTATAAATAGAAAATAGTTCTTCACTTTGATTCGGTTGAATTCGTACAGAGTTATTACCACTTTTAGCAATAAAACCAGCATCATTAAATTTATAAGTACCTGAATCATTCTCAATCCAAAGATTTTCTGACATCACTAATTTTGACATTAAAACTTCCGCATTGATTCCATATGCATAATTTCCATTTTTATCAATGGGAATCTTACCGATAGCCATTTTTGCACTCTGGAAACCATCATCTGAAAATACAATTTGGTTGTTAATAATCTTAATCTGTTCAGGATCGAAGTCATTCTTCTGTCCATTCCATTGCCTAAACCACATTCCAGTTTCGTCCCATGATTGATGTTGATTTTTTACAGAAATATTTGCAACATCCAATCCATATTTCCGCATTTCTTCGACAAAATTACTTTGATTTACGGACTTATCATATTGGTCTTTATTAAACTGAAAGCTCATAGCAGCCGAATTAGCTTGCGCTTGAATACTAGATGCATCTTCATAAATATCATGTACACGAATAGCATCAGAGAAAGTTACATCAATCTTACTTGTGTCATTATAATCGACAGTGAAGCTAATCAGCCTTAACTTCACAACCGTATCATAATCCGTTGCCATTCTAATAAAATTGCCAAGTTGAAAATATTTCAGAAATCCTTTGAATTGCGGAATAGTAAGAACATTAGAAAGAGTAGAAGAGTATTGATATTGTGGTCTACATTTCTTAGATAAATCTTTCCATGCAACATCAAATAACTGTCGCTCAATATCAAATCTTTCTGTGTCTGTTGTATTATCTGTTGTGATATAGTTATCATTACTATATGTTTCCTCTACAACATAAGAATCAAGTGTTTTCCATTCATCCTTAGTAAACCATTTATCCATATCTAACAGAGATTGAACAGCATTTCTTTCTGCGATAATAGAATTATAAACTCCTGTAGCAGAATCAACCTCAGTTTTTCTTTTGTTGTATTCGGCAGTAACACTATTCAAATTTTCAAGGTTCTGTTGATATAGATTATAGTTAAAAGAGTCTGGTTTGTTCATGCCTTGGGCACAATAAACTTCATCTATATTCTTGAATGATTTAACCTTAGAATCCAAAAACTCTAATCCATATTTAGTCCAATCCTTAGAATCCAAACTATCAGGTAATCGTGTTTCGAGATCCTGAATTACGCCAATCTGAACACCAAGACGTTTCATAATTTCTTCATATTGTGGTTTCAAAGACTGATATTTCTCATTATATGCTTTTACCTTATTCTGAATAGATTCTTCCATTTCTGGTAGATAATACTCAAAATTGTAAATTTTATTTGTACTATTTGGATTGACTTCATTGATATAAATTCCATCACCACCATTTACACGATAGCATGTGATAATACTATTTTCATCAATGGTTTCTGTCATAGATTGTGCAAGATTATCCATAGAAACATAGATATTTGTATCATCACCATAATTGTCTAAGTCATATGCATTTACAGTCATATTGAATGTATCGAAGATAAACAAACAATTAAATGCCTCTGATACATCACTTGTTAAAAATGAATATACATCCACATCGTCCTCGTCAAAACTTCTCTGTTTGTTAGCAAGAGTAGCATCTACATGACCAACTGACCAACTTGGAGCAACATTTAATACTCGATTCAACAGACTTCCTTTTGGGTTGCCTGGATCATAAAAGATTGTTCTAACATAATCGTCATACAATATCTCGCCCGTATTACATTCAAAATCAATGAGTCTCTTATTGCATAAAGTACATTCCAATGAGTTTGCCGTAATACTTTTTGAGATTCCTGTATCTTCGATATTAGTCTCCACATGAATTTTGTACCAACTAATACCTTGAATCATTATCAGACGGTCTTCTTGAAAATCGTCATAATGTTCATATTTCTTACCATTAACATCTCTGTAAATTTTAAAGGAGGCAGTCTGATATGCATTTAAATTAAAGGTGAGAGATAAATCATCGTAGATACTTACTGCACCAAGAAAAGTTTTATCCTTTTTAGCAATGTAGATAATTGGTTTTTCAAGATTATTCAAGAAGTCAACAGGTAAATTGAATGATTGAACTGCCATCAGATCACCACCTTCCTAATTGGTCTATATTTCATAGTAAGAGAGCAGTTGCCCTCAATCTTAAATACATTTGTTCTTTTATTTAAGTCGTTTACAATACGTGGGAACTTGTAGTTGGTATCATTGTAGATTTTATGGGATATAGCTGTAGAAGTGATTTCTAAGATTGTTCCATCAATTTTTATAACTTCATTATTGATGCAATTATCCAGCTTGAAAATTTCACCCGATGTTTCATTGGTAATTTTAAGATTGCAAGCACTGGAAATATCAATTTCTATATCTGGATAAATATAACCAATTTCATCACTCATGTCTGCAAACTTTAACATACCAACACCATTTTTTGTTGTTGCTTTTAATATTATTAACTGTCCAAATCCAAATGGAGCATCGGTTATCCCTGTGATTGCAATTCCCATAATATCACCAGCTATAGAAATAGGGGATACATTTAATTGTGCGTTAAAATGAACTGTATCATAATCTAATCGTGTAACTGTGAATTCCTTATAATCATCTTTCCTCTGTAACCATCGAGCAATTGCAGAATACTCATATGAATCAATTGGCTCAAAATTCTGTTTCATGACTTGGAATTCAAACTTAATCGCTTCTGAATAATTTGCATTTCCATTTTTACACCATCTATTTTGAATAGGAGAGGAGGTTAGTGTAAATTCAATATTGCCACCTGTTGTATCAGATGGAGTATTCCCGTCAAATTCACATACCATCAGTCCATACTCATCAGAAGTTTTATTATCAAAAGTAAAACCACGAGTTTGAATTGTCATGGTAGCCTCCTTTCTTTTTACATCACTTTCTTCATTTCTTTTTCATATTTCTTTTTGAGTTTTTTCATTTCTATGTTAGTGCCAGAAAACTCTCTATTTAACTTTTGTGTCTCAGAAATAATATCTTGTAATTCCTGAATATCATTTCCAAAACTTTCAATTTCTTTCTCTAATTCAGTGTTCTCTTCCTGTAACTTTCGAATCTGTTCATCACGTTCAAGAAGCAGTTTTTCGAGAATACTTACTTTTCTTTCATTAGTCACTTCTGACATATGTTTTCCTCCAATCAAATAGGAGAGGACTATTACATCCTCTCCATAAATTATTTTCTTACACCTTTGGCATAAGTTGCTTGGTTGATCTTTCTTACAACATTTTCAGCCTGTTTCTGAGCAACACCTTCCATTTGTTTAACAATCTGGTCTGTAGCGACACCTTCAACAATAGTTCTGTTGTCGATTTGATAAGTAGGAGATTGTGATGAAACTTTCTCGGGAATGTTCTTCAGATTGCCAATAATAGAGTTAATCTGTGGAATAACAGGCTTAAAATTCAACAATGCTTGTGTCTGTTCCTTAGAAAGCACAGCTTTGCCACGTTGTAAGAAACTAATACCATCTTCACCAGAAAGTTTAACAAGATCCTTAATCACACCGCCAGTTGAGAACGAAGCGTCTTTTATAAGTTTCTTGAGAGCTGAAGTAATTTTCTCTCTATCGTTTTTACCAGACAAATCACTTTTTACAGATACACCAAGTTTCTTCGCAAGAGCAACTTCATTAGCCTTACTTAGAACTTGTCCATGCTGTTTATCATAAAGATACTGATTAAGAGCACCGTAATACGATTTCTTGTGTGTTGCCGATACTGAATGCTTAGATATCCATTCCGTAATATCACTTGCTTTCTTTCTGAGTTCATACAATTCCTGTTGCTTGTCAGCATCATTACTTCCAGAAGAACCAGAGCCGTTTCCGCTAGTTCCAGAATCATTTGGTGATCCAATACCTTGTGTGTCTGTAACTTTTGTCTCTGCGTACTTAGCACTTGCTTCAGCGGCTCTGTCAGCAGCATCACAAATAGATTGCCATGAAGATGCAATCAAACTAAGCTGTGCAGTAATGTTTGGAATGTTAGAAGATAATGTACTTGCATAATCACCAACAGCAGATCCACCGTCTTTCCAAGCATTCACAATGTACGAAGATATATCATATCCAGTATCCTTTGCAATTTTCTCAATATTAGATGCAACCTGTGAAGAATTTGCATTTACATATGTGAGAGCATCGGAGAATACTTTATTGGTATCCTTTAAATAATCCTCTGCTTGCTTTTTGCTATTTTCAAGCATTTTATCGAGGGAATCCTCTTGGTCGGAAATAGAGCGATCATACAATGTATCCTCTCTATCTTTCTGTGCATCCTGAAGGTTAGATTTGAGCTGTTGCAACTTTTTACGATTCTCTTCAGAGTCATCAGATTCCAGTGCCGCAATTTGTTTTTCAATTTTAGCGATATTCTTATTTTGATCAGCGATCTTTGACTGAAAATCATGCAAATCCTTCTCAGTTTCTAATAATTTTTTCTTCTTATCAATAGCATCAGAAAGAGCATCGTTCTGCGCATCGAGTCCTTGCTTTACATAGGCAACTAATGACTTCTTTGCTTCATTTGCAGACTTAATAGAATCACGCTGACCTTGCTGATAAGTTCTTAACTGCGAATTGTAGTCAGTAAGACTAATCTCGCCATTCTTATACATCTCATTCAAATCAGCAATAGCATCTTTGTACTTCTGAGCCTCAGCAAGATATGTATCATAATTCTGCGCAGTAAGTCCAATAGCAGTAATACCATCATCAGTAATCATTCCTGTATCACTGTCAAACAGATTGTCAGAATCGAGCATGTCAATTAAGAAATCTGTCTCGTCTGTGATGTCTCCAAGCTTATTAAGTAACTCATCAAAACGATCAAATTTCAATTCATTGATAGACTTTTGAAACTCTGCAAGTTCCTGCTCATCCTGTTGAATAGATTCATAGACACCATTTAAGACTTCTTGAGCTTCATACCATTCATCGCTACCAAACTTAATCGTAGATAATTTCTTTGCAAGTTTTCCAGCTTCTTCTTGTTTAAGCTTCATGTCAGATTTGACGGCATTTGCCTGACGTGTATAGTAAGCCTCACCAATCAACTGACCTTTTGCTTCAGCTATACTAAGAGAATTAGAGACAGCGTTCTTTTTCTGCTCAATCAGCCCAGCTTTATTATCGTATCGTTCCTGTACCTTATCAAAGCGATCTTTCCTAGCCTGACGCACATTAGAGGTATGATCCTCTTTAGCCTGATTATAATTATCAGTTGCGGTATTCTTTGCAAGAAGATATTCATTATGTGCTATGCACTTTTCCCTAAGAGTGTCATTTTCAATTTTGTTAATAAGATTATACGAAATTGACTTATTGGATTTTAAATTACTCTTAATAGAATTAAATTCCTTTTGAGTAAGACCAATGTTTTTAGCTTTTGTTTTTTTAAGAGACTTTGTAAGAGAACTCTTATTTGAGTTGTAACTCTTTGTTGCACCAGTATAAGCAGTTTTTGAAGCTGATAACTGGCTATTATAGTTTTTAATAATCTGTTTATACAGACTGTCAATATCAGACGTACCGATTTTCTTTGTTGGATTAAATGTAAGATTACCTACCTTGGCATTCAGAATATCCATCTTAGTTCCAAGTTTTTCAATCTTATCAGAAGCATTGTCAATCGGGTTGTTCGCTAAAGTCTCATATAAATCCTTTAACTGATCCGTAAGACTGGCAACCTGTTCCTTGCAAGCTTTTGCTTTCTCATAATAGGTCTGATAATCCTTTAATGCATTTTTCAGGTTTTCATTCTTAATAGAAGCAATACCATCTGAACCAAGTGTTCCTTCACGGATAAGTCTCTTATAATGTTCAAGTGTCTTGGATGATACACCTTTGACCTTTTTTACATTTTTTCCGCTTGTCTTTGTAGAACCACTTATTCCACTAAAACGTGAACCAGATACAAAATCCTTACGAGATGAAAGCTTGGAAACTCTTACAGATGCACCAGTATGAGGGGACTCAATAAACTTACCGTCTCCACCATAAATACCTACATGTGTGATGTTGTTCTTGCTTCCAAAGAATACTAAGTCACCAGCCTGCAAATCACTTTTTGAAGTGATCTTTGTTCCCATCTTAGCTTGATATGATGCTTTGTGTGGTAAACTTACACCAAACTTTTTGTAAATCTGCTGTGTAAATCCAGAACAGTCAGCACCTTTCGTAAGACTTGCGCCACCCCAAACATATTTCAATCCAAGATAATTTGTAGCCTCATCATACAAAGCATTTCCACCTGAAGAAGATGAGGATGAAGAAGTTGTCTTTTTACTGTTCTGTGTTTTCGCAGCTTTATTGGCATATGCCATGTATTTTTTGTATGCTTTTTCCTGTGCAGTAATAGCTTTGGTAGTAGCTTCGATAGCTTTTTTAGTTTGATTTTTCTTCTGACCGAATGTTAGAAGATCATCAATCTTGTCTTTAGCCTTAGATGCCTTGTCTGCAAGATTATTAAGTTTAATCTCAATAAAATCAAACACCTCGGCAGCGTCAGACTTTGTTTTTGATTTTGATTTTTTTGATGACGGAGATTTATAACTTGATGAACCAGAAGAATTTACTTTCACTTGTGGTATATCTAACTTTGCACCAGCAGAAGTTGTTACACCATTTACAATGCCTTGAATTGCACTGTTAATATTGTTGCGCATTTCATTAGACATAATTGGATTGTCTGATAGTCTTTGTTTTAATGCTGCAAGTTTATTTAAAGCTTCTGTACCTGCGCCAGCCATTTTAGCAAGAGTGTAAATATTTTGACAATCTGCATCAGTTACAATAGTGTTTTTGTTACAATACTGTTTTTCTAATGTGAAAGCTGCAAGTTTTGCCTTTTCCTGTTCTGTAATATCACCAAGATTTTGAAGTTTAAGAATATCAGCAACTGTGGCATTTTGCAAATCTGTGGATGCATCGGCAGAAAGAAGTTTTTCAAATCTAAGTTCTTCTTCCTTTTTTGTCAAAGCCTCTGTTACAATTTGCTCGGCATTTTTAACACCCATATCTTCAAGCTGAGTGATATAATACTGTTTGTTTTCATCAGTAAGGTTTGCCAAGAAATTGCCATCGTTTACCCATTCAGTAGCAAGAGCATTGGCAGCTTTCTGGCACTGATCCATGCTAGATTCAGAACTACCCATTACCTCTTCAAACTTATCCCAAGATTCAAGACCACGGACTGAAACATCAAATCCTGCTAAATCAGAAGCGGATGCAACTGTACCATTCTTCTTGTCAGCAAGCATATCAGACATCTTAGAAATCTGTGCAGACATAGAAGAAAGTTGCGTAGAAGCGTTTACAAGACCATTTATTTTCTGTGCAAGTTCTTCAGCTGATAAACCTGTGTCAGACATAAGTTTCTGACCACCAGCAAGTTCTTCGATAGAATTTTCGGTTAGTTGTCCTGCATTCGCTAAATCGAGAAGGTCATCGGCTGCACCTTTGAGGTCTGAATCATCTGCACCTTTCAGGTTCATCCATGCTTCTTCGAAAGAAGTGAGAGAGGCTGTAGCTGATGCTGTATTTTCTGTTATGTGGTTTTTCCATTCTTGCATAGCAACATCAGCGTCATAAATCCCTTGTTTAGCTTTGTCTGTTGCGGAATATACATCGTAAAATTCCTTTACTTCTGATGCTGTATTAATACCTTCTTCGTTGAAAAAAGCTTTGATTTTATCAGGATCATTAAAACGATTGATTGTATCTTCATAATCTTTTACATTATCATCTACAAACTCAAATCCTAATCTTATCTTTAAATCTTGCCAATTATCTTCACCTAAAGCTTTTGCAAGCTGTTGAATTAATTTATTGACCTTTTTTTGAACTTCCTCTGGGCTAAGATCTGTATCATCAATATTAAATGAGAACAAATCATTATAAGCTTTCATTATTTCTGGCTTACCAGACTCGATATCATTAATAAGATTATTTATGAATGTTCTAGCATTTGTTTCGTTGGTGAGATTATTCTCATCTATAAAATCTTGTGACAGACTATTTATATATGTATCGAGGAATTGCTGTTCTTGATCAGATAATTTATAATATTCGTCACCAGACTGAGCAATAGCAGACAACGCATATTGAATAGCTGACACACTTGCATCAATTTCTGATTGATACTTTTGAATTAATGCTGTCTTTTTCTCGATATCTTCATTAGTAAGTTTGTTTTGACCAAAAATTCCATCATAACCACTATCAATTTCTGACTGAAGTGCTAAAATCTTTTCATAACTGCTATCACCAAACATCTTTCGTTTGCCGACAACATTGCCATTTGTATCTGTATGTGCAGTCTGATATTGGTAATTATCAAATACATCTTTGATGGAATCACCATTATCGTTTTCACCATTAACAAGATCCATTGCTTTGTTCTTTTTGTATTTATCATATTCAGCGTTTAAATTACTGAGTTTACCTTGAACAAAACCGATTTTGTTACCCTCATCATCATACCGAGCAAGGAGACTTGGCATCATGTCTGAAATTTCAGATACAACCTGTTTGTATTCATCATATTGATCAGTTGTAAGGCTAACATTTTCTCCTAATGAATTTACACCCTTGGATAATTCGTCATACTGTTTTTGTAAGTCAGATAGTTTGCTATCATTAGAACTGAATTCATCGTTCATTGAACTGAACGAACTCGCAAAACCTTCGGCTGATTCCTTTGCATTGTCGGCTGCATGAACCAGATTATCTAATCCTTCAATAGCTTTAGATATTACGAATCCTGCTAAAATTCCGACAACCATATTTCCTGCAAGAGCAAGACCTTTGAGAGCTACTTGACCTGCTTTGAAAGAAAGTGTTCCTTCTTTAACTGCTTCGTTTTGTGCAATCTGAGCTGCACGAGCATCTTTTGATGCTTGAATTACATCTTCTGTAATGTAGACTTGGTTTTGATTAGCTTTGACGTAATCCTTAATATAGGGTTTTCCATTACTCGACAAATAAGTAAGATATTGATCCATTGAATCGTATGCAGAGTTTGTACCATTCTTTATACTATTAAGAGTTTCGACTATTTCTGATGCGGTTTCTGATGATAACTCTTTAAACATCTTACTTTCTGGAATTAACTGCATTTTAGAACTTCCAAAAGTCCCACCCTGCATTATTACATCATTAAAATTAATTAACTTTTCTCGTATATCATCTAATGTTTGTCCAAATATAGCGAGTTCATTGTTTTTTGTTGTGAATATCGTACTATTATTATTCTTTTGATGTTGTTTGAAAACATCATTTTGTGTTATAATTTAGAAAAACTGTGAGGTGATATAATATGTTATGTTATTGTGATAAATGTGGTAATATATGCGAAGCTTTTAAAGATGAATTAGAAGATGGATGTTTCTGTTGCGGCAAATCACCACTAAAACCAATCCCAAGAGAATATATTGACAATTTCCGTTGGCGTGATGGAGATGGCAAAGAAGCTTTCATAGAAGAGATCGTAAAGAAATCTCCTAACTTAGATAAAACTTTATTTGAACATCGTGATGAAATTATTCAACGGAAGAATGATGAAATGAAAGCAAGTATTGCTGTTGGCAAAGCCATACTAGAAGAGAAGAGTAGAGCACCAAAATGTCCGACCTGTGGCTCAACAAATATCCGTAAGATGGGTGGAGTAGAACGTGGAGTATCAATTGCTGCTTTCGGTATCTTTAGTAAGAAAATTAATAAGACTTTCAAGTGTGGTAATTGTGGATATACGTGGTAAACATACGTTCCGACTATACCTGTATAATAATCAGTGGTAAAATATTCCATATACTAATGAATGGATGTGATACCAATGAAACAGATATACAAAGTTCATTACAAAGAAAAAGCAACTAAAAACGAACCATCTGATTTAATAGATATTAAAGTGGAAGAAGTCGGAAAGTGTCCTTGTTGTGGAATTGCGACAAGTCCAACATTTTTAGAAGGGTTTGTAATTCCTCATTCTGATTTACCACATATAATTTATGCATATGTTGCATTATATTGTACAAGTTGCCACTCGATATATACAGCGAGATATATCAGTAACGGAGGAATATTAGATTTACAATTAGATAGCGTCTTTCCTAAAATTGCAAAAGAGATTTCCTTTTCTGATAACATAAACGAACTATCTCCAACATTTGTTTCATTATATAACCAGGCTTCAGTTGCCGAAACTAATATACAAATTTACGGTCTTGCAGGAATTGGTTACAGAAAATCTTTAGAATATTTGATAAAAGACTATCTTATAAAAATAAAACATCAAGATAAAGATACTATTATCAAAATGGATCTTGGGAATTGTATCAATAAACTTGATGATAGAATGAAAACTATTTCAAAAGCATCAATATGGATTGGGAATGATGAAACACATTATTTCCGCAAAAATCCAGAATATGACATAGAAGATTTAAAGTCTTTTATAGATGTTCTTATTCATATTATCGAAATTGATTTTGCCACAGAAAAAGCTGAAAACTTAGTAAAAAAGAAATAAAAATTTTATACATAGTATTTAATAAACCAACATCTTCTCGTCTTTGAGGAGGTGATTTGAGTGCATAACTACGATTTTTTAAGGTTGGTTCATGTTCGTGCGTATAAGCGTATGAGATTCGGCAGAATCGAGTACGTGTGCGAACACTATCGCTCTTATCCGTGTAGATAGAATAAGAGATTGGTAGCCTGAGACGAGAGCTACACAGATGTTGGTTTATTAAATACTATGTATTTTATTTTAAGGTGACTATATTTACCAAGCTGATTCTGATGGTAATTGGACTATCTTACTTTATGTAGTTGATGATGGTTTATTTGCAAAAGAATATACTAAATCACAAGAATAGGAGAGAACTATGAAGCGTATCTCATATCAAAGAATAGCTTATTCAGTTACACATAGTTTTTTAGATGAAATAATGGCAAAAGACTATCTATATCTGAAAGACAAGTTAAACAATATAAATATTGAAGAACTTTCTCTCGTAGATAAGATATTTGTTATTATATGTGTTAATTACAGACATAAAGTAATATCAACAAAAAACTATTTAAGACGTAAATATAATATAGAAATTTCCGAAGATGACGTATTTCATGTATTGCTCGAATGTCAGTGCTTTGATATAGAAATTACGGCAATGGCTAAAGCATATTTATATTATGATTTCAGTAAATCAGAAATTCTTGATGAGCAAATTGAACACATTAATGAATATGGAGAAATTGATTTACCGTATACATATGAATTTCATGAAATAGGGTAGAATTATAATTTATGTCATCATGAATAACAATAGTAGTTTTAAAGTTCAGTTACTCATGTATGATAATGAATAAGATGAACCCACCTAAACATACGATTCATATAGCGAGAGAGTAGCCTTGCGACTACTCTCCACGATGATTACTGTAATGTCTTTACAATTCCACGCCAATAATCGAAGCGTCCCTTAACATTCTCACGACTTCCTGTACCACTCTGAACATATTGTTTATATTCTTCATTAGAATCATATGTTGCAATAAATTCAGATATCTTCTCTGCAAGACGAGAGAATGATTTCTTGTCTTTAACGATTCTATAACCAGTATATAAAATTTGTGGAATACTTGTGGATGGAATTTTTACTTTATCATCAAATGATTCGTTAAATCTATCCATGGCTTCTTTTAATGTGTCAGCTCTACCAAGATACTGATCCGCATAATCAGCCACATAAGTATCAATATCTTTGGTTCTAAAAGATGTGAATTCCTGTTCCTGATTAGAAGAGATAAGCATCATAGCCTGGATAATTGTATCTCTGTCTGTTCCATTCTTACGCTGTGTCTTTGACATGATTTTATCCATAAATGGATGATTAGCGAGAGAGTAGACCTTTTCGCTGAACTCATCCGACTCATGTACTACACGAAGCAATTTACCATTCAGAGGTTTTCCTGAATTCTGGCGAGCAAACATGATTTTAACTTCTTCATCAGTATAATCAGATAATGTGCAAAATTCTAAAGTGCAAGCAAGAAGTGTTTCTTTTACTTCGTCATCAAGTTTCTTGAACTTCTTTCCTGCAATTTCATATTCCTTAATAATTTGTTCTCCATTTTCTTTTACAGATATGAATACATTTGGAGTATCTTTACTCAATGAGAATACATCATTGATATAATCAATACAGGTAGATGTTCTCTGAGAACCATCTAACGGATAGATTATGTTTTCTTCCTCTACAACATAGATTGGGTTAACTGGAATGCCACTTAATAAGCTATGAATCAACAGACTCTTCATGCGAGTATTCCACTGTCCAGTCGGACGCTGTAGACGATGTTTAAACGATATATTCCCCTTCTTGTTTTGGTTATTTATCCATTGTAAAGTGCGTTCTTTGCTAGAATTTTTCATCATGCTACCTCCTTAAAAATACAAAAATTTTTATATTTTCACAATAGCATAATTGTAAAATTTTGTAAATAGAATTATTCAAAATTTGAATATTTTTCTTTCTGCATTATTCGACAAACTTACGTTCTGGATTTATGTGGTTGGAAATATATGGTAATATAATACCAAGCAAACTGTATTTGAGTTATCGTATCTCAGGTCAATAGCACGACAGAATGCTCGGTATTTACCATACGAAGTGCCATATTTGTAGTTTGGCACGATTCACATCGGAAATAAATTCAGCTCGTTCTGAGCAATACATTTCCCAACTTTAAGAAATACTACAAAGAAGGGAGGGTAGAATTGGAAGTATTTAAAATACTTGTAAGTGGTGGACTTTTAGTATACGGCTGTCATTTTCTTTGTGTCATAGTTGATACAATTGGAAAGTGTTATACTGTTAATAAGTGCAAAGACTATACGGACTCACAAACCAAGTCTTTATCACAAATGTTCACCAAGACTAGAAAAATCTTTCGTAAATAATTCTATTTCTGTATTTGTCATTTATTTCCTTTTATTCCTTAATTGAGGGCAGGTCATCACGACTGTCCTCTATTTTACTTTATTTATTCTCTTTTTACTATTGAAATAATCATTGATGTTTGATACAATAAATTTGTACATACCGACCAATTTTATGTACTACCCCCAATGTTACAATATAGGGAGTCTTTGATTTTTGGTAATCTCAAAGACAATTTAGCACTACAATACAGCAGTTGTAGTGCTATTTTATTATTCTCTATTTTACTCGATTGAAATCAAGATTTCTTGGTTTTGTGTGTTTCTTCAAACTTACGGTACACACGAACCCTGCTGTTGTCCTATTAACAATGTGCTATTTAATAGGGTTAGAGTAGCAACACTCTTTTACGCTTTTATATCTCAGTCACGAGAGTAGTGCGATAACTACGTATGGAGTCCCTTTTACAAGCTATTTTGTAATAACTCAAAATCGTTTAGACTCTCTGAACACCTCCACTATAATATTCTCTATTACAATAGAATCCGTTGCTGATTGCCGATTTAGTCCATTAAGGACATGATACTTAGGGTTTCCCCATATACCCAAATAACCTCCATTTCTGGATTTGACTTTTCTTGTTGTTACCAACATCCTTTCGGAATACATTCACGTTCGCCATTTCTAGCCACGTTGTAGTGTGTTATTTTATATATACGGTATATTTTATTTCTTCCCAGCACTGTGAGATAGCAACTCACAATTACGATTTATTTTGAAACATCTATAGGTTGACTAGACCTAATCTTCCCAACTCTTGATTGTTGTCTTGAGTTAGGTGGGCATATTCAAAACAATAACAATAATTTGAAAAATTACGCACTCACGTAACATTTACCGATGTTTTTAAAACTAAGACCTGCTCCAATAGCAGCTAATAAAGTAGGTATTGCATTACCACTTTTTACAATACCATCTAAAACTTCAATTAATTTTCCACCTGCGTCAATTGCACCTTTAAGGAAATTCGAATTTAAAGTGTCATTCGCAAGCTGTTCCAACTTTGCCTGAGCTAAGTCAATTGAAGCCCGAATTGATTTACTATATTCTTCATTTTCCTCACGAGCTGAACCTTCTGCATGTGTTGCTTCTTCGTAGCTCTTCTTAAGGATATCAATATTACTAAGGGCGGCAGCTAGGGCATTACTTTGCTGCTTACCTGCCAAAGCCTCTAAAAGCGAAGCACGATCAATGTCACTAAGATCCTTCCATTTTTCTCCAATACCAAGGACAATATCATATATATCCTTATAAGTATCTTTGTCCTTCATAATATCAAAACCTGTAATTCCTTTTACAAGTGCTTGTAGTTTTGATGTAGAAGTTACAAGACCATCTGTGTCTTCGCCCATCTCTTTAAGCTCTGTTTCTGATCCACGCAATCTGGCTGAAACTGTACGCCACATATTTCCAACCTTTTCTGGGTTCTGCAAAACTGAGTTCGTTGCCGTTACGAGCGAAACTGACTTTTCAAGTGAGGTGGAAGCAGCGTTAAATGAAGCGGCACTTCTTTGCAATGCTTCGCCTATGCCTCCTGACGAGATCGCCTCATTGTTCGAAACTTCGTTGAATACATCGACTATGTGTTCTGCTTGATCTGCTTCAAGCTGAAAACCTTTTAAAGTTGAGATAAGTGACTCGTTAGCTGTATCAATGTCAATTCCATCACCAACATTTTTATAAAGCTGTGAGATTTCTGCTAATTGTTTAGCGTCTGGAATACTATATCCATTTTTAGACCAATCCGCAGTGGCAGCAATAGTATCAGAAATTGTACCTCTGACTTCTTTTGCAATATCTGCATAACTGTCAAAGTCGGCATAAATCTGTTTTGATGACTGTTCAGATACTTTCGCAAGTTCTGTAATCTGTGTATTCAACTCAGTCACAGTAGACGCAGCTTGCTTGATTACATTAATAACATCATATACCCCAACCATTCCTGCCATCTGAGCAGCAATCTGATGGAATCCACTATTCTTTAAAGTGTCAAACAATGTTCTGCCAGCACGACCAGCTTCGACTTCGGCATTATAAATCTTTAAGATTTCACCATGAATCTTGTCAAGACTCATGCTAGGATTACCACTTTCAATTTCAGCATAGTAAGCTTTAATCTTAGCTTTTGCCTCAGAAGACATCTTGCTATTTTCATTGAGAAGCTTATGAATCTTGTCTAATTCTTTCTGACCTGAAACAAAGTTATATCCCTTCTCAGAAGCCGACATATTGGTAACAGTAGCGATAGTATCTTTGATTTTCTTTTCATAGTTATCTAATCGGTTGATATCATCACTTGTCACCAAACTAGCATCTTTACCCTTTAATTCATTAAGCAAAGTTTCATACTCTTTAACAGCATTCTTGACAGTCTGTACATTTTCTAAATATGTACTACTTGTCCAACCACCATCATTAAATCTGTCAATAGTTGTTTTATATTTGTCAATTTTGCCGTTATATGAATCTAACCGTTTATCATACTTATTAAGATTTACATTTGCATTCTGTTCTTTTGCCTGTGTATTTTCCTTAACTTTCTGAGTGTTCTGTTCTAATACATTATTCTCTTCTTTGATGGAATTGGTAACAGATTCTGTAGAAGCAGATGAAATATTCGTTTCAACCCCAATATTTTTCTGAACATTGGATAATCTGGTCATTTCATCAACTAAATTAGAAACCTTGACAGATGTAGCCTCAACTTGCGTTTGAAGTTCAAAGAATCTATCAGTAGGAACAGTATAATCGTCAAGTAAACTCATATGAGTTTTTAAATCATCAAACTGATCTTTTAATTCAGATACTTCTTGTGATAATTTCTTAAATTCATCATTGTCAACAAGATTAACTTCTTTACCAGAAATACCGCCAGTAGCAGATTTCTTTTGTAATTCGTCATATTTCTTATTTAATTCTGAGATTTTATTCTCTAGTTTATCAATTTCCTTTGACGATTTATTAACATCAACAATAGGAGCAGAAGAGTTTCCAATTCCTTTTGATAAATTAATAATCTCATTTATCTTATTCTCTAATTTGTCAAATGTTTGTAACTGTTCTTTTAATCCAGAATTACCAAACTCGAATGTGAATTTATCTAATTTAAGTTTCTGTAATTCCTTAATTTTATCAATTACCTTATCATCTTTTGCATCTAACTGAATTGTAATTTTCTGTTTACCAGCCTTAGAACTAATTCCGTCAAATACACCATTTGTATCTTTTTCAAATTGTGCAAGACTGGATCTGTAATCAAAACCAATCTTGATAATATCTGAACTTGCCATAATTCACATCCTTTCTAAATTGTGCAACGTTTTCTATACTCATCCTTTAATCGCTCATGATACTTATGCATTTCTCTATACACACTGAAACTAGCAGGAATGTTATACCAACCATGATAAGTACCTTTTGGATTGTAAATAAAATCTGACATAAGATCTGAAGGTGTGATTTGATCATAGTTATCAAACATTCTTTCAGGTGTTACTTCTACACCACCATAAAAAATAGTACCGTGGCTATTTTTATAAAATTTGTTATAAGATCTATATAAGTTATGCGTTCTTACATATTGTTGTGGCGTGTAATCGCTATAATATAAATCAATAAATGACACGTAACCATCTGTTAATCTCTGTTGAGCTTCATGTGCTAATTCAGAAGCTTTTTTCTGAGCCTGTTTTCCCAAATATTTAATAGTGTCTTTATTTAATCCCATTCATCTCACCTCCAAAAATTTCACTATTTTTACACTAAAACTAAAATAGGAGAGCAGTAGTAACCACTCTCCATAAGAAAAGCCCTATACGCTTTGACACGTATAGAGCCTAATATTTAATAATTATGTATAATTCCGTATATTAACCCTACAAATCCAAATACGAAATAATAATGACTTGTTGTTAATGTGAAATTCACAAACGACTGCAACGCTTCTACAAAGATATTATCAACTCCAAATAGACTGAGAAACCATGCACCAATAAGTCCATAAATTATTCCTTCAATCATATAAATCCTCCAAAGAAATTTGAATTTACTTAGACTTCTTTAAATCCACCATTCTTAGCAATCTCAACAATCTTATCTAAATCTTCCTTTGGAATCTCATCGAGTTTCTTACTTACAACGTCCATAAGCGGTGTGAGAGTAGCTTCGCCAAGAGCCTTGAATCTATCTACCTGTTCTGTGATAAAACTGTGAATCTCGTACTTATTGACAAGTAAATCATTTTTCTTTGCTTCCAAAAGATGATTGAATTCAGCCATTTCTGCAAATGGAATCATTGGTGGAATATCTTCTGCACCATTTCCAATAAATAAAATGTCAAATAATCCTGATTTCTTTAACTCATCATATTCTTCAAAGAATCCATCGGTCTCTACAGTAAGGTTTGTATACTGTTCAACGAAAATTCTTGTTTTAAGTAAATACTCAGCAGAAGAGTTTACTTTTACATTTCCTGTCTCTTTGTCAATCATAGTTGCTTTGAGTAAATTACTAATAAGAGCATCCTTCTTAACAAATGGTACATAAGGTGTAATCTTGACATTACTCTTAATAAAATCATCCTTAAGTTTCTGATTAGCAATATTATTATACTTTTCACAAAATTCTTTAATTGTCATAATTCCTTTTTCTCCTTTTAATCATTTATTGGTGAGAATTTATTGCATTCTCCATTATTTATTTCACTCTGAATTCGACCTTCTATAGCTTTTTTTAGAAGACTACAGTTTCGTTTGTATCTTTTACATCCGATGCAGTGAGATTTAAATTCATCAAACTGTGAAGCATTGTCAAAAACTCCAATATAGTCAACAGGATAGATAGTCAGTTCAATTCTAGGATTCTCTGAATCATAATAAATTCTCTGTGGTCTAAATAAAGCTACATTGTCATCTTTCCAGATTAATTGTGTTTCAGTAATAGTGTCATCTAAACACTTTTCATAGTTCGCACAATCCTTGTCAATTCTGTCAAAATAAAAAACAGCATCTATATTAAAATGCTGTGTACTGTTTACTTCCAAATCCCAATTTTGTAATTTAACTTGTTCTTCAATTATTTTCTTAAATTTCTTTTTATAATCTTTTGCTTCCTTCGTTTCATATACCATAGCCATAGGTCTACCATTTTTCATTATAGTTCTAACTGAAGTGTAATGATTGACCGAAGGCGGGAGAGGAGAAGTAAGTTTTAAAATATTTCCCATTATTCCTCCAATATAAAAAGAGCAGTTCCCGAAGAAACCGCTCTTTCATATTTCTTATATTCAATTGTTATATGTATTTGGTTAGCTATTAATAATCATTGGATAAAGCTCCCATTTGGCGTTGGGATACTTATCTACATTTTCGATTACAATTTTATGTACGTCATTCATATTTTCAACATTTTTATCAATATGAATAACCTTGCCTCCTGTAATTTCATGTTCCTCACAAATTAAATTAAAATACGTCATAAACCTCGCCTCCTCATCTCCTTATACAGAATAGTTCATACAAATCTACATGTAATACTCTTGATAATGTAATGGCATGACTAAGCAATATATCCTTTGTCAATCCATTTTCTAAATTGGAAAGAGTTGTAGTAGATATTCCACTTCGTATAGATAGTTCTTTGAGGGTTAGGTCATTTTTATACCGATATTCTCCGATTTTATTATCCATACAATAAGTATGTGTATAAGTTATTCTTTTATAACTGTATAATAATGGAAAAATATATAAGCATGGTTTATGGAATATTTGGTATAATAGAGAAATATGGGTTAATCAATTTCTTTTAATTCTCTCATAACTGGTTCTACAATTGAGTGAATATAGCCATCACCTCCGCGATTTTCATATTCTTCAAACAAATCCCAAAAGACATCCTTTTCAACCTTCGTCCATCCATCAGAATTTTTATACTTATTATAATATCCAACAAGTTTCTCTTTTAATTTTTTAACTTCGGTGATATTATCTTTTTCTTTCATATCATTGAGAGTCGCAGCAATTCCTTCGACCGTTTCTGATAACTTGGTAATATCCCTTTTAATCATTTCATCATGTCGAATTGACTGTTTTACATCTTCAAGCTCTTTACTTTGTAATATGCTAAGATTTTCTGCCGTTTTAACTAAAAGATCATGGTCTTCTTTTTTTTGCCTAAGCCATTTTACAGGTCTTCCGATCATCTCAGAAAATTTTCCAATAATTGCAAATATAGAAATAGATCCAGACATAATTATAAAACAAGTTAGGATAAAATAATTAAAATCAATTTTACTTAATTCTTCTATCGCTTCCATTCATATAATCATCCCTTCTAATTCTTAATAAGCTGTTTAAATGCTTCATATAATCCCGTACTAGCCAAACCACTAAACAAACCGCCTAATAAAATTTCCGGTGTAAAAGACGTGTTAATCCATGAATTTAATATAACGCCTAAAACAGCCATAATAAGTGGAATATATTTATTTACAGCGTCAGTTGTTACAATGTTCTTTAATACATATCCAATACATAAGCAAATACCAACAATAATTGGCACTGCAAAATTTGTTAAAAATGTTAAGTCCATATTTCCTCGCTTTCCACTTAGGCTAACCCAAGCAATTTTTTCCATGTTTTACCTTTTGCCGTGATCACACCATCAACAATACATCCATTTGCTCTCTGATATGCTTTTACGGCAGCATCAAATTTTGAACCTGTGCAACCATCTACCGTGCCACAATTAAATCCTTTTGAATTTAAATATTTCTGGATTGGTTTAACTACAGCATGTTTTCTGTTTGTAGTTACAGATACTGTTACAGTTTTTGATAATGTTTCTCTACCGGCTTTTCCGTCAACCCCTGCACCAATAGCTTTCTGAACATCTTTAATGAACTGTGTTTTTGTATAAAGCATTTCCTGTGCTACAGTAGTAGAAACATTTGTGTTTCTTAAACGCTGTTTGAATTTGTTCCATTCTTCTAGTTTATTCCACCACTGAATAGGGCAATGTTTTCCATTAACATCAAAATGCATATAAACATTTGTAATCGGGATGTTATATAAATTCATAATATATTTACCATATGCAACTGCGTTTTCTAATGTTTTTTCTGTGAAATTATATTTGCCATTTTTGTTACAGTCACACATTTCAATATTGTAAGAATTTGTATTAGTGATTTTACCATACATAGAAGCTCCACCTGTACGGTTGTAATCAGAATAACGTTTTCCACCAACTGAATAAGCTACATAGTTTGCAGGAACAGATATAGTAATTGAATTGTCATCTATAAATGCATGGGCAGAAGCTTTTACAACATGAGTTCTAAAATATCTCGCATTTGATTCATCTGTATCACCGTCATTTGATGTTGCGTGAAAGACAAGATATTTGATTTTATTAGTGTTTCTCTGTCTACCATAATTAGCCCTATTTGCTAAATCTGTTTTTAAAGTATAAGACATGTTTTTCTCCTTTCTTGAGAGATAGGGAAGTAGTAGCGACCTGACTATTGATTCCATAATCGTTCACTCACAGGTATGACATCTACTTTTATATTCATTATCTTGAGCAACCTATTTTTGTGTATAAAAATAACGCCCTAATTTGGGCGTTTAAGTTGATCTGTTTCATAATCTTGCCATTTCTTATAAACGTCTTTTGTGTCGTTTCTAATAAAAGTCATTATTATAATTTTCTTTTCACATTTGGGGCTATAACTCGTATATACATCCACTGGATAAACATTAGAGTCGATGTAAAAAGTTTGTTGATCTCGATTATATATACGAACAACTTCTTTTTCGGTATAATTCCTTGGTTTTAAATTACTTTCAATTATCATTCCTTTTATTCCTCACGTAAATAGCGTAAAAAATAGGGATTCTAACATTGAATAGTGGTATGTTATAATCCCTTATTTAAAATCACTATTCAACATTACTTTCAGCCTCTTTTTCGGCTTTTGTAACAATATCCTTTTTGACAGATTTAGCCTCCGTCTTTTTATTTTCTTTCTTAATAACTTGTGCTTTTGCCTTCATGATAGAAGCAATAGAATTCTTATAACTTTCGCCAAAGTATTCTTTTCTGCTTAAATCTAATTTTTCTAATTTTGCTTTTGCTTCGATACCTGTCATGCGTCCATCTTCAAAAGCAGAAGTCACTTCGTCAATTTCATGGCAATTATCTGAACACCAACAAAAATACCACGTTGGTTTCAAACGATCTTCTGGATTACAAACTGGACAAAATGAATAAGTTTTACCGCAAAGCACACAAGTTCTCAATTCTTTCTTTGCCATTGTTCCTCCTTGTAAGAAGAGGGGCAGTAGTTAAACTGCCCTAAATGTTCTTATAATTCGATGTCGTCTTCTTCCTCATCAATGTAATAAATAGAGAAAAGTTCTGCATCTGTAGAGCAAGCATTTAACATCATAGAACCCTTATAGTCCATTGTCTGAGAATCACCACCCTGTAATGCAAGTGAGAACTCAGGACTTGGCATAAATGAAGGAATGTGAATGATTGCTGCCTTTAATACATCAGTTTCGCACTTATCTACTACAAGTGCCTTGAAGAACAACTCATGAGACTTAGGGAACTTTTTACCAGAATTAGTAATCTTTGCTCCACTCTTAATTGTCTTCTTATACTTGACAATATACTGAGTTTCACCATCTGCTGTAGGCGGTGTTAAAACATCACTCGCAGGAGTTGTTACATGCTGATCTCCTGAATCTTTTACCTCGTCAGTATGTGTAATTCCGTACTCTGTAGCAGAAGCAGCAGACCCTTTCTTAAATTCGTCCTTACCCATAGATCCCTTTGTAGAAAGAGCATTTACATGAATAGAACCTTCAACAAATCCAGTAACGTCCAATGTTTCGCCAGCTTTTACGATCTGAATCATTGGCATAACAATCCCCTTATCTGCGGTTGCAATCTCAGCATCAGTAGCAGAAATAGTCTCTACAACAGCAAGGTTAAGGAATGCGTTAGTTGCAGTAACCTCACCTTTCTTACCTGTATACTTACGATATACAAGGTTTCCATCCTTATCATTGATATCTGTTGAGTCAGCAGTAATATCAATATTCGCCTGTGTAAGCTGTGTTAAGGCGTACAGAGGTGTACCATTAGACTTTGCACCGTAACCAAACTGAAGTCTATCTACGATTACGTCACCTAATTTAAATGCCATAATTATTTTCCTCCTTAAAATTGTTATTTTTATGCAATAAAAAATGAGCAATTAAATATCGCCCATAAAATTGATTAAGTCTTCGGGAATATCTTTGGCTGACACCATACCACCATAAATCCCATGTAATGCAGCCGTTCCCTGTTCGTATTTTTGAATTCTGTTTACAGAATCCATAAACTGACATATATTCACTTGTTTTAATTCTTCCAACTTATATTTAAACCCAGGATGATTTACACAACTCGAAACAAGTGGTAAAAGAGTCGATGTACCTTTCTTTTTGTCATCCTGTTCAGCTTTCATTCTATCTTCCTGTAGTATCCACTGTTTTGTTGTTTTACCTTTTGCTTTTTCCACCTTTGGATGAACATTCATCATCGCTCGAATAAATTCAGCAATTTCCATATATTCATCATCATAAATAATCATATTTTTATCTTGATTTAAAAGCGCAAGATGATTGTATTCTGGATCGTCAACATTTTTCCTTGCTTGAATTAGTTCAAATCCATCAAAACTAAAATCTTTGAATAGTAGCTTTAACGGCTCTTTATCTTCGAGCAATTGATATAAGATATAAAACACTTCAATATCTTTTGTTTTGTTCCAATCCTTTTTAAATACATCATAAAGAAGAACTCGAATAGAAGTAGAATTACTCAGAAAAGGAGAGATTGCTTGGTAAAATTTTGATTCGCCAATATTTAAAATATCTCCTATGGTTGGAATTGAAATAGTTATACCATTTATTGTATAATCCTCACCAAAATACATTTTTAGTTTGTCAAAATGGTATTCTGGATTATGACTTTTTTCTTGTTTCTTTTTTATATCTTCTTCAGCAGCAGATTGAAGATTATTTAATGTCTCTAATACATCCAAATAATCACCGCCTTATACCGTAATTGACTATAGATGTTTTTGAATTAGATGTGTTATAAATTCCATTAGTATCAACAACTTGAAATATAAGAGTGCGAACGATATAATTATTATCTGTCGTGGACTCTTTAGAAGATATAAGATGTGTTTGCATTCCAAATATATTAGACCAATTAAATCGCTCTCTTATAATAGAAGCAATGAGGTCATGCCTTGGAATACCTGTTAATTTATCATTTCTGTCATTACCATGAACAAAAATAGTAAATGTAACATTCGTATACTTTAATGTATCCTGATAGCGAGGCATTTCATCAAAAGATACTTGATAACAGATATAATGTTTTACCTCAGTCTGAGTATCAGGAATAAATAAATAAGGACGAATATTAGAAGTCCCACCAAAATATCTATCCCATTCCCCAAGAGGTTCATACTCTTTTGTATCTTCGTTCCATTCCCAGTTGATATTACCATCATCGTCAAAAAGTTCAGATTCTAATGATTTTTCATTAAGTGCATATAAAAGACATGGATTAAGCATAAGTGCTTTTTCAATCTTTTTTTTATACTGAATATTTTCATCATCAGGAGTAGTTCTATATGCACGAAGCTTATTTAACAAATCATTCTTTGTAACTAATTTTTCTGCCATAAAACACCTCCTATTCAGTTAATTCTAACGACAAAATTTCAGATTTAATCGACAAGTTATCCTTAGTGATTTCGCACTTAACAGACAATATTTTGCCGATAACGGAAGTGTCGTTAGGAAACTTTACTTTCTTTTGGTTGTACTCTGTACCAGCTCGCCATGTTACTTTATCAGTCCAATCTTCATCGTCAATAGAGCAAGTCCATGTAAATGTTGCATCAGCATATTCAGTTGTAATATCTTCGTTGGAATCGTTGAACAGATTTACTGTAAGATTTTTATAAGAGCCGCCAACTTTAATTGTTGAAGTGGATGCTGAGATTCTTGCTGTGATAGAAGATGGGGGAGTGGTTGAAGTAGATGGATCTGTTGGGGCGATTTCTGAATCGAAATAGTTCGCATACATTTCGCCTGTTTCAAGATTGACATAATCAGTATGCTCGTTCCAAAATGCCGTATATATAGTAAGTTTTTGAATACCAAATGGCATTGAATTTTCAACCTTGGTCACTGTCCATACTGTAGGATGTTCTGTTAAAGCACTTACTACAACTCGCATATTTTTAGAATCTTCAGAAGTATACCAAAACTTCTCTGTAATAGAGTTCATTGGCAACCATATCTTATCCTGATTATCTGTGTGTGTAAAATATCTGTCTGTGTAAGTTCCTATAGTATACGAATTCTGTTGTCTTAAACAACACCACATACGTCTCTTAATACGCTTATCATTAGATTTTTCAATCCATGTAAGTTCGTAATTTACTGGCAAAATCAGATACTTAGGAAACTGATTAGCTGGTTCATCACGGCAAATAATCCATTTATGATAAACTCCTCTATCATCTGGAACGTCCACGAAAAGCCCTATCGGAAATGTCGCTCCATAGCGTTTTCTAAAATCAGTCTCATAATAATAAAGGTCATCACCTTCATTGAATATTACAGGCTGACTTGGACGAAACATAAGATAGTATTCCACTTGATCTTTATCCATTGACTGATAAGATTTAATAATAAACTTTGCATCTATCTTTGTCTTATTGGTGTTTTCGTATGTCATACCTTCAGCAAGTGAACGTGTAATTCCATGTTCATCTGTGAAAAAATCGTCATGAAAATGGTCATAGATGTAACAAGTCTTCGTAGCGATGTCGTTTTCAAATGTCTGTTCCATCGCCCAATCAGACTGTTCCTTATAAATCTGACCAATAGTTTTAGCACCGTTGTTCTTGGCGTTTGCGACACGCCTAGCTGTTTGTAGACTCGGCATCGCAACCCACCTCCTCAAACATCTGCTTAATATATCCGTGAGAATCCAAGATTGCCCTACGGAATTTTTTGTAACTAAAATGGTCGCTCTTGAAATTATCCATAGCACCTTGTAAAGTTGCCATAAGAGTTACCATAAGTCCGTTGTCGTTAAATAAGGTTTTTGTACCGCCTAATTTAAACATAACATTCTCAAAGAAGACGAGAAATGCTTCATCATCTTCAAATATTTTCTCTTCAATTGTTTTGTCTTTATAGAGCAGTAGTTTGTGAATGTCACCATGCATTGCACGAACTGCTTCATTGATTTGCTTGTCTGTAAAGTCACCATATATGTATTGCATATTAGGACTCCGTGTTAATATAGGAATTGTACATATATCCGTAATCACGAATACGTTTATTTAATTCAATTTTCATGGAATCAAGACGATCAATCATATTTTTATGATTATCAAGTATCTTCTTTTCTTCTTTACCACCTATCATTACTGATGTGTGCATAATAGAATCAACCTGTGGCTGTAACCATTCAATCGTCATTCCAAGTACAAAAATTCCCACGACAAAATTCATATCAGCCGTTTCATCCACTGAATTATTTAGTGTGAAATCCAACTGTTGAATTTCATTATCGAGTGTGAGAGAAGAGAATAATCTACGCACTCTTGGATTGGAGATTACATTGCTTAATCGCTCTGTATATATTTCAAGCAAATCATTTTCATCAAGAGAGAGTTCTTTCGGATCTGAAATTCGTCCTCTTGTTCGTGAAAAAATTGTTTCGTATGGAAGCGTCATTGTGAGCCTCCTTTACTATTCCTGAACCAATGTAAGTAACATTTTTGTGCCAAAAATTTCATCAAGAGCCTTAATTCTGTGAACTGAATCAAGAGCGTGAGATCCAATCATTGTAGAAGCAATACCTTTAAGGGCTTCCTTTGCTCCCTTTGGAAGTTTCTTAATTGTTTCTGACATCTGTGGAACAGGAAGATTTAAAATCTCATTTAAGTCACTTGTTTCATACATAGACTCATATAAGTCTTTTACAGATTTATTCTGTTCAACAAAATCTTCATCTTCAATAATAATTCTTGGTGAATAAATGTTTACATCTTCACGAGTTCTAACGAGATAAATTAAATCTCTATATTCAACATCAACTACATCTCCACAATCAGCCCAACTATAAAGGATATGTGAACGTGCTCCCTCGATATAAAGTCCACCACTTACTAATGAACGACATGGAATAGTATCTTCGGGTGAAAATGTTTTTACATCTTCTTTAACTTCTGTAGTTTTTGTTACCTTTTCTGTACTACCAGTAACAGTAGTAGTTTTCTTTGTATATGCCATTTCCTTTCAATTCCTTTCAAAAATAGGAGAGTGGTAATCCACTCTCCTTATAATCAATCTATAAGCAAATCTTACAGATCCCACTCACCATGATAACGAGTCATAAGAGTTGCAACACCCATACGTCTCTGTACCTCATAAGACTGCATATCATCCTTAGTAGCACCCTTTTCGTTTACTTCAAGCTCAGTCTCACCGTAGTCAACAAACTTGATAAATCTGTCATCAACTGCTGGCATAATATAGAGCTTCTTGTTATCAACGATAGGAGTAGCAAGAGACTTATCAGTAAACTTCTGTGGAATCTCCATAAGAGGTGTTCCTTCGTAGCCACCGATAATACCTGTGTTTGCTACAGACTCCTTGATTGAATTAGCAGGATCAGCCCAATCAACCTTTGTAAGAGCATTAAGAGACTTTAACGCTGTCTTAGTACCCATGATTACAACACCGCTTTCGTTAGCAGCACCAACCTTTTCGATAATTGCATCAAACTGAGCCTTTGTAGAAGCAGCTAAAGCACCAGTACCCTTGAGAGTAGCAGGAACAGGAATAAGGTTTACACCATTTGCAAACTGAGAAGAAATGAGTGTCTGAACCTTCTGGATATAAGCCTTAACAACCGCATCTACGAAAGCACCCCAATCCTTACGACCAGTTAAGAAGAGACGAATATCTCCACCAACCTTGATACCATATACTGCTGTATCAACATGATAAGACTGACCAGAACCTAAACGCTGGATGGATAAATCATGTGCGTCACCGCTGACCTTACTTACAGTAAGTAATACTTCATCATCAGCCCAAAATTCATTTACATCTCCATCTTTCATATTCTTTGACTCAACATAATTGTTGAAAAACTCATTCTCAGAAAGACCATGAGCAATCTGAGTATCAATAATTTCCTCAATTACCTCGAAGAACTGTGTTCCTCTCTCAGAATTTAATGCTCTCTTAATCTGCTTATTAGAAGAATCCTTAGTAAGTCCAAGGTATTCAAAACAAGCCTTTCTAATTGTGTCACTAGCTTCTGCCTTAGAAATTACACGATTAGAATCGGCATCATAAATTTCACGACCTGCACCGAGGTCAAACATAAGATTTTTTACACTTGTATCTAACATTTATTTATTTCTCCTTTCTCAAAAATTAGGCTTTCTTTGTAAGCTGCATAGCGGCAGTTACACCAGAAATGGCTTTGAGTTCAACACCGTCTTTAACAGCGATTTCACCAGAAAATCCATCTGCTGAAATTTCAACTACATCACCAACTGCGAGTTCATAAGCTCTAACTACCTGAGTAGGAGCATTTGTATAGTTGCTTTCTTTCTTAAATGTGTTGCTATATGTCTCCTCGATCATTGGCACCTGGTATACAAACAGGGCATCTCCAGGAGTTACTACTTCTACATAGAAATTTCCATTATTTGCCTTACCAACGACCTTTCCTTCAAATGAAGTAGGCGCTGCTGCTTTATAAAGATCTAACTCTACGAATTCACCCTTACCAACGAACCAACCGTTATCCACATAAGCACTTGCTGCTTCTGCTAACTGAATGTTGTAAATATGCTTTCCACCATCTCTAGCGAGAACCTTAGAAGGGAAAGCTACTGCATGTTTTGCAATACTAACCTGAATCATGTTTTATCCTCCTTAAATTTTTGCATTAAAAAAGACACTCTATTTGAGTGCCATTACAATGATTTATATTTCTTGTTTTATTTGCTAAAAAGATTTCCGTAACGGTTATCCTTCTTAGACTTGTTTACATTAGCGAATACTTTTACGGTTGATTTTTTCTGAGTTTTCTCAGTAGTAGTTGCAAAAGTCTTCATATTAGAATCCGCATAAATAAGTTTTGCTTCCTTCTCTAAATCTTCGAGAGAGTAATTATCCATATTTGTATACAGTTCCTCAAAATCCTTATTAATGAATTTTCCTTCTTCATCTTTTTCAGAAATAGAAGCAAAATTTTCATTTTCAAGAATTTCCTCACGCTTTGCATGAAGTTCATTCTTTTCTGCTGTCTCCTTAAACTCTTTGAGTGCAGCGTAGTTTGAACGCATAGACTGTAACTCTGCAAATTCACTATCTGTTAAAAGTTCACGATGTAAATTGTATCTTTCTCCATCAAAAGCTACGTTATCACCATCTTTTGTATAGTTCTGACCGAAGATTTTATCACCATTCCAGTTTTCATATGTAAAATGATCATCGTAAACAGCGTTGATAAAGTACCACTCATTATCAGCATCTTCATATTCAGATAAAAGCTGGTAAAGTGCATATCTTGTATCTTCATGACTGATTTCATATGTACGAACAATCTTTTCAAAAATCTGACTTTCTCCTTCATCACCATCTGGATCAGAAGTTCCTTCGCCATCACCTTCTCCATCATTGGAAGGCTCACCAGATTCTCCGCTACCTGAGTTATCTCCTTCTGAATTGTCATCATCGAACATCTCAGCGAATTTTGCTTCAAGTTCCTCATCTGACATTTCTGTATAGTCGAATGTTACATCTTCAGCAGTCTTACCATATTTGGCAAGTAACTCTTCAAATTTTGTCATTTTGTTATTTGTTCCTCCTTCCTTTGATTTTTGATTTATATCAAAACTCTCAAGAATATTAGTTAATTTCTCTAAAGTTTCAACCAATTTGTTGTCTGTGTTAAATGTTACTGTTTCCGCATTTACAGCGAAATCTTCAATTTTAAAATTACTTCCTGCCATACCAGGGGATACATCCTTTGACAGAAGAGTAAGACCTGATACATAAAAATCATCTAACTGCAATGTTTTATTAGCAGTATTAAATGATAACTCCCTAATGCATAATTCCACCGAACAATCTACAGTTCCACGTCTATTAAGAATCTCAATAGCGTCCTGACAATACTCATCGTATAAATAACCATGCAAAACTGCACGATTTACGCCAGCGTCTTCATCATATTCAACAGTAGTCTTTGTGCCATCAATAACACCGATAGGCTGTTCTTCATATACAACTTTATCGTTACCATCTTTGTCAGTAGTCACATAATAATCATGGCTACCGAAGTCTAATTCATTATCTGAATTGGTAGTGATATGTGCTAAGATTGGACGAAAGTTTGCTGATGGAACATTTTCATTAAAAGATTCTTCGGAGATTTCCGATTTATTGAGATTGACATGATCGTGAAATGCACGACTGACGAATGGAGTAAGAGATTCTTTATGTTTATCTTCATCTTTGGAAATTTTTTCAAAATTACCATTCATACGAACCATAAGTTCTTTACCGAATTCATTACTATCAAAATGAGCAAAATTATTCTTTAAACAGAACTCATATAGCTCATCAATAGACATAATTCGTCTTTTCTTCTTTTTGGGCATTATTTAACCTATTCCTCCTTTCTTTGTTGATATACCACTCAAAGTAGGGGAGTGGTTAGAATGTTAGCATGTTGCTATACTGAATTTTTTTCATATCTATATCATTTGAAAACTGCATCTTATCAGTATTCAAAAATACATAAATACCATTATTGTTATGTACCTGCTGATACCCTTTATTAGATAGAAGAGTAGCGGTAGGAATATCTTGTGTTGTTATAAATTTCTTGTTCATAATCCAGCTACTCCTTATTTATTGTTCTTATCTTGATCTTTTGTCTTGAGTCCTTCATCACTTAAATCTGATTGGTCTTTTTCCTGACCACCACCTTGATTATCACCAGATTGTGTATATGACGTGCTAAACGGTTTAAGTTTTTCACCAAGATTTAGACAATCTTCCTCTAAGAAATTCATAGCAAGGGTATCTTTCTCAGATACACCATTTAATGTGTTGTATAAAATCTTGTTTGGAAGTCCATTTTGACAAGACTCAAGGATTGATTTCTTAAAGTCATCCTTCTGATAAATAGAGACATCAAAAAATTTAACTTTACAAGGTTCAGATATCCAACTAGATAAAAGTCGATTTACAATCGCTTGAATCTGTGGAATAAGAGTTGAAATAGAAAATGTAGAATCTGCAAGTACGCCATATTTAAAGGCAGTAGAGTTAGAAGCGGAGTTTAGATTTAATATCTGAGCACCACCAGCCGTATTAAGAATTTCTTTTGTTGCTTTTTCGACCTTTGTTACATCACCAGTTGCATCATCTGGAAAGCTTATTTCATGCAATTCGCCAGGAACAATGGCAGCAGAGATATATGGTGGTAATGCTTCTTCAAGCATACGATTGAAATACTGAATCATTATATCTGGATTTACAGCCCAATCATCTACATCATTCCCCATAGTTTTCATTTCAAGCCATACCAATTTATAAATATTGGCTGCTTGTTGAACTGCCTGATAATCAGAAGCATCCATAAGGTCAATCAATGATAAAAATATAGGAGTAAGTACAGGAACGATTGTTTCCCAATCCTCAGATCTGAATTTGATACATACATTGTATTCTTCAGGAATTAACTGATATTTTTCATTTGTACTTTGATATGTGTTCCACATACTATTGAATGGCTCTCCCCAATATTCCAATAGTTCGGAATTTCGCTTAAAATAACTCATATCCATTGCACATGCAAATGAACCATCAGGAAATACACCTGCAATTCTCATGTATGATGGATCTAATGGAAGAATAAACATTCCTTGTCCTTCAGTATAATAAGCACATCCATAAAATGCGTCTTCTCGAAGCGTTATAGATGCAGCTTTACGAAACTCATAATTCAATCCAAGAGTATCTACAACATCAACTGTCTCTTGATACTTTTGCAATGTGGATTTTACGTCATTATTATCTGAAATTATAAATGGGGGAACTATGTTACGAATAGATAAATCAATTTGATTTGCATAATATTTGCAAAGACGATAGTAGATTTCTGAACGATAATAAAGATAACGAGATAAACTTCTAAGACTTGCTTCACTAGAAGAAATGTTTTTAATATAATCTTTTACATCTTCCTTGGAATAATTACTAATTGTAGTATATGTCTTGGATTTCTGAATATCTCGAAGACTTGTGATAGCACTTGTTGCATCTTCATAACGTTCAAGTCTACTTTTATTTTTCTCATACCATTCACGCATTTCATTTGCGGTTGGCTGTTTAAGAGTAGAAGAAGTGGTTTTCTTCTGCGAATTATTTACTTTAGCAGGTGCATTAGAATTTGCATCTACTTTCTTAGGTCTAGGCATATTTGATAATGCACCTCCTTAATTATATTTTGCTTTACGGATTGTAAGTTTGTTGATGAAACTTGTGGCATCCTCTTGTGGTCTTCTTTGTCTTACTTGATCTTGACTTCTTAATGTAAATAAGGCGTGTCCCATTAAGGCGAGACAGTACGATCTATCATCATGAAGAATGTTCTCAAAACCAGGAGCAAGGTCATATCTAATATTTCCATTAGAAGATTTGTATTTATACATGTGAGTTAATTCTTCCTTCATAGCATCAAGCTGTTTAAGACCAATTTCTTCTTCAAGAGATAATTTATAATTCTTTTCAACAACCTCACCATTTTCTTCTTCAAGCATAGTAAGATTTCCATGATAATCATACTCAGCAGTAAAACTAATCAAGTCCTGATCAATCATTTCACATAACTGCGAATACATAATTGCTTTATATTTAGCTGGTTCACGCATACGAATAATATCAATAGCGTCTGGATATCTTTTTACATATGGAACAGCATAATCATAATTCGCATCAATCAATCCATGATGTTCATAGTCTTTTTCGCCTTTATGTTTTGCTTCATAGAAATTATCAAAAAGTAGATCACATATCTGGGTCGCTCCACCGCCAGAACCTGCGTCAATGTATACTCCATGAATATTTTTATAATCAGGAACACCGTATCCGTTATACCTGACTATAATATCTTGAAGCATTATTACCTGTTCAGGGGTAGTAAGTGGTTTTTGTGTTTCTTTATCAATCAAATTGATACCATTTACAACGTCTAATAACCAACCACGCTTATCATCTCTATGTAATTTACCAACTAACACAAAGCTATTATCTCTTTTTTTTGCGGGATCAAAACAGATGACCATAAGAGAATTGTCATCATTAACAAGCATTGGCGGTCTAACAACGCTATTTCTAAGCACTTGTGATTTCTTAACTGCAATATCATCACCAAGATCTGAATCGAATTTATTCATATACTCACGAGTAGCTTTAGTTGGGTTCATCTTCATTTCTGAATCAATCTTTGCTTGAGTAAGTAATGGAACAGGATATACTTTTCCATTATAAGTAGCATGAAGAATTACTTCGCAATCTATATCTGCACAGAAATAATTCTTATCACCTGCCATAGAGTGCATTGCAGCTTCCTTATATCTTTTATAGAAAACATCATCCATAGAACCTGCTGAACTTGCACATACAACTTGATTTGGGAAATTTGGTGGAAGTAATGTTACATCAACATCACCACCAAGAGCGAAGTCACTGTTCTGAGTGACGAATGGAAGAGTAGCAGCGAACATATCTTCAGATACATACGATGCTTCATCATAGAAATTAAGTCGGCTTCTTCGACCACGAGATCCATCAAAATTTGAATTAACCGTAGCAAGAGAGCTACCTGAATAAAGCTTAAAGGAATAAGAAGCTGGATCATGCCGAAATCCCTCGCTGTTGGCACTTTTCACTAACTCATTCAAGAAAACGTCAGTTAATCCAGTAAAAGAAGCTATCTCTTTTTTAGCAATAGATTCAATCTTCTTCATCATACCTATACTTTGCGAGCCTGTCGAACTCAAAATGTATCCTTCAAATTTGGGCAGGAGCATTGTTTTAGCCATTAGGAATGGGCTACCAAGTGTAGTTTTTCCTGCATTACGACTCATACACCAAACAACATTTGGTGTAATCCATGACATCATAAATACATATTTCTGATAGTCAAGAAATTCGATACCGAAAAATCTTTCGCAGAATTTTACTGGGTTTCTGCGCCCCCACTGAATTATTTCAGAGAATTTTTTTAAACCCTCTAACTTTAATTCAGACATATCATAATAAGTAGGTTTTTTGAAAAAAGTAAAATTCTTTGGAGTAAATTCATTTATAGAATCACCCATCAGGACAATTTTATCATCAGCCATCTTCGATTACTTGCCCTTTCTCATCTATAAGACCTTTTTCAAATAAGAAATCTTTAAGGTCTTTATTTTCCTTTTTCAATAACCTACTAAATTCAACTGCATTATCTCTTTCTTTTTGAAGATTAAATAACAATCCTTTTTGATGAATAACTTCTTTTTCCCAATCGTTTTCATCAGGATTTAACTGTTTTAATTGGTTCTGATGATTTCTTGTCATAATATCTTCGATTGCCATATTAGTTTCATAATCGAATGTATTTACCTCCGAACCATCTAAATCCATTTCTTGTAATTCTTTTATGATACCAGTAAGAGTACCAGCACCTTTACTTTTTCTATTGTTATTATTTTCAGATATTCCGTTATCCTTTGCTAGTGCAAGGGCAGAAGATATCATTTTTTGCTTTGTTTCAGCTAAAGATTTAATTGTTGATATAACACCTGGATTACTACCAAGTTGTTTCTTGTATTGTGAAATAGTATCATTGATTGTTTTTACATCCTTAAAAGTTTGCACAATTTCAATTACAGCTTCAAGCTTCAATCCATCATCTTTTACAGATTCATCAAAATATCCAACAAGCTTAGAGTAGAGAATAGGCTGTTCTGAAATTGGTTCATTTTCAAAAGGATCATAACCTAAAAATCTAAGAACTGTTCGTTTATTCTTTTTATACATTTCAACGACATCTTCAGATAATTCGTCTTCTTTATTCTCTTGTGTAACTTCTTCATCTTTGTAAACTATTTTCTCTTTGAACATGTCGGAATCCATGTATCCCATACCAACATAATTTTTCATACTGATGTTTTTAATGTATGAAGTCCAGACGTTTTCTTTACCTTTTCCTGTAACCATGTTTTCAGATTCTTGAATACTTGCATTCCATACAGTTTCAAGAAAAGGTTTATTAAGATAATATAATGCTTTCTGCACACTCTCTTTCGTTGGCTCATGTTCTTCGCCTCGTTCGTCAACTCGTAATGCAATTTTACGGGCACAATCACGACAGATTCTCGAAAAACTTTTTCCACCAAGTAAGGGGTCTGTATCATAATAAAATTTTGTTTCTATATCCTTATGTTTATCACACATAGGGCAGTGTGCAGTACCTGCATATTTATCAAGTTTATACTGCAATTCTTCAACTTTTTCCCTAGCTTCAGCAGCCGTTAATTTAACTGGTTGCGTAGTGCTTTTTCTTGTAGCCAATCAACAGCCACCTCCTTTTTTCAATATAAAAAAGAAGCACTTCATACGAAATGACTTCTCAAAATTTCAATATTAACTTTCCAACGAAAACGCAAATTCTTAATACTTATAACACGCCCTGTAGGAGTCGAACCCACATCTCTCAGATTTGGAGTCTGATATTCTAACCAATTAAACTAAAGGCGTATATAATAAAAGAGCCATCTCCAAAAGAAATGACTCTTTCTTCCAATATTTACCAATCAGTCGCCAAACCGGTTATAACTGTATAGAGCAGTAGTCTGGATAGTAGGACTCGAACCTACAACGTCTAGTTCCCAAAACTAGCGGACTACCAAATTGTCCTATATCCAGATAATATTTTTCAAATTTCTCCATATACTAAACCAAAAGTATCTAAGGAGAAACTATCATGAACGCTTCATATAAAACTGCAATTCAATTCAAAGATTTATATATTCCCGTAAAAATGTTAAAAACATCACACAACAGTTCTATAGAACTTAATCAACTCTGCAAAGACTCCAAAGAAAGAGTGCGTTATATCAAATTTTGTCCATCTTGTAATAAAGAAATCCACAATGAAGATATTGTAAAAGGATATAAATATGCAGAAGATAAGTATGTTATTTTGGAACAATATGATATAGAATCAATTACATCAAACAAAGATAGAACACTTTCAATAAAATATTTCTGTAAATCAAAAGAAATATCAGACCTACTCATAGATAAATCATATTATTTAATTCCTGAAATGGAGTCAGAAATCGAATATGAACTTCTTCGTAAAGCTATGACTACGAATAGAGTAGTAGGTATGGCTGAAATTGTATTGGGTACAAAACAAGAATTAGTTGCGTTGTTTGCCAATAAGAATTGTATTATTGCAACCATTTTATTTTATGAGAACGAGATTAACGAATTACCGATTATCATGAAGCATAAAACAGATAAACAACAACTCAAAAATCTCAAACAAGATATCTTAGATAATACAAAAGAATTTGATTGGGAATCTCATTATGATAAATATCAACTCAAGTTAAGAAAATTGATATTTGATAAAATTCCAAAATGATATTGCCTTTCTCATTCCATCCTCGAATGGCGAGCTTTCATCTAAACTGCATAGGACGTATCCTATTGTTACAACAGTACCAGTCCGAAGACCGCAAAGGGCATAGGGCGGTAGTAAGTGTTGAACTTACACACTAAATTTCGTATGCATCCAAAAGATAAGCTTTCACATCAGGCTTACCGCATAAAAAATAGGGCATAACGGACTCGAACCGATACTCATGGAATGAAAATCCATTGTCTTACCTTTTGACTAATGCCCCATATTTAGGGTGGAAGAGTACCACCCATTATTTTTTACAGAGTATATTCTGTAGTTCCTTCGAAAGTATTATTCAACGCACGAATTTCAGCTAACTTCTCAGTAACAGCTTCCTTAACTTTTGTAGCAAATAATACACACTGAGCCTGTGCATACAGTTCCTTCTTATCAAGAACAGTATTTAATACTGTATCAGGATATTTTGTTACATCTCTTTCAAAATGAAATGCTAAATCTTCATTGATAAGTTTTCTCTCATTTGTTACATCCGTAATCTCCAATTCAACAATAGTAGAATCGTCTTTTGGATCTGTTGTTACTTCTGGAACACCATTATTAAGCTTGATATTTCCCTTGAACTGTATTTTACTATACTCGATATACTTATTGTAATTTGCAAGTAATTCTTTTTCCTGCTCACTTGTCAAATCAGCAGTGCCAAGACTTGTAACAGTAATATCTACACTTGCGATGTCATTTTCTACATTAAATTTCTGATCTAATTTCATGAATTTGTCCCCTCACTTTCGTTTGAAATTATCTGATTATAAGCATCTTTGAAACTGATTACTAAGTCCCTTAAAGTCTCTTTATCAATAGTACAGTCCAAATTGCTCATATCAATATTTGGATTTGATACCGTAAATTCCAATGTATTTCCATTTGGTGCAAATAAAACTTCCACAGATTCATTAAGCAGAAGAGTAATAGAATCAATTTTATTTCCATTATTCGATGTTACTCGTTTTACTTGACCGACTTTTAATCTATCATTTTCAATAGATAATCTACTTGCCATTGTATGTACACTCCTTTCTTTTATTTTTTCGTTTTCCTTTTAATCATTAGGTGTTAGGTGGGATTTGAACCCACGATATTCAGAACCACAATCTGACGCTTTAACCTACTAAGCTACTAACACAGCGACTCTATTGGGAATCGAACCCAAATCTTCTGATAGACAGTCGGATATAATTACCTTTATACTATAGAGCCATAATTATTTTTCATAACCTTTACAGAGTGCTTTGAAAAATATAAAGTCAAGTATCTCTAACGAATCGTATGGGACTTGAACACATGTTATTCTACCGTGACAGGGTAGTGCCATAACCAACTAGGCGAACGATCCATATTATCTGTCTTTCTAAATTGTCAAATTAGATATCAGCCAATTTTTCTCCATATATTTTCAGTTTTCGGAGTAAAGACCTCTCGACAAGATTTAGCGCCTCTTATCTGACAAAATACAATTTTAATACACAACTACATATCTCCTTGATAAAATCTAATGATTTTTTAACAAATTAACAAGCGTAATATCCGATTATACGAACCGCCCTTTACGGACAGTACCAGATTCGAACTGATATCTCTTGCAAATAAGGTTCTCATTAATGCCGAGAAGCACGAATACCCATTTCTCCTAAAACATCCAACTGATTTATATCTGTTGTTTAAAACTCTTGATTGGGATTTTGCAACGAAAATTATATAAAATTCATGACAGAGTTTGATAGAAAAGAAGATATACCGCATTAAGGTTTCGTGCGCACTAGAGTCTTTGTATAGTCGGCTCTACCAAAATGCAGTAGTAGGACTTACAATGCTACATGAATAACAAATGCCAAGATGATTAGGAAATTAATGTCAGTTTACGTTGACATAGATTTTACGCTATTGAATGCCACCATCCAACATGTCTGTAAAGACGCAACCTAATCTTTTTATATTTTATTATTCTCTGAATTTGACGAAGTGCTAGACAAAAGCTTCATCGGCATCCTCAGTGTCTTCACGAATTACATACATCTGAGTAGTTTCGGAAGATTCGTGTCCCAAAAGTTTCTGTGCTGTTTCCAATGCACGATGGTCATAACATACAAGATTGGTCGCTCTGCTTCTTCGGAAGTTATGTGGAGTCGTTCTCCTACCGACAATTTCAGAAAATTCATTTATACACCAATCATTGAATGCACTATATCCAATCTGTCGCACCTTTGAACCATCTTTAGTTTTTACGACAAACATATAAGGGCAATCATCATCGCCACGCACTTCAAGCCATTTCTTTAATGCGTCCATTACATCTTGTCCAAACTGCAATTTTCTAACCTTACCAACAGCACTACGTCCCTTGCAGCGAATCTCATGTGTTTTATAAGAAACAGATTCTACTTCTTGCTCTTTGCCATCCTCATCGACGATTGTTACAATTTTCCTCTTAGGCTCATAATTAACAACATCTTTGAGCAACTGTAAGCTCTCTGCATGTCTGCATCCAGTAGAATATGTAAACTTTACATATGCTAATTTCTGCCATTCTTCACGTTCAGCTAATACTGAACATAAATGATCCATTTCATCAGGAGTCAATGGTTCTTTTGCGAAAACCTTGCCTGTTTTTGGTACTTGCATCTCCGCAGTTACATAATTACGGAACATAGGATAGTCCTCGTCATAAAAATTCTCAATGAATTTATTCAATGCACTGACAGAAGACTTTTTAAATTTAATTGCAGCTTCAGATAGTCCACGATTAGCAAGAAAGTTCATATAGCGAAGAAATTCTTTCTTTCTAATTTCTATGCAGTTTTTGTTATTCAGATTATTTTTAACCCATACGAAGAATATCTTTAATGCAGACCTATAAGCGTGCAAACTATGTGGTGAAAGATGAGTCTGATTACTGAGGTAATCTTCGACCATATTTCTATTAAACTCATTAACCTCTGCCCATTCCTCATCTGTAACTGGATCTAATTTATCTGCTATTTTACCATTCAATAATCTCACTTCCTTTCACATATAAAAAGAAGCAGTAGTAGTAATAACTAAACTGCTTCACTATAATCTATAACGTTTCTTCCCCATTTTATTTCTTCACTATATTTTAATTCGCCTATTTTAGACACCTTATCCCAATCTATATTATTCTTGATAAAAGATTCAATGCTTTTTCTGAGTTCTATAGAATCATTATTTAAAATGTTATATGTATTATCTTTTGTCAAATCACAAGGGAATAAAATATAATAATGAATATTATTTTCTTTAAACATTTTTTGTTTCTTAGATAAGTCTTTACGATATGTTTCTTTAGATTTACTGCTCGTGATCTGCTTATTTGAAAAGAAATAATTTTTATATGCCTCAATTACACCTGCAATTTCAATATAAATATCATTATCTTTAGTATGAATTAAATAATCACAATTCATATTTCTGTGATAAGATGGAACAAAAGATGAATATTTTACATCTCGAAAATAATCTATTCCATATCTTAATCCAAATTCTCTAAGATATTTTGAAAATATATATTCAAATTGGCTTGTAACATGTTCACCATCACTAAAATCAAATGTGATACCTCGACCTCTCTTGCCTAAAGAGATTCCTTCATTTGCCAATAATGTTTGCAGATTACAATTATAAAATTTTTTAATTGTTCTTTGTAAAGAATCTGTATTCAACCATTCATGAACACTGTCTATTTCAGATGTAGTAATAAAATTTCTATTATCATCTTTTACATATTTACATATATCTTTTAGCATTTGGTCTAATTCATCTTTTGTTAAAGTTCTATCCAACATTGACTCTTGAATTATTTCTAATCCAAGTTCCTTTTTCATATTATTAATAGTTCCCCAATAAGTTTTAATCACTTCTAATGGTGGATGATAGCAACCTCTTCCTCTAAAATCATCATACATTAAAGCTCTATCTTTTTCTGATTGTAATTTGTAAATCAGTTTGATCATTTTATCCTTTGACGGTGTTTTACCTTTTGCTACAAAACCACACCAATCAACAAAATCAGCCCAAGTTTTAACTGATCTATCTGGGCAATTATTTATATACCATCTACCATCAGGTAAGTTAAATGGCTCTTTCCGCAATAAATCATATTTTATTGGGTTGCCTAATTCTTCACTTTTTTGAATATATTTCCTTACATAATAGTCGTAATCCTCGATATTAAATTCTCTTTGTTTTGTACTTTTCATAATTTTACCTATGCCTTCTCCTATGCCAATAACTAAAAAATAGAACAGTAGAAGAGAGGCATAGGTTCTCATATACTTGGTAGCTACTCCAAATACCTACTGTTCCATAAATCCCACAATCAGCTATGACACCAATCATGAGTACAAATATTTATTCTCCGTTTCCATCCACAGAAACATAGAAAATTGACTTTAATAGGATTCGAACCTATATCCATTCCGTCAGTGGCTTTCACACTGGTATCTGCGGTTTTACCTTAGATGCTTTAACCATTAAGCTATAAAGTCATACAAAAAGAGTGTGCAGCATACACCGCACACTCCAAATATTTAAAAAATAAAATCAAGCAAATCAAATAATCTTCCAACCGAATTATATTCGTCAAAATCACTTAAATCAATCGGCTTACTAGAATAAAATTCACGCTTTTCATATCCATTAACATCACTTTCAACAGAAGTAAATCCGTGAATTTTTCCGTTTTCATCTTTATCAAATGTAATATTTTTATGAGAATTATCACTTACGTCACTGCAACTGCAATTCTTACAATTACCATCACAATCATCGTCTACATCTTCAGCGTCATCACCAATGTTGAATTCATGAATAATGCATCCAGAATCTTTATTGTCCTTAACAAAAGCTGAACTTACATCTCCATGAATAAACACAATGTCTGTCTCATTCATATTGATATAAGTATCACTTCCCTCATACTTAGCAACCTGAACACATACATTCATTTCAGAATCAATACTAAGAATAAATGCATCATCATAACCGTCCAAATAAGGATCATTCAAATCGTTACAAGAAGCAAGTTTAAAATTCGTATTCTTAATAACAGAATTAAGAACATCTTTCATCACATCATACTTAGCCACAACTACAATTTCTGAACAATCATCGTCATAATCTCTTGTACAAACATCCAGCTTGTCAAAAGTATCTGCTAAAAATTCAGCAAAATCATTTGTATCTGTAAAACCAAATGTTTTCAATATATTTTCACCACCTTAGAATTAGAGCTGTTTTGCAGACTTTGACATCTTAAAGCAAATCTCATCATGCTGTGGAGTTACATACTCCTCACCTTTGCGATTGCCCATCATAATTTTTCCTCTACGCTCTGGAACTGTCTTGACCTTAAACTTTCCAAGTTTTCCAACTGCAACTGATTCTGCGTGGTTTGCTGTTAATGTCTCTGTGATTACATCAGCAAAAGCATCAAGAATAACTGCGATATCCTTCTGTGAAGCTCCCTCAACTTTATTTACTACTGCCTTTAATACCTCGTTCTTTGTCATTTTAATTTTCTCCTTTTTCTCAATTATTTATTTTTTTTAATACAAAAAGAAGGTAGTGTCTCATTTGAGTACACTCCCTCCGATACATACAATTGTGACAGCAACATCACAATTTCTATACAATCGGACTAATTAAAAGTAGAAAATTAGCCCAATTTTCATAGTTACTTATGCATAATATAAAAACCAAGTCACTTGTACTTGGTCTACTTTGTCATGAAATTAGTAATAATTCTTGTCTTGGAATCAATAATGTCACCATTTGAATCCAATGCAAGATACATAAACCCGTTCTGATTTGGAATTATAAGTTTACCGTTGTTATAATCCAGCTTATCCAAATCACACACACAACCTTGCTCATACATTTTTATTCCACCTTGAGTAAAACTTCCTACTTTATGGGTATGAGCCATTACGATTCCAGTAAATGTGCGATCTACACGCAAGAAATAATTGACTGCCTTTTCTGTTGTTTTTAACATACCAGATGAATAATTTAATGGGTGACAGAAAATTACATTACCTTCTTTTATCCACCATTCTTTATCATAAACGATTTCAATATTTGAATCTTCAAACACTTCACGAATAGAAGAGTATTGTGTCTGGGTTTTATTTCTTTCATCATTAACTTTGAATCCATCGTCTACAATCATTCCTAGCGGATCTGTTGGGATGATGCCAAGTAATTCGTTTGATAATCTATCAGAACAGTATCTTTGCATACGGTATTCATGATTTCCCATCACAAACATTACCTTTTTAGGTGTAGTCAGATTGATTAAATCAATAATATACTGTCTTCCTAAAACAAGTTCTTCATCAAGATTTACTTTGAATTTTTTAGGAAATGCAGAACATGAAAAACAATCCAATAAATCACCATTGACTATTAAAGTATCTACAATTCCCTTATAGCTTGTAAAAATATCAATAGGTAAATTAAACGGAATATGAACATCTGACACACATAAAATTCTTTCAGATGCACCCTCGCAGTTGTGAATATAATTATCATATTCTTCATATCCGACTGCCTGTTTTCTAAGCTGATCTGGTGTAATGTTCAATCCAAGCATATCTCGAATTTCAATCCAATCCATATCTGTCTCTTTACGTTTCTTTGCAAGACAACATCTTAATTTCCATTCAAAATCTGTTTCATTTTCTAATCTATGTAAGTCGATTATAACATCCACCTACTCTCTATTCAGCAGACTCAGACTCTTCATCTGAAATCTCAATACTGATTTTAATATCAAAGATAGTTGTACCTTTTGGTAACTTCTCAGCAATACGATCTACAATAGAACCTTCATCGTCAACGAAGGTTCCATTTTCAATTCTTACTCCACTTGCTGTGATATTCTTTTTAGCCGCACTAACAGTTGCTTTCTTAATTTTACTATCTACCATATTTTCTCCTTTTTCTCCAATAAAATAGGAGAGCAGTGCGCCCTCCTTAAAATAATTCCTCAATATCTGTAATAATGTGGTCAGCTACACCTTTTTCAATAATCTCGTTAGCGTCTAGCCACCAATTTTTACGATAATTTTTATCATATTCACTCTCAATAATCTTTGTATGACTTAAAATAAACTGTTTTGTGTCTTCCTCGATTTTCTTAGTTCTCTCTAAATCATCAAGTACCTTGCCAGTATCTCCGTAACTACCTGTAGAACCATCATGAATAAGTGCTTCGGTAGACGACAGGATATATCTGTTGCCCCTTGGGATACCCATAAGCAAAAGCCCTCCTGCGGAGTAACATTTTCCCATTCCAATAGCATAAACTGGTGTCTTAGAAAGATTACAGATATTAATAAGCTCGTTTATTGCATTAAGAGAACCACCATTTGAATTAATCCAAATCTTAATTGACTTTCTTTCGGCAATTGCTATATCCTTGTCTTCTCTATTCCATTCAACTATTTCCTGAGTCCATTCTACAATTCCGTCATCAATATCTTGATTGATGAGAATTTCACGATTATTTAATCGCTTATAATAATCAACAAGAGTCGGATCTGCAAGTTTATAATTTGCTTCATTTCCTAAACTATCAAACTCTAACTGTAAATAATCTTTATTCATAGGCATTTAGCCTCCAATTTCATAATATTTTACATGTCATCAGCTACAGCAGCAATCTTACTTCTGTAGATGTTCTGTAATTCAATTTCTCCATAGAAATCATGTCCTCTGAATACCTCAGACATTCTTCTCATACCATTATTATTGCCTGCATATTGATTGAGATCGACCTGAGTGTTATAGTCGCCATCTATAATACAGATTGAATCTTCTCCAATTCTCTGTAATGCAAGTTTCATGAGTGATATATCTAAATTCTGCGCCTCTGTAATATAGACCGCACAATTTAAACCACTTGTATCAAATCCTCGAATATCACACATCGGTAATATAGAAAGCTTGTTTCTTGACACAAGCTGTTCAATCATAAACTTGTCTCCAAGTTTTCCAGCAAGCATATTACCAATACTTGAATCAACGAGCTTATCTAGCTGTGTTCCTGGCAGAAATCCAATCTTAGCCGAATTCATAGTAGGAGTTGGGTTGGCAAAAATCACAATTTTATCAATCTTGTGTTTTTCGAGTAACCACATCATATATCCAACCGCAAGATATGATTTTCCTGTACCAGCAGAACCTTTAATCATAGTAATTTGATTATTAGAGAAACTATTTAAAGCCATTTGCTGATAAATATCTCCATTAAGAGGTTTAACTACGCCAAAATAATCTGATTTAATATTAGGGAATTTAATATTTTGGTACATTCCTTCTCGCCAAACGAGAGTATCAACGGCATGACTATTAGAATCTTTTAAGATAAGATACTCATTTTCAAGTAATCCATAGGTATTTTCCTGCAAATGTTCATAAAAATAAGCCATTTCTGACTCTGAAAGTGTCTTCTCAATAAATCCACTATAATCATCTACTGGCTCATCATTTACACCTTTTACAGTAAGATTAAATATCTTACTTGCAATCATTTTACAAGCAATATCATCTGTAATAAAAATAACATCCTTCATTGTATTTACAAATGCACAACTACCAACTATTTTAGTATCAGGTGTTATTTCCATATTTTTCTCAAGTATGTAATTTTCAATTGCGTTGTCATATACAACAACTTCATATTTATCCGAATTATCATCAAGTAGGTGCAAAACTTTTCGTGCTTCATACTTTACATGATCATCTTTGTTTCGAGATACTTTAATATGCTCTAATTCTTGTAATGTTACAGAACTTATGATAAAATCTTCCTCAAAAATTTTGTCCTGTAGTTTTAAAATAGCATTAGTATCATAAAATTTCATTGTACCGATGGTTTCCGACCACCTTTCATTTTAGATTTCGTCTCTATCCAACGATTTTACTTTTTCTATAATTACTTAAAGCCTTTAAATTCTGATAAGACTCAACCAGATAGTATTTAGAATGACCACTATAAGTTTTTTTTACATTCTCATTTCCAACAAGTTTCCTCATTGCAAAGGCTTCTGTTTTGTTAATTAATAAAATAATTTTCACTTCTTTCTTGATTTATTTCCTGCCGAATAGCAGAAGAGAGTGAGCGTGGAGGGATTTGAACCCATCGACAACTCGATTAAAAGTCGAGTGCTCTGCCAAACTGAGCTACACACTCTAAATAAAAAATCCCATACCGAAGTATGAGATCATTACTTAATATGAGCTGAGATATTTGACTCAATACACTAACATCTACTGTGGTTGGACACAGTTTATCACACAAGCGATTAACTTGTAGTTAGCAACAACACCAGTTTTGACATAACCGGCAAACTCTTACCACAAAGTATTATAGATTTTCTTTCGGCACATTCTTCCTTGCGAGATTCATAGGTTGCAGCCTATTAGAATTGCACGTACTTGTACTTTCTCATATAACACCTTGCGAGTGCTATATGTCACCATATTACAGGTGAATAAGTTGTTTTTCTCTTTGCGGTCGCACACACTTTTGCTGTTTTGTAATTTTCTTTTAAATATTATTTACCTAAAATAATTTGATTTCTTTCAAAAGCATGTACTTATTATGGACGATGAGGTGTACATTTGATCATCCGTACCTTTTGAGTACAGCCCAATCATCACCATCCTGCTCGAATTGCGATCTCCTTGCTTTTTGATTCCATCCCTGTTTTTCAACTTAAGAGATATTACCAAAATCCTACCAGCGGTTATACTTGCGGTATTCCCACCAATAGTACACAAATCATACCCACATTTCTGTGTTACTACAGTGCCTATTTCAAGACACCCACCAATCAACCATATTCGCCAACAGTTGTCCTTGAATAGAAGGTTGGGCGTAGATTTTATGTGTTTTCCGTTAAACTGTATTTCACAGTCGCAGCCTTATAATACGATAAGAACCACTTTATACATGTCGCCATGCTTATTTTTGAGATTTAGCATCTCCTGATCCGAAACCAACCAGTCCTACAAAAGTAGAAAAGCTCTCCCAGTAAGACTCGAACTTACGACTTTCGCATTAACAGTGCGATGCTCTACCAACTGAGCTATAAGAGATTAAAAGAATAATCGGCAACCATACTGCAAGAATTGTAGCACAGTCACCGATACATATAAGAAGAGGAGTACAATATGAATATGTACCAATCTTAGAAATGATCTTTAGAATTGTTCAGAACCGCCAATGAATTAGTAGCGATGGAATCTCTTAGATTTTATCAGTTCACCAAATAAGCTGATTATCCGTAGGTTTACCAACCTAACATTAAAGTTAGCAGTTATGGCTGCTTGCACCACATACATTGTCTCTATGGACTTTATTGCCTCAGTATGATACGAGATCTAAATCACTGTTCTGAATTTAATTTGTGTTATATTGCGTCCGTATAGGACGTTGTTCTAATGTCTTCCGACAATTATATATTCTCTGTTTTATCAGCCAAGAAAAGCTGATTTCATTGTTTTATATTCGGGGCAGATAATGATACGTCTGCCCCTAGTATACGTTTTAAACTTGCAAGCCCTTACTTATTACACGCATTGGCAATGGCGTGGGAGTTTACTAACGCAACTCTGCGCTTTCTTCCCTCCATATTACACCCTCATTTGATACCCATTAAACTATTGAAAATACTACATTTTCAACAATTTCGTTCCGCAAAAATTGTGCATTATTTACAATTAAAGTTGCATAGAAATTTATTTGGATTCATTTTGTACAAGAGATTCAATGTTTTTCTTGTATATTTTGTTGCTTTTTTGTAACATGAAGGATTGTTGTTTATGCTATTCAATCCCAAAGCAGTTTCTATAAGTCTATTAATAGTTACTATATTCCCAATTTTAATTCCTTTCAGCTTGTCCAATACTTCATCTGATTTAGATATTAACATTTCTTCATATTCTTCATCATCACAGCTTATTTTTATCTGCTTAACATAGGAATCGTAATCTTCAATAATCTGTCTTATTTTTGTCATTTGTCTATCATTTGCTTTTCCTTGCATTTTAATAAAAAAATCTTTTGTAGGAATAGCAATAGTGGTTTCCGAGGCTTGAATTTTATTAATCCAATCTTCAAGCCAGTTCATAGGACATAATAATTCTCTATTAATACGACTTTTAAGTTTGTTTTTCGATTCATCAACTTCCTCTTGTGGTAGTTCTTTACCATCTTTGGTGTATTTAATTTCTCTGGTATATTTCATAAACTCAGGGAAATCGTACTTTTTATACTTTGGCTTACCTGATTCCGTATAACCAACGATTCTTTTAATGTTCATGCAAGAGAGTTTGCTAATTCTATCAATTTCTTTGTTGCCATCAATTTCATATTCTCTTTTGCATCCATCAATAATAACCTGTGCAAGAACAGAAAGAATAATAAAATTGTCATAGAGTTCTTTAAGTTTTTTCTCATCAGGATTATCTTTTTGTAATTCCGTCCAATAATAAGTCATTGCCAACTGAGCCAAATTACTTGAATATCCGATTCCCATACGTGACTTTGAAAACTTGTTATCCATAGCAGCATAATCTTTTTTTGTATTATTGTAGGTAATACCAGACTCTTGTAATGCATTTACAATAGTATAAAAATCTCTATAGCATCTTTCTGCACATTTGACCATTGTTGATTGATTTGTGACAAGCATAAAATCCGAGTCTTCATCCATCCCATTTGCCCTGTCTTGAATATCTGTATGAATACAATTAACTGCTATTATATTTTTACTAAATGCGAAATACTTATCCATTTCTTTAGAATAGACATTATGTAAATAGCATATATTGTTCGGGGAATTATGTGGATTTCTAAACGCTGCAAGATATTCATTATCATCAAAACGTTTAGTATAACACTGAATACAATTAGATTCTTGAGAAAGTGTTGGATCTTTTTCAAAAGCCTCACCAACAGAATAGAGCAGAAGTGCGTAAGGGTTACCACATACAGTCAAATTATCACCATTGACCATAATTTTTCCTTTTCTCATTCTAAAAACATATTGTTTAATTATCTCTTTCTTTTCATACCTAAAAAATTTACTATTCCCAAACTCATGATTTTGAGCATATAAATCAGCAAGCATTTCATAATGATTTACTTCATTTGCATTCTTTCTAAGAAACTTTTCAAATTCATCATTATCACGCTTAAGTAATTCAACATAATCAATGCTAATCTGAGCAATATCTTTTACATTATCCTTCGTACATGGAAGAGTATTAATCATCTGATAACTCAACTGTTGATATTGTCCTAATTTACTTGGGTGGTCGGTTTTTACAATGCCCCACATATCACCATCAGAATGAATTCTTTCACACCAATAGTCATATGCTTCAGTAATATTATTACCCATTAAGTCTTGAAATTTCTTCCACTTAATCGCATTATCAGTGGTTATCATCTTAATATCTTTTAAATAATGCCATTTACCAAACATATCTTGAATCTGGTATGTATTGTAATCATATCCATTCTTCTCACACCAATCTTTAAAGAATTTTTGAAGATAACTCTTAAAAGCACATGCTTTAAAAAGGTGATTTCTGAGTAATGCCATACCGTTAATATAAGATGGGAGACGAAGATAATTAGAATCAGCTTCGATTAGTGCCATACCATCCCAAATTGTATTTTTAACTTGACGTTTTTCTTCGGATACAACACATTTTTTACGTTTTTCAATTACCTTTTCGTTTTTATTAGTTTCTTTATTTTTCTTTTTGACTTCTACTTCGTATTCTTCTGCTTTAACAACTTTTGTCATTGTTTCAAAAAAGGAATCCTGATCTTTGAGAATTAGAATATCCTCAACAGGTATATGAAGTGTACCAATAATTGTAGATGTGGTAAGTGGAGCATAAGCTGACATTTCAACGATTTTCGCATTGTCATGACTCATTTTTTTTCCAAGTCCAATTGTTAACCAATCATATGCAATGTCATATAATTTACTATTTATGAAAATAACTTGTCCAAGTTTAGCTTTGGCACTTGTACGAAAAAGCATTTCATAATGAATTGTTTCTTCTTTAATTGTTCCGTCTCTGCGTTTACGTTTATATGTAACATCAACACCATTCTCGTAAAAATATTCTCTAATCTCATCTCGTGATTTTTCATTATACAAGTCTTTTCTATCTTCAACTTTTTGTAATGCCTGTTTAATACGTTCCTTAGAATCGCCATCAGTATCATTAAATAACTTTTCTAATCGAGTATGCTCATTATCATAAGAGCGACTTCCAAATTCATAATCAAGACAAATTATATCTCGTGTACTTTCATTTTTTTTACCAGATTTTCCTTTATAAATATTTAATCCGTTCTTTTGCAAGAAAAAACTAAATAAACTGTTGTTAAACATAGCATCAGTATATGTAAAATAATCTCGTGTTCCAAGATTAACATCATACAACATACCAGCACTGATATTTTTTATTTTAATTCCATATTCACTCATTCAGTATATCATCACCACCTTAATCTAAATTCTCCCAAAATTCATCTTCAGAATCATACCCACCATAATCTAAGCTCTCTGCAAACTCGTGAGATGATTTTGTAGAAGCTTTGTAATAACATTGCTCCAATTCAGAGCATTCTTCACATCTAAAATTGTTGTCAAATTCACATTCCGAAAGTTCATCTACAATCAATTCTTTCATTTCTTCAACATTGTCAAAATTATTATTCATATAAATTTACCTCCACTTATATATTCTCCAAATGAAATTTCTATTTATTCCTAATCCATAAAATAAACATCAACATATTTTTCACCATTCTCTAAACAGAGCAAATATGTAGTATATCCATCTATCAGCATAAAATCTCTGTTGAGTATAACCTGCGACTCATACATATTATTCTTACGGTAAAATTCACGTTTTTGTACCATTTTCTTGAATCTAGGGTGAGTAGCCCTGAATTCTTCTGATATAATAATGTCTTTGATATTTACCTTATATACTTGTCCAGATTTACAGAACATCTTCTTGATTTTTCTAATAATCTTATTCATCGTTCTCCTCCGTTTCATATCTAAATCCTAACCAATTAATCATCCAATTAATTCCAGCAGATCCAACGCAATCCTCATGTATATATTCTCCTTGTTCATTATCAAGATACCTTTCGCCTTGATAAATTCCTTCGTTGCAATAGCAGCAAGTTATTCTTGGGCGAGTAGGAGAATAGTAAGGACATCGTGGATCGTGCGTACCATCATATCTGTTACATAGACTACACATATAGTTATTCCATTCTCCTTTAATACAGTTGTGTAAATTTTTCAGTTATAATTTTTAGGCGAGTATTTGTTCACCGAATGGTGTAGAATTTTCTGTGCACTGTCAGAATAATAAATTCTCAGCTAGAAATGGTATCTCAGTTATTTTTATTATTTGGAACCTTTTCTTTATAACTTCTAATACTATTTTTCATTTGCATGTTACATGATCTATCAAATCTCCAAGCAGAAGCGATTTTATCTGCAATATTTTTACTTCCTTCATAGTCAGTACAAAAATCGGACTGACAGATAAGCCCACCGTATGTATTTGCGTACTTATGATTCTTTGATTCGATTGTTACTGTTTTGTTCATTTAATTGTTCTCCTTTGATTTTTAAAATTTTATTCATTGTAATCAGCTCCTTTTAAGTGCTGTGTTAATTGGTTACATATGTTTATTCTCTATTTATTAGGAATTTTGTGGTGAATTGTCTTTGATCCATTTTTTTAGAAGATTTCGCATTCGTATACTTGGGATATATACCCAAATTTCCTTGCCATCACGAATAGCCGATCTCCATATAAACTGAAGCATTTCAGAAAGTGCATAACCATTCTCATCTACACTAATATGATTTGTTGTGAAAAAATTTTTAATAAATGGATTGAGGTAACGATTTATAAGATATGCTACAGAAGTTCTGTCTCGATATTCATTGGTGGCTCTGCAATTACATGATAGATATCCTTTTGTATATCCTTTCCCTTTTAATATTTGTTGGTATTCTTTAAATGTAGTCCATATGTAGTCATTTGAATTTGTATTTCGCACATTATGGAAGAAATTATATATATTCTTTTTTAATATCTTCATTGATGCGTTGTTTTTATTTCGAGAATACCAAGAAAAAGACAAGTCAGAATCTCTATCGCCAATCATATTTAATTTTTCATTCTCACAAATATGAATTAGCTTACTATAATCATAAGATGTATATCTGATATTTGAGCTATATGGAATAAGATGATAATTTTCCATAGAATCGCCTTGAACAGACCAGTATGTATATTGAACTCCATAATAGTCATAGTAATATTTCTGCATTTGCATATCAAAATAATATGTAAGAATATAGATATTCCTAAATGAATTAAATGTCTCTATAGGAAATAACCATACCATTAAGTTATCTCCATAACATACAAGACTTCCTAACTCACATAAACGCTTTTCATTATCAAATTTACCATGATAATCAGAATATTCATCTTTCCATGTAAGCTGCTTTGTATCAGGATTGATTTCAACATATGTATTTTTTAATATCTCAAAATCCTGTTTGGTAATATCATATTCTTCTATAACATTTGCAACTTCATCCATTATAAGCGTATAATTTTGCGCTCTACATAAATCAATCAGTTCATTGTCGAATTTTTGAAATAGAGCATGGGTTGACACTATGTTATTACCATTGCCGATCAATCTCTTAAGATCTCTAAGTTTACTGCCCCTATCATCCTTTTCATCTTTTAAAAATGTAGGTGCTTTAAAATTCTTACCATTACAATACGTCCTATATCTGGTTATTTCATCAAGGAAAGGTGTTATTACCAAAAATTTCTCATCTTCATCTGATTGATTAATATAATTCATTATTGACTGAGTTTTACCAGCACCCATAATGGCATCTACAATATTAACTTTACAATTAAATTCCAATATAAAATCTCCTTTCTAAATACTTGTATATAACTATATTCTCCACTTAACGACAAAAATCCCTCCAACTGCCGTTTGGCTTGGCATAAAATTTTAACACCATTTTCAAAAAATAAGTTCTTGGATTTTTCCCTTATAAATTAAGGGTTTTTGAAGTTTTTGCAAAAATATGCCAAATTTGCAAAAGTTCTAAAATTGAAAAAAAAGCCTTATAAATCAAGGGTTTTTAGGGCTATCCCTTATAAAAGATATAATAAAAGTTCTAAAATTAAAATTCTTATATTTGTGGACTGCGTAAGCAGGACACAAGGGCATGAGCTTCGTAAGAAGCGATTGACCAACAACGCCGTAGGCAATGAAGTGTACATATATGATTATTCTCTTTTCTATTTTTTATTCTCATCCAAATTCACATAGCTGTCTTTCCAATAATCCTCTACAAAGAATACTGGTAATTTATCATGATATCTTTCATATATTTCTTCGTCTGGTATTCCAACCCAATACGGTTTCCATTTTTGTCTTTCTTTTTGTAATTCTTCAATCTCAGTATGATATTTTCCGTTTTGTAAATATCCTTTGATTTTTCCGCATACGGCACAGTAACTGCTCAATGATGTGTGAATTTTATCTTTTTCTTCTTGTGTAAATACATTACTTTTAAAATTCCATCTGTATTGAATTAAACATTCTTCATATTGATGTTTATGCTTAGATTTCTTCTTTGCTTTGGATATATTACTTTCTTTATGTTTGAGGTACTTTGGTGTCTCTGAATTGGTTATATTGTTTGTATTGTTCATGATATAATTCCTTTCTTGATTGATAATATATTATTCTCTGTTAGGATTGCTATTTATTGGTTTATTTTATATATGTCTACCCTAGAGATGTTCTTTTCTTGCTAACGCTGCGAAAAGACCGTCCCTATCAAGGGACTACATCTTGTGCTACGCACATTATCTGATGTATAATTTGGCAATTATGTATAAAATAATGTTTTGTACTGAAAATAATTTTGGTAAAAATCTACAATGAGTAACTTAAGTAGATGCATTTTTGACAGCGTAGAATAGCCCTAGAAATGTTTTTTATTGCTTTTATGATAACTTGTTGGGGTAAAAATTAAAAAGCCTTATTTCGGCTTTTAAATACGTTAGAATGATATATAATATTTTTGAGGAATTATATTAGTGAGATTTTATTTTATGAAAACATTTATATTGAAACATACTTATTGTAATTCTTTTTATATAAGAGTACAATTAAATCAAATATTTTATATAGGAGGTTTTTATTTATGAAGAAATCAAAGAGATTAAAGAGGGTATTTAGTTTTGTGTTATGTGTTGTAATGACTATTACCATTATTCAATTAACACCACAAAATACCTATGCTACCAAGAAGGTTAAATTGAATTATACAAAAATTACTTTGTATGCTGGAGAAGTAAAAAATTTGAAAATATATGAAGGGAAAACTGAAATATATTCTGCCAGATGGTCTTCTTCTAATAAAAATGTTGTGAAAGTTACTAATTATGGGCATATAGAAGCATTAAAACCTGGTTCTGTTAAAATAACCGCAAAATATAATGATAAAAATTATGTTTGTAAGGTTACTGTTAAGGATGCTTTAAAAGATCATGTAAGTTATGAGTTGATTGATATTCCTGAAAACAAAGATTTTAATAGAAATAATACTAATGCTATTAAGATAATAAATAACAATGATATTACTGTTGAAGCTAGAATTAAATGTAAACGTTACGATAAAGACGGATTTTATATTGGAAGTGGTGAAATTAGAGGTGTTGTAAATTCTAACAGGTATATTATTATTCCAATATCATATGATGAATATACAAGAATAAACTTAAGCAATGTTTATAGAGCCGATCCTATAGATATAGAATATAGCATATCTAATCCATATACTAATGGAAACTTTGAATATAGAGATATTATATTTAATAATAATTCAAATCGTAATCAATCAGCAGTGTGCTCTATATTGTATTACAATAGTGATAATAAACCAATTTGTATAAACACTTCTTATAGTATAAAAACAAATAAAATACCTGTAGGTGAAAAAATAAAAATATCTGATCGTTATTTATTGGATATGAAAGAAAAATATGATATCCAGAGAATTGAGATTTATTTATATTAGTTGTATATTGTTGAATATTTGTTTATTGGACTATGGCTTTGGCTATAGTCCTTTTTTATTGCTGTTTTATATATGGATATCTCTATTTAAAAGGTGATTTGTGCGAAGGTTTTAATACCCCCATATGTTGAGATTCTTGAGTGTGACTTTTGATGGAAAAATCGTTATCGGTGAAATTGCTTATATATAAGGTGATTTTTGAATTGTGGATGGATTTTTGGTGAGATAGGAGTTTAATTTTTGGGGGTTGAAGTGGCTGAAATGCTTGATTTTAGTGGGATTTGACGATATGGGGTACGATAAGTGGTTTGAAGGGTGAAATTTTGGATTTTGCTTGATTTTGTTGGGATTTTGAATATTGGGAAGGGTTAGATTTTTGAGTTGGTGTGTGGATGAATCAGCTATAAGGTTTACTGCATTTCCAGCCCATCTAATTAGTTTTAACTACCCCGGGTTAGGCAAAAATAGTGGATAATAGATATATATTATACATTCTTTTTCTGATCCTTTGAACGGACTAATGTAGTTTTTAAAACTATATGATATAGTATTGATATTATTGTTTGATATAATTCCATTATCGTTTTTATTCTCCACTTTTATACCAAAATCAATCATTTTTAGGCTTACATCCACCACTTTATACCATAAAACATACTCAAAAATGGGATAATCTACCACCACATTATAATCTATTGGTAAATATTCACAACAACTCACATTAAAATCACACCAAAACTATACAAAACTAACGAACTAACAAAATATCACAAAAATGACTTGAAAATATCATAAAAATGATATATCATACAGTTGTCCGAAGGGATAGGACATTAAAACAAGTTCCATTATTAGCACATCTGTAAACCGGACACCGAACCGGACTTGATACCATTAGTCAAGATAGAACCATCCAAGAATGATGTAAAAACTCACGGCTACTTGTACAGCCATTCCAAAGTGGATTAAAAAAGTCGTCATATATGACAGCGTACACAGGCACTTGATAGCAGTTATCAAGAGGTTGACTTGATACCTTAAAGAAACAAGTCAGTAAAGCCACACTATAGCAGGCACGTAAATAATAGGAACGATAGAAACCTTATTGGTAGTCAAGTGGCTATCAATTACCATTCCGGCGTTGTGTAACCGGCAATATAGCAACTCATAAACGTATTAAATAATCTTTACAAGTGTATCACTTGTTTTGTGGTAAAAACATTAAATTACATAGCAGGTTTATTATACCACATTCAAATAGGTTGTTTCAACCTAACAAGATTAAATAGTACAGTACCGCTTTATATGTCAAGCGTTAAAAGTATGGAAATATGACATAAGTATAGCAGGGTACGCAAGCTATACAGTGTAATTGTAAATTATTACAATAAGCACATTCCGCACATTACAATAATAAGCCACCGAGTAAACATGAAAAATGTTGAATTATCCAGTCGCATTGAGCAGGCTCAGTCTACGCTTTTTTAAGCGGTTGTGAATTAAGCACATTTGAGAAGCGGTTCAAATCCGCTTGCGACTTTACCCAAAAAATTATTTTATAGCTATGCTTAGATCATAGCAGGAAGGACAATGTTATGTTAAAATCTGAAAAATTCTATTCAAAAACCAATGCACTCAAAGACACAAATTTTGACTTTGCAGGACACGTTAGAACTTTAGTTCGTAACACTGAATTATCACGGATGCAGGAAAAAAAATCATTTAAGGATGGGAAAAAAGCATTAGAGGATGCACACGCTGATATTGACGTTATGACTTGTGACGCTAGTATTATCAATCAGACTTTAGGTAACGATGCAGGTCAATTCATCAAAGATCGTGAAGAAATTATTGCTTTAAAAGATGAAATTGCTACACTTTTACCGATTGACAACGTGACCGCACTTTGTCCTACAGATAGAGTACATATTACTTTGATGGCTCATGCTATCTATAAGAATGTACAGCTTGACGCTGATATTTTTGACACTGAAAAAGGCGGCGTTGATATTTCTAAGGCGGTGCAGGCTTACTATAACAAGGGTTCTATGAAGGACTTAAAAGACGCTTTACGTCCTGTATTTAATAAATTGATCGGTTCTGAAGGCGATCATTTCTACGGTATCAAAACTAAAAAATCTGATTTTACAGACAAGGATCTGCGTAACTTCCTTGCAACTTTTGGAGGTTCTGCTAAACGTGAACAGTCTAAGTCTAAGAAAGATGGAATAGAAATTATTAAATTCTCCGACTTTAACTATACAGATAAGTCAGGCAATAAAAAAGTTCAGATTGCAGCTTTTACAACTCTTTGTGCAGTTGTTCTTGATAATGCGTCAAAACATGAGGTTATTAAGCCGGAAACTACAGAAGAGAAAAGCGAAACAAAATAGGATGATACTACGTAAGTAGTAGGTGTGCAGGGTTCGACTCCCTGCTCATCCTTTGAAAATTATAAACGCAAATTCGGGCTAGAAGTTTGCTTATTTTTAAGGAGGAATTTAACAATGTTAAAATTTAAAAAATCAGAAATTCATAAACTTGCAAACCAGATCGCCTGCAACTCTGAGCTTTTCGGAGATGAAATTTGCTCCGTTACTTCTCAGCTAGTAACACTGTCAAACTCTGCAAATGAGTTTGGTTGTGCAATGGAAGGTAAAATCTTCGATTGTTGGGGTTCTTCTGTTTCAGTAATTGCTTTGCCTGATAAGGCAAAACATAGTTGGGAATTTTAGGAGGTGTACTATGTCAAAAATTAAGCACGCACAAAAATTTTATGTGCGTTTATGCAAGGGAACTGTCACGCATTTTACGGACAATTTTACGATCTATCCAGGTGCAATTTACGGCAGATACACCAACGAAAACGAAAAGCGTGTTTTTTGGGTGTGCGATGATTTTAGGCTTACAAACGGGAAATTACCCATTCATATCTTTTGTGGATATTGGCAGGACACGCTTGTAAATTCGACACATCCGATTTATAAGTGGGTGAAATCTGCGTGTGAAAAGCTGGGTTATATTCCTACGGTTCAAAGGGAAAATCTGTCTTTTGATAGTTGTAAAAGCATGATGAAAACATACGCTTTGCATAAAAAGGGAACTGGCTCACGGATTAACACGCATCAGATTAACAATCCGCTTGAGTGGAACGAAGTAACAGAGGCAGCGCACTGGTATGGTCATGGAAACGCAAGCGTTGTTGCGTCAAATATTAGATAATAGTATGCAGTACCGAAAGGCAGAATACACTAAAAGTCTGCCTTTTATAGTGCATACTAGCACTAGAATGGAGGTTCGATAGTATGGTAAAATTATAAAGGCAAAATAGGAGGATTACCATGCTAAAAATCAATGAATGGTCTGTAAACCGTAGAATAGAGTCTTTGCGTCAGATGGATAAAATGCTGTCTGAAATGAACGTAGGCTCACGCTATACTATATGGCAGGAATATGGAGGAGGACTAAAGGCAAATGCAGATGATACTCATGCAAACTGGAAACGTATTGCAGAAGATGACGAACTGTACCAGAATGCTATTTTTTGTTATATGTGTTGCACATTGGAAAAGTATACTTTACAAAATTTCAATGTAAAAGAGTAGTCTGCGAATTAGGGCAAGGGATAACTTTGCCCTTTTACAAAAGCGAAATTATATGCTATTATGAAAGGAGATGAATGACATTGGAGGCATATAAAAACATGAGAATAGAATATACAAGACTTTTTGACAAAATAAAAAGTGAAGGTATGACGCAGAAAATATTTATGGAAAATGCTAATATAAAAGCTGGTACATTAAATAAATTATTGCATGGAGAATCCGTTACAACGGAAATAATTTGCCGTATTTGTGACTACTTCCGTTGTATGCCTGATGAGATAATGGAATTCATTCCTGAAGAGAACTATCCAGAAGATATAAAGGCAAAACAACAAGCAAAACAAGAAGTCCAGCAACAAATCCAGGAACTTCAAGCGAAACTAAAAACCATGTAGGAGGATATAATCATGACCGTAGAAAGAATGAAATATGATTTTAATGTGGACGTAGAAAAGGTAAATTTTCATCCATATCAACGTTCACAAGTAATAGCCATGTACTCAGACACAAACAAAGATGGATACTATATCATAAAGGAAGATGATGATTATGATGTGGTAGACAGTAAAACAAATTGTTCGTGTAAATTTATACATGATTTGTCTGATTTGGAACAGTAACTATCACAAGCACTTACACACAAGCACCCAATTTTCGGGTGCTATTTTTATGGAGGAAAATAATATGCAAAAATATATTGTATGGTACAAAACAAGAAGTGGAAACTATTCAAGAGAAATTCCTTTTAAATCTCTTGAAAAAGCAAAGTCTTTATTTAATGCACTTGAAAGAGATTTTAAATATCTCATAAGTGTAGACGAAAATGGAATTCATCACACACTAGCATCTGCTGAAAAGTAGGTGCTATTTTTATACCCAAAAACAATCAGAAAAGGAGAACAAATATGAAAAAGAAAATATTGTCACTCGTTCTTGCAACAGCAACAATCCTTACATCCTACACAGTAGGCACAATGCAACCAACGCAAACAGTCAATGCCTCAACTCCAAAGCAGATCAGTATCACAAATGCAATCCCAATCTGTGACATTGCTGGTTATTTCTATGACAAATATGGATACCTCTGCTTTGAGCTTGGCGATACAACAAAGCAGTTCAATAAGGCAGATGGATATTCGTATTCAAAAATCTGTGAGAAACTTCCGCATCTTAAAGATTTAGATGAAAACAAAACATATCCTTTGACAGCGAAAGTAACAAAGGTAAACAAAAAGAAAAACGTTGTCATTGTACAGGATTATAGCGGAAACAAATGGAAATTTCGTGGCTGTGAAGACTATGAAGATGGAGACATAGTATCTATGCTCATGGATAGTAATGGAACAGAAAAGGTAACTGATGATATTATCTTACAGGTCAGATATAGCGGTGCAGAGTGGTAAATAATAAGGAGGAGAAAAGTCAAATGATAATTATCATTAAGGATGGTTATGATGTTATTGATAATCGTCCAGAAGCAGAAATCGCACAATCAGAGCGTGATTATTTTGAGGAGCGTTACAACAAAGAGTTGAAACGCAAATTAGAAGCAAACAAGCATCCATTTGCAAAGAAATTATTAGCCGCATGTGGACTGTTATAGAATGGAGAGTGAAAATCATGGCAAGAACATTACGGGATAATCAGGCATCATGGGACGCATTATTTTATGCGATTATTACAGGATGTACAGCAAAAGATGCATTATTAGCTATGGGAATCTGCCCAGACAGCGAAAATAATTTAGCAAGGAGAACAGAAAGAGAGGCGAAAAAAATAAATGAAAGGATATGAAGTACCGGATGGTTATATGGGTTGGATCAATGGAAAATACCAGCTTTTTGAAAGCGAAAGCCAATATTACGAAACACTTTTAGAGAGAGAAGAGGTCTAAATGGCAAGGGAAATTAAGGAAACATTGTTCGTTTCACTATGCAAGCGATGTGGAGAACGCAGAAATTGTCGTGGAATTTGCATTGAAATGAATAATGCAATGGTAAAGGTAAGAGAAATCAAAGCGACTACGAAATAATGTGGTCGCTATTTTAATGCAAAAAAATTAAAACAAGAAAGGTAAAGGTAAAAATTATGTGTAAAATGTTTGAAGTTGTAACAGGAAAGAGATCAAAAGGAAGTGTAGACAAATTAGAAGGTCTTACAAAGATGTATACGGACATCAATGAAGAGATTGCGATTATTAAAATTCCTGTTGAGTTAATGGAAGTTGATTCACGGTATCAAACAGACGAAAGAACGGAAAGAGATCTTCAGTATCTTGTACGGAATTGGGATGAACGGAAACTTATGCCACTTATGGGCGTTCCGCATTGGGAAGAAGGTAAAGTATACATTGTAGATGGTTATGGTCGTTGGATTGCAAGTCAGATTGTAAACAAAAAGAAATACAAAGATTTGAAAGTACAGATGATCTTAAATGCACCAACTGATCCAGAAGAAAGACTTGAATTTGAGGCTGAAATGTACGCATTCCAGAATAGAGATGTAAAAGATTTAACACCTATTCAGAAGCATGGAGCAATGATGGTTTTACACGATCCATCAACAGAAACATTGGAGAATATGAGAAAGAAATATGGCTTTGAATATGTTGCAAATAAGGGAAACAGAGAAGCTTCTGTTCTTGGTTCGTATACAGAGACATTGCGGTTATGTAAGTTAGACAACGGAAAAGCTGCTGAATATGTATTTGATATTTGTGCAGGAGCTGGATTTGATCGGAAACCAAACGGATATTCTACATATATTATGCGATCATTAAGAGATATTTATAAACTCTATGCGAATGACCGTGAAGCAACAAAAGAATTTTTAATTGAAGAACTTAGACAGATTACACCTGTTGGATTAAAGGCAAAGGCAACTGTAAAATATCCAATGCTTGATATGAAAACTGCTGTATCTCTTTACACAGAAGATATGGTTGTTAAAAATCTTGGACTTGAACAATCAAGGGAAGTTTCTGGAACTAGAGTTGTTCCAATTAAAAAGACAAAGACTGCATAAGACAGAGAATAAACAATTAGAAAGCGAGTGATCAATATGAAACATCGGTAAAAATGAAACTAAGCTGCGCTATCAGGCTATACGGGCAAACACATTATAATAAGGAAAGGATAGATGAATTATGGCATATAGAAAGACAAAACAATTAAGAGAATTCGAGCCGATTCTGTTACGGAATGGTTATAGATTTACACGGTGTAGGGGAAGTCATTTTATTTACATGAATCGAACTTCTCATAAAATTATAGCAGTCAATAAGGATTTAAACAGAATGGTTCGTGAAAGACTTATAAAAGAGAACAATTTGGTGGAGGTATAAAACTATGCAGACAAGAAATATTAAAGTTGGAACAAAATTTAAGCACATGAAAGAAGAATGGATCTGTACATCAAATGATGGATTCATATTTAAGGCAGATTGTTTGAATAAAAATTGTCCAATGAAAGATTTAATGCTCATAGGATCAAGCGAAGAAGTAGAAGTGATTGAATAGGAGGTGTAAGAACATGAAATGGACAGAGTTATTACGGAAAGATAATTATGCCTTACTACAAAGCGAAAGTGATACTCAGTATGTGGTTGTTAGTGGTTACGATCCAACGCAACCAGAGGATCAGCAGTGGGCGAATGGAAATTATTTCTCTTATTGGAATGACACAAAGAGAAAAGCAGATTGCTTGCAAAATGCTTTAGATTGTTTTAGAGGCAAAACGGAAGAAAACTATGTAACCAAAGGTCAGAAATATCTTGAAATCCATAGAGAAGATTATACAGAAGGCACATTCAACGAAATTGTTACATCTCTTGGAGTTGATAATGAAAGAGTTGGAGATGCACTTGGTTGTTACTGTATTGTAGATGAAGAGAGTTTGAAAGAGGTAGAAGAAAGCGAAGGGTATAATTTATGCGGTTAGATGATTTGTTGTCATATATAAGCGAAAATGAGAATGTCTATGTATGGTTGGATGGAAAAATTGTAGCTGAATACAATGGGAGAGATAGTATTTTTCTTAAATATAATGATTATGAGGTTGAAAAGGGAAGTCTTAGAAAGTATGAAAACGGAATCGAAGTTACATTAACAGGAAATTTAATTGTCCCTAAAAGATAATGAGCAGGAAGATAAGGATTTTATTATCTCGATAAATGTAATAGCAGAGTAAACAGATATTTCATAATGAAAGGTAAAGGGTGATAGCATGAAAAAAGTAAAAGTAACAATGACCGTTGTTTTAAATGATAATGCGGATGTAAAAGAAATTAAAAAGTGGGAGCATCACATTGATTATGTGATTGATATGGATAGTTATCCAGAGATTGAACATATTGAGAATGTTAAGGTTGAAGAATAGAAAATGGATATTTCATAAGAAGGAGGATAGAATCATGAAGTACAGATTAGGTTGTTATAACACAGATGGAAGTTTAGAGCATCTTCGCACTGTAGATAATAAAGAGAGTGCAAAACTTGCATACAAACATCTGAAAGAGGAATACGGGTGTACAATCTGGGTTCAGAAGATAGAGTTTGTTGATCCAAAAGAGGAGTTTAAAGAAGCATAATAAATGCGTGTTTCTTCGGATTGGAGGTAAGAGAAATGAGTAAATGGATTTTAATAGAGGTTGAAAATCAAAATATAAATGAACCGGATACATATGATTCTTATATAGAAGCTTATGATGAAATGAAAAGCAGATATGAGAATTTAGTAGAAGAAGGAAATGAAGCGTCCATTGATGAATATGATGCGAACATTCAGACGGATTCATACAATATTGATTGGAAAATATATGAAGTAGAAGCAGAGTAAATTCGCATTTCTTTAGAAGATTGGAGGATGTGACATGATTACAAGAGAAATGATTAGAAATGGTTTTGAATCTGGAACTGTTTCAATCGAAGAAGAATATGCAGGATGTATTGGCATTTGCTGTAGAATTGGTGATAACGCATTTTATTTTCTCGGTTCAGAAGATGAGAATTTAACAAAAGAAGAATATTGGGAATCATATACATTAGATATGACAATAGATATGATTTTTAATATTCTGAAAGACGTTGAATCTGCTGAAGAACATGGATTAGATGAAGCTGAGTTAGATTATTATATATCTGTATTAGTCGAATGAAACCATAAGATTTAGGAGTTGAGAAATGAATAAAAGAATATCAAAAAAGATATATAAAAGAGCAACAAAAAAATTAAACCAATATATCCAGCTTCATAAGGATAAAAGAACAACATTAGAAGTGGAGCAATCTGAACATATTTTATTGCCGCTTGAAAGAAATGTTTTTCTATCAAAACAGCGTAAATATATGAAGTTACTCAACGAAATTAAAAACGAACTGATTGATGAAGGAAACTGGTAATGAAACTAAGATTTCTTAGGAAGGAGTGAAGAGAAATGGCAAAATATACATGTAGCAAGACAAAGGATGAAATTCTTGAGATTATTGCAGAGGAATTTAGAAAAGTAAATAAAGATTATGATGATGCAATGCAGAACGACAATGATAAACTAAAAGAACGGAATCAGGGTAGATATGTAGCAATGTTTGATTTGTTGCATAAGTTAGAGATTTATGAAAAGGAGTGAAGCGAAATGACAAGTATTGAAAAGTTAAAAGAAGATGCACGGAACTTAAATGAACTCACGGATCATTTGATTAAATTACTTGAATCGGATGATAAGCGGTTCTCATTTGAATTTTGTGCAGGTGGCACAATGGAAATTTATGACAAAGAAAAAGAAATCGGTTATGCAGTTCACATTGCACCGATTGAATATGACGAGAACGGAAATGCAATAAATTTATAGCAACCGCAAAGGCAGTTAGGAGAATAAATACCTAGCTGCCTATTTTATTACAAGGAGGAACGAATTATGAGCAGAAAAGAAATTACAGAAGAAATGAGAAATAGAATTAAAGAATTATATGATATTCGTAAATTTTCAATGACTGAAATTGCAGATGAGGTAGGTGTTTCAATCTCAACCGTAAACAAAATTACCCATGAGTGTTATATTTCAAAACCAAAGGGAAGAACAGAAACTCAAATGAGAACAGAAATTATTGAGGAACATATTATGGATTGCTTTGATAATGATATAAATACACTTATAGAGACAATCAATAATATTATTAGAGACGGAAACGTAAAGAGAGCTTGTCAGGAAGTGATTCAAGGTGGTTGTTTATTATGCTACTACAATGATGTAAATGAATTTTTAAAAGAGTTAAACTGCCAGCTTAGTGACAACGATGAAACAAATTGGTCAATGTATAAAAAGCTAGTTGTTAAAATAATGGAAAAAATATATATAAGGAACACAAAATAAGGAGGAATAAATTATGAGTAGATATAAAACAATTAAGGAAGCAACAGAAGCATGGGTACATGAAATGAATGCAATTCCACAGGGAATGATTTCACGGTTATTTCAGGATCATCCTGAAGATTGGACAGAGGTAACAAAACCATGTAAATGTGACAGAGTGTATGTATTTGAAAACGGAGATTATGGAGAAATCACGGAAATTGAAGATGATGAATATACAATCGAACTTGACAATGGAACAGAAATTAAATGCAATTCAGAGGACTTTGAACTGAATAGAGACGATTATCTTCCAATGTGGGGAACAATGTGGAGTTTCGGAGATAGTTGTGATGATTGGTGGCTTGAAGAAAGCGATGGAATTAAGCTAATGTCTGAATGTGGTTTTAGAATTTATGAAAGCGAAGAGTTTGGTTACTTTTTTGGAATTGATGGAGCTGGTTATGATTTTTACACAGAACATTGGATTCCATTGTATAAGGCAAGAGGTTTAAAGTGGCATGAAATAGAAAAGGAGGAATAAGTTATGACAATTACATATGAATTAGATTTAGACAGTTTCAAGGCTTGGAGTGTGGCGGTCGATACACTTGATAGAGTAAGAAGAGAAGGCAAATGCGAAGAGTTAGAACAGCAGCTTGAAGAACTTTATCCTGATGGTATGACAGAAACAGAACTAAATGATCTATTATGGTTCGATTCTGAATCAGTATATGAATGGCTTGGAATGAGAAGCGAAACGCAGATTAGAGCAGAGATTAAGGATGCAGAAAGCGAACTTGAAGATTTACAGAATGATTTGGCTGACGATTTGGATGATGAGGAACTTACAACAGAAGAGAGAGCAGACATTATTGACAGTTATCAGTCAGATATTGACGAACTCAAAGCGAAAATTGCAGAGTTAAATGAAGAGTTGGACGAATTATAGGAGGAATAGTTATGCTAAAAATTGATATGTGGTATGGAGATAAACATACGGAAGTAGACAAGATTGATGTGAACTTTAACGATCTTGATTGTAAATATAGAGGAAATATTTACAAAAATGGAAAATGCATCGGAGATTACTCTTGTAATGATTCTTTGGAATTAGAAAAGGCATTCCCACAATTACATTTTAATTGGGATAGATAGGAGAGTGATACTATGGCACAGCAAATATATTATTTACATAGCTGTAATGAATGGAAAGAATATTCTAGTATGAGTCTTCTCTTCATTGGAACATCACAGCAGAAATTAAAAATGAAAATCTCAAAGGAAATTGAAGAAGGTAATATGGAATATAAACCTGTTACTACAAGATACGATTATGTTGACGGAGAATTTAAGCTAGTTGACAAAGAAAATACTCCAAAAGAACAGGCAAAACTGTTCAGACAGGATTGGGAAACAGAAACAAGAGACGCTATCAATTCTGAATTAAAATATGGAGATTTCAATTATACATATAATAATGAAGAAATGTAGTCAAAGGAAATTGTAATTTACAGTGAAATTTTAAAAAGATAAAAGGTGATAACTATGAAGAAAATTATTAATGGGAAAATGTATAATACAGAAACAGCAAAAGAGGTCGTAACATGGAGTAATTCATATAATTTTGGTGATTTTAATTATTGCGAAGAAACACTTTACAAAAAGAAAACAGGTGAATATTTCCTGTACGGAATGGGTGGAGCGTTGAGTAAATACGCAAGATCGTGTGGAAGTAATGGAAGTAGTGGCGGTAGTGAGTTTGTTCCATTAAGTGAAAATGAAGCAAAAGAATGGATGGAACGTTATGCAGGTGCAGAAGATTATATTGCAGAATTTGGTGAAGTAGAAGAGTAATACAGAGAATAATAAGGCAGACGCAAACAAATGTGTCTGTCTTATTTATTAGGAAGGAGAACGAAATGAACGGATATGAATATATTTGCGGAACGGCAGCACGGTTTAGAAAGAAGTTCCCGAATTTGTATGAACGAAAAGAAAAGAAGTCTGTGTTCATTGATTCAAGCATGTTAGACAAGATTGAAGATATTCCAGACGAGATCAAAGCAGAACTGATAGGCAAATCAAGAATATCACGGATGAATAGAGAAGACTTTGCAATCAATACAGAGGATGAAAACGGATATAAATATTATCTTGATATTGATTGTAGCTGCTATGACTTCTATAAAAACGACAAATTGATTTATTCAGTATTACATGTAGATGGTGCAAGATGGAATGTATATAAGGCAAATATCTATGGCGATTATGAAGATTCACCTGTAAAGTCAGGTAGTTTAAATTGGAGTAAAAACTTAAATTTTAAGTTAGGTAGAATTGACATTAGTGCTTATGAAAGCGAGGTTGATTGATATGACAATGGAAATATTAAAAACCAGAATAGATGAAATATTAAAGAAAATGTGGGGTGTAAATGAAGATGGTGGCATCGAAATTTATACTGACTACAGAGAAAGAGAACTTTCTGATAGATTTTTAAAAGAGATATTTGAGCATGACAATCCAAGGGAGGCTTTTAATGATGAATTAGCTGATTGGGCTATGGATTATGCGATGGAGTATGGAGAAGATGAACTTGAAAAGGATATTCGTAAAGAACTGACAGATGAAGAGGAAGAGTATTTTACAGATAATTTTGATGAGATATGGGAATATGTAAAAGAAAATACATATTTTTATTACAACGCAGAGGATTTCAATAATGAAGTCAAAGTAAATATCATGGTGGATTGTGGTAATTGGAATTACGATTGCGTTTGCGATAATGTTCTGAATTGGTATGGAAATTCAGGAGATGGAAGTATTGATAAAGAGTCATCTATGCTGTGGTTAGCAAAAACACAAGGTAAAGCAACTGCGTTAAGAAAGGCTTGCAAACAAGTACATAGGGATGACGGATATTATGTAGATAGAGATAAGAATAAAGACAAATTTATTGAAAGCTGCATACAGGAATTTGAAAATCTTCCGTCACATATGGCAACTGTAACGTTTCTTGTAAAAATGCCGTTATTTGATTTATTTGACTTAATCGAACTACAGAACAAAGAGTATGACGAAAAGGGAAAATATGATCCACGAAAGAATGAAAATTCAAAATCTTACATGGTTCTTGGAAAGGAAACTATGTGCGGATTATATGATCCTTGGTCTGGCGGTGGTTCTGTATTAGAAATAGAGTTGGATAAAGATGTAAAACTACCTATTAAATACGCAATCTTTTGTGTCGAGGGATGTAAAATGCATGGATATGACATTGATGAAGTTTATGGATTGATTGGTAGCTGTTGGAAAGAAACAATAAAGGAAATAAAAGAGGTTGCGTAAACCAAAGGAAAGAACTGTTTCAGGATAGAAAGCGAGGAAAATAAAATGGTTGATTATACAAAAATTACTGTATCAAAAGATGGTAAATACCTATTTGCAACAGAGCAAGGACATCTTACGTATCCGGGGGAAGCAAAAGTGATTTATAAATTGCTAAAAGAAAAATTCCCAGAAAGCGAAGGATATAAGGTTGATGTGATGATGTGGGAATCAAGAGGATATGAACCAGATTGGGTGAAGGAGGTACAAAATATGAAAACAATAATTGATAAAAGCGAATGTAAACCATTAAGTGACAATATTGAAGGCAAGTTGGTAGTAATTAAACCAGATTTTTTCAAACCAGAATTTATAGAAGCAAAGTATCAGCTTGTGCTTGCAACTGGAGGTTTTGGTTGCGATGCAAGTAATAGTGGAAATGCAGTATTCGTAATGGAGTGTTGTGAAAATCCAGAAGAATACAGACAAGAAAGATACAACTTGATTGGCGAACCTACAGAAGAAATGATTGCTGAATGGAAAGCGAAGTACGGAGATTTCAATAAGAAAGTACAAAAAGCGTTAAAAGGAGAGTGATTAGTATGAGAGATTTAAAACCTGGTGATGTTGTTCATGTTCAAGGAATTGTTTGTGAGATTGCAGAAATTGCATGGCAAGAGCCTTGGGATTGGAGAGATGCATATTACTTAGAGTTTAGAGATACAAACGGAATATACAGAAGTTGGAAACAAAATTTTGATGGTGGTTATGCTGAGTTGAAGGGAGAGTGATTAGTATGATAACAAGAGAAAGATTTGTAGAAGAAACAAATTGGAAAATGAGCTACGAAGAATACAAGAAATGTTACTGTCCAGAGTGCAAAAGAGAAGAGTGCCCACACAGAGAAGCATATAGAAGAGTGCCTAAGATTGATGGTGGTCTTGGCTTATGTCCTAATTTGAAGGGAGAGTGATTAAATGGAAGACTTACTAAACAAATTAACAGAAGAACAGAAAACAGAGCTGGGTAATCTGTGCCAAAAAATTAATGATATTTTTGAGGAAAATGATAGCTTTACTGAAGATGATGTAGATAAATATGCAGGTACTTTATTACAAAAGGGAATTTACCAAGTAATGAATGAGTTAGGCTTATGGTGTACTATATAAGCTGTCTGGTGTAAATAAAGGCAATTTAGAATACGAAGAATTTTTTGATACCAAAGAGCAGATGGGCAAAAAGATATGATAAACTGTTTCAAAAAGGATTTGTATGGCTTAAATCCGACTGCATGGGAACAGAAAAATGGTGGATGGAAAAGATTGGAGGGATATTAATATGGAAGTAATGATATATCAAAACAAGCGAAATAAACAAAAGTACATAGAAGTGCATAATGATGGACATCATCATAATTCTGTTCGTCAGTATATACAGCACGATCAGAAAGTTGCAGGTCATAAGGTTGGAGTTGTTAGAAATTATACTGGCGATGGAAAACTTCATCGGTGGAGAAAAGGTAACTTAAATGAGCTATTGGAAGATTACAAAGAGGTATAAGTATGGTAGATCAGTGGACAGGTGAATGGACAGAGGAAAAAGATTATAGCACATATCCAAAAGAAAAATGGTGCGATTACGATTATATAGCTGCATGGATCAGAGAACAGGAATACGAGCCAAAAACATCAATGAAAAATTTAATAGAAATGATTTTGGGTTATTGCTTTGAAGATGATGATGTAAAAGAAAGAGGATATTTTGCAATTAAGGATGAAAGAAAATATCCCGATAATCTTATGATATTTGTTCCAGATGTAGCAGAATATGTATTTGCAAGTGGTGGATTAAGCGAATTTGATTATGAAGCATAGATTGGAGTGATGGAAATGAAAAAATGCGAGATGATTAATGTTAATTTTATGGAAATTGTACATGAAATATGTACTACAACTTCTACAGATTGTAGAAGTCTTAATAAAAGTGATTTGGCACGGAAACTAATGGATTTAGTAAATATTCCACAAAATGCAGAAATTCAGGAAATTCCTCTTGATTGGGAAGATCAAGTAGATGTTTGTTTTACTATACCTAATGATGATAATTATTATTCATTGTATGCAGGTCATTGGTTAGATGATACGGAAAGCATAAAACTTGCAAATACTGGAAAAATAAATGGAAGTCAATTTGAGTTTTATGAAAAGGAAATTGATCTTCCTTTAGATTATTTTAATATGAAATAGCAATTTCAAAATAAGATTGGAGTGATTGGATATGTATAAAAATTTTAAAGAATTACATAAAGCATATGGATTTGATAATCCATATATAACAAGGGATGATTTGACGGAAAGTGAAGAAAGAAATTTTGTAAATGATTGTTTTGAATTATATGAGCACATTGGATTTGCAGATACTTTTGGTACTCCATATACAGGGGAAAAGAAGTATTTAGGAATGAAATTCACTGTACTTGGTAGAGTAAAAGAAATTACAGAAGATAAAGAAAATGGAGCTGATCTTGAATGCTTACCTATGTGGCACATTCAGTTTGAGAACGGAGATAAAATTGCTGCATATCCAGAAGAGATATGTTTATATGAGAGAAAGGATGGTTGATGATTATGGGCAATTACCAAAAACGGAAAGCAGAAGTAAGGCAAGAAGCAATTGATTGGCAATTAGATTTTTGCAATCATAACTATACATGGGGTGAACTCGCAGCTTATGGAGATTATTTTTATAATTTAGGTAGAAGATATGGACTATTAAGAGAATTTAGAGAGAATGGAATTTGTTAGAAAGGACGGTTGATTATATGGCAAGATATAAGATGACAATTAATACAGACACTTATAAGTGTGGAAGATGTAGTAAAAAGAATTGGGAGCCTGGTACACGAAATGATTACATGATTGCAATAAATGGAACAACGAGAACTCTTTATAATATGAGAGAAGTAATGTGGCAGCTTGAATTATTCCACGGAAATTCATTTGTTATGTCGGAATACAGTGATGATAACCCAGAAGAAAATTATGGATTATCTGATAGATATATTAAATTTCTAAAGAAAAATACAATCAAATATCATGACAGACTGTGTGATCTGGATAGACAACAGTATTTATCTGGATATGGTTGGATGCAGGGTTATTTTTCTATTGGGAAAGTAATGGAAAAATTGAAAAAAGAAGGAACTGTTAAAATTCCGTTTAGTTGGCTCTATGATATTAGGCAGTATGATAAAGCTATGAATGGTTGCTATATGGAAATTACAAAAATTGGATAAGGAGTGATGATTATGTTAAAAGCAATAAATATTAAATGGGACACAGACGGAGACGAAGAAGTATTGCAGGATTTGCCAACGGAAATGATTATTCCTGATGAATTGGCAGAATATTATAGTGCAGATAGAGAGTATACAACGGAAGAGATTTCTGATTGGCTGTCTGAAGAAACAGGATTCTGTCATAGTGGATTTGAGATTGTAAAAGAAGTTACAAGACAATCTGTTGAGAACGAATTGTTTGATTTCTTCAATGACAAAATGAAAACTGGTGATGCACCTGAAATTAAAAGAGTTGGTCGTTATCCGGAAGAATATATCACAATAGATAGCGGAATTGTTATTGATTGTGTAGGTGAAAGGCAGATTAGATTGATTATTCAGGTAGATTAAGGAGTGATGATTTATGAATTATACTTATTTTGGAAACAGAATCGAAAGAAGTTCATTAGGAAATCTGGGATTACAGTTATTAGAATCTCAAGAGAAATTAGTTTCTCAGGAATATGAAGTTGAGAATCTTAGAATTAAAGCAGCTATGTATAAAGCATATTTCTTTCGCAATTTCATATTAGCAGAAAAATTAGAAAAACAAAGTGAAGAAAACAGAGATGCACTTATCGGAGAGTTTGATGGTTTTTCATATGCAAGTTGGAGAGCTAATGCTGTATATAGAACGCTTGAAAATATGTTCGATGAAGGACTATTAACTGAAAAAGAATATAGAGAATGCAAAGTATGAATCAAGAGTTTCTTTTGAAGAATGGAGGCAGACATGGAAAAAATTGATAATAATATTCAATTAGCTTTCTTAGGTGGTATGAAGGCTGGATTAGAAGCATTAATTCATGGACTTGAAGTAGTAGCAGAGAACAATAACGGGCAAGTATCATTTGAGTTTGTTAAAATGGTTTCTGCTAGTACGATAGCTGATGTAGAATTAAAATTATCTAGTATGGAGAATGGGAAGGTTCTTATAGATGCTTTAAATAATAAAAGCAAATAACATGAAATGAGGATTTACTCGGAAAGAGAGGCAAATAATATGGTAAGAAAAATTAACAATAGATTATATAAAATCAATACATATGCTTCTGCACACATTATTGAAATAGATGACAATTATGATGAAGAAGTACAGAAGTTAAGAAAAGAAATCCAGCTTGACAGTCTTGGATACAAATTAAATTTACTTGTATATCTTGCCACATTAACGGTACAGGGCTATGCGATTTTAAGCGTAACGGAATTTAACATTGATGGAAGTAAACCTAGAGTTGCTTATGCAAGTAGCAAAGATTTTAAAAAGATTGTTAAGTATTATTCTAGGAAGAAAGCATAGGAAACGATGATTTCTTGACAGAATGGAGGATTAGAATATGACAAGAGAAAAAGCCACGAGAATTGTAAATGATTTTTTTAATGATATGAATCCTACTTTATGGAATGGAGAAGGTAATAAACCCGAAAGCTTTGATGAACGACCTTGGCAATGCAAAATAGTTGATGGTATAAATCTTGAAATTACTTTTGCTTATGACGAAGAAGATGGATGGCATCATTATTGCGATTTAGTTTATACCAAAGATAACAGTTCTTTTGACTTAATGAGTGGTTATGGAATTGATTCTAAACTAAATGTGATAGATACAGTAATGGATATATGTAGAGACTATGAGTAAGTATTGGAATTGTGATTTAGATAGGAGCGATTGGAATGGATTATAAAATAGGTGATACAGTAAAAATATCTGTTTATGTAACAGAAAAATGGGGCAGATTAGTTACTTGTAAAATCACCAATAAGTATATAAGAAATAATACTACTTATTATTCTTTGCAAGAGATAAATGGAATTTATAGAGTAAGTAATGTAAAAGAAAACCGATTCATACTTGATTAACATGAAACGGAAATCTAACGAATTGGCTATTTATAGCTGATAAATTATTTGAATAGAAAGTGAGGAAATAATATGAGCCAAACAGTATTTGATGAGAATGATTTTATAAAACGAGTGCCAAAAAAGATTTTGGAACGTACAAGAGAAAATATGGAAGTGTATCATATGGATTTAGCAGATTCGTTTCAGGAAGCAACAAGGGAATTAGCAAAGAAAGGTACAACTTTGTGGAAAGCATGGTATTATGATGATTTTAGAGAATATGTACCATGTATTTACTGCCCAGAATATTTGGATTTATCAAAATATCCATTAAAATACAAAGGGAAATGATCCAATGAAACGGAAATTTACTTGGAGAATATGTAAGAGGTTGGAATATTCAATCTCTTATTTTTATGGAGAGGAATGATAATTACTATGTTTAATTACAAAGAATTTAAGAAGGAAATGTCTAAGAGAGGACATGAAGTACATAAAAATGGAAAGTATCTTACAATTATTCCTAATAATAATTACGAGGGATACAGTAAAGGATTTTTGTTTGCAACGGATATCATTAAAGGTTTTGAGGATGTATTAAAGTTACTAAATATGGATCATTTTAATACTTGGATATATAGTGCAAAATTTAAAGTCATGTGATAAAATTATAGTAATGATATTCAACAGTTGGAAAAACGGAGGTAATTATTATGGCACAGTTAATCGGATTTTTAATTGCAGGATATTTATGTATTTATCTTCCTTGGAAAGCGCACCAAAAGGAAGAATCTCGTAAGAGACAAGATATGTATGATAACCTTAATAAGAAGTCTGTTGATGAAATGGAAAAGTGGAGAAAATAGTAATATAAAATAAGAAGGGTGGTTGATGAATATGTTCGGTGGATTGTTAGCGTTTTTAGGAATTTATGCAGGAAGTGCTGCAAAGGCAGCTAAAGATAACTATGATATGAAGAAAATTACTCGTACAGTTGATGAAAAAGGGAATGTTCATTATGCGGATAGATTATGCAATGACTACATCAATGGAGAGCGAGTAAAGAGAGTTGAAACTACTGATAGAAACGGAGTTAAGTTATATTCAACTGTTGGTGTGAATAGCAGTAAAGTGTATGATACTTCTTATGGAAGGGGTACACAGCAGTTATTCGAAATGAGTGAACGTGAAAAGCAAGATGCAATTGAAAGAGGCAAATTAGCTTATATGCAGTACAATCCTTATTTTGGAAGATCGGTTACAACGGAGATTGCTACTGGTAGAACAATTACTTGTCTTTTTGCATGGGAACATGGAGATAAACCAATTTATAAGAAATGGTACTTCAGACCTGAATGCCAGGATAAATTCGGCTATAGAGAAACTGTTAAAGGCGATTATGGAATCGACATTACAAAAGAAGAATACTACAAGTTACAGACTATTGGAATTAGTTATTCGAATCTACCAAGCGATCAGAAAGTATTAAACGACCTATGGGGAAGGAATTGCGTAAAATAAAAACAGAGAAGGGATTACCTTCTCTGTTTAATTAGTCACGTAATTCGAAAAGGTACTAAACCTAATCTTCCAACACAAAAAATATAATAGCATTAAATATTAAATATGTCAATGAGGTGATTAAAATGAAAAAAGACAAATTAACAGCAGAATTTTTTGAAAATGCGATTTGCAAAAATAAAGACATAGAAACAAAAGAATATTGGAGTAATATTTTTAAGTCTAATTTGAAAACTTTTTTGGATGAAGTGGATGAGAATGACTTTAAGGAAATTAGAGATGATGTAAATTCAGATTATCTAATGGATTATAATACATATCAAAATCATTATAGTTTTATTTGCGAAGTGATTGACATAGATATGGAAGATACATATGAGCCATATAAAAGGAAAATAGATAAAATTGAAAAATTGTCTGAAGGATATTCAAACATTATTAAGAATTTTCCAGATGATGTTGATTACGCTGTTGAGTTTTCCAGAAGTAGTTTGTCTGTATATCTGAATATTAATATTCCTGTTACAGAGGATAATATCGGTAAATTTCTTAATATCGGAGAAACAATTAGAGGGATTAATATTACAGAAACGTACTCTGAATATGAAGAAAATGATTACAAGAATAAAACAATTGTGATTAGAATGTCAGATCACGATTTTGGTGGAAACAGAGACTACTCATATAGAATTCCTTGTATTAACATTGTTTTAGAGAATAAATAGATTGGAGTGATAAGAATGAAATCAAATTGATGAGATAGAAAGAGATGCATTGTTGAAGTATAATAAAGAACTTACTAAAAGATATTATTAATTAAAATAATGGATTTAAAACGGAGAAATAATAATGCTATTATACAAAAACGTAGATATTTGTGATTTGAAGTCCATAATTGAGAATGGAATTCTGAGCATGGATGAGTGTGGAAATAATAATTGGGACGAAGGAAAACGAGCAGAAAATGATACATCGGTGGTATATTTATTTAGCCCGATTGGTAAACAGAACTCATTCCCTAATTATGGTGCAGCATTGTTGGAGATTCAATGTGAAGCAAAGGAAAATAAAATTGGTAAAACAGATACACATGTAGATGATTATATAGAATATATTACAAAAAGAGTTGAACCATCAGAAATAAAAAAAGTTATTATTCCTAAAATTTTTAAAGAATACATTTCAGTTCCTCAAAATGTTGGAATTACATGGTGTGAATTGAAGGCAGAATGTTATGGTAATAATGGATTAGAAGAATGTAGTAATAAAATTTTGGAACAGTTCGCAAAAACCGCTCCATTAATGAATTCTACGGAATTTAATTTCTTTAGAGGTACAACTGAAAAACGCACGATGATTGATTTGTATAATATAGAATACATATTCTAAGTAAATAATAGTTTCATTGGAAAATTGGAGGAGAATGAAATGAATGTAATAGATAAGAAAACATACATAGGAATCGTAAAATTCACATTGGAATCAATGGTTGATCTTGCAAAGTCTGATAAGAATTATAATCTTACGGCAGATACAATTCATTATTATGAGACAACTATTAAACCAGAAATGCAAATTAGCCAGGATGAGTTTTTAGAATTGTGTAAGGAAGCTGGAATTAAATAAAGAGAGGATATAGATATGCAGATTAATTTATCATCGGAAAGCGTAGAAGTTATTATGAATTCATTAAGAGATTCAAAAAGAAACCTAAATCAACAGATTGACAAATGGGATAAAATTAATGAGCCAAGCAGGGCAGAAATATGTAGATCACAATTAAAAGAAGTAAGCGATGTATTATCAATTTTTGAAGAAGAATTGTATGCAAGATAACTGATGAAACCAAGTTTTCTTTGGGAGGTATGAATATGATTACATTTAAGTGCTTATATAAATTAACAAAAGAAGAAGTTCGGGGAATTGTATTTGATATTAAAAATGGTAAATCTTATACTGTTTCAGGCTGGGAGGATTATTATGCTACAGATGCAGATATTATTGAGTATTATAATTCCCTTTAATAAAAATTACACATCTTGAATAATGTAACTTGGGATTATGTAAAATCCCATAAAATCTAAGTTTACTATGAAAGGATGATATTTTATGGAAAAATCAAAAACGCCAATGCTGGATAAAATGGTAGAAATTCAAGAACAGTCACAATTATGTGGAGAATTTTTGGATTGGTTTTTAAATAAATATACTGTATTTGACAGAAAACAAAAGAGGGAAAATCCATTTGCTAATGTTATGGGAAATGGAGATTATATTAACAAAGAAAAATTGCTTGCTGATTTTTTTGATATTGATTTAGACGAAGCAGAAAGAGAAAAGGATATACTACTTCAAATAGAACAGAATAAACATAAAGCACATCATTGTAAGTTATGTGGCAACTATATTGAAGAAGATAATCTTAGTGTATGTGACAAGTGCGCATCTGAATATCAGATATAAAAGTCAAGAAAATTAATTTTACTATGAAAGGAAAATGGAATATATGGAAAACGAATATAAAGTAGAAGAGACAGATTTTGGAACTCGAACAAGTCATCCTAGTTATGGTACTTTATTATTTAACAGAGCTTATGGTGGAAAGACACCATTATTCGGAAGTAGCATTGAACATAGTAATGTGATTATAATGGAACTTAGACATGCAGATATAGAGCATGGATTAAATAGAGATTGGGTTTATGGTAAAGCTCCTATTGCAAAAATAGAGATGAGTTATTCACAGTTCGCTGAAGCGATTACTTCTTTTGGACAGGGTACAGGAATTCCAGTAACAATTCGCTATACCGAAAAAGATGGTAAAATACCTCCGTGTGATTTTGTTAGTAAAAGAGAACAGTTTACTGATGAATTCAAAGGTAAAACAAAAGATGCAATGAATGAGTCACAGCAGTTAATTCAGGATGTAACTGATTTGTTTTCACAGAAGAAAGCACTAACAAAGGCAGATAAAGAGGCTGTAATATCTAAACTTAGAAAATTAAGCATGGATCTTGGATGTAACTTGGATTTTATTGCAGACCAGTTCAATGAACAGATGGACAAAACTGTTATGGAAGCAAAAGGTGAAATTGAGTCATTCTGCCAGAACAAAATAAATGCTATTGCAAGTGCTGCGCTGGTAGAGCATAGAGATGAAATTTTAAAATTGGAAAATCCAGTTGATATTGAATCAGAATAAGGCAAAGAAATTTAACTTTCCTTGGAGGTGATGCATTATAAAAGAACACAAAAAACAATGGATACTTAATTATATGTCGCAGCACAAGGATGAGTTTATTGATGTTGTAGCAGATGATTTTGTAAATGCATACATACATGCATTTAATCCCAAAACAGTAGAATGGTATCCGTATGGAGTGCCGAAAGTTCCTGAAATTGGTAGATTGCTTGCAGAGTTATACAAAGAAAATAAGTTAGGCAGATACAGACGGTACTGTGAAATCTGGCAAGACGGTTATCCAAAATGGTTTTATGTTTACTTTTTAACAGAAATTGAAGTTTAACTTTTAATGAAGGAGATATAAATGAAAACAAACGAAGTAATAAATATGTTATTGAATAAAGAATCTGAAATAGATAATAAAATTAATAATGTTATTTCAGAATTGTTAAGACTAGGTTATGAATCAGAACGTGGAAAAATGTTGGTTGTGGATTTGCGAGATTCTATTGAATATACTCTTGATGAAATCGAACGAATAATCAATAGATGACAAGACTGAGAAATTCGACTTTCATTGGTTTGGAGATAGGGCAATATAGATGAAAATAAGATATGCTATTGAAAAAGAAATAGAAGTTCCAGATAATTTAACAGCTATGGATATTGATAATATTATTTCACAGAAATGCGAAGAAGAAAATGGATTTGATTATCAATGGATGCATACAAGCGAAATTAATGAACAGCATTTAACAGGATTATTTGATGAATTGAGGTGAAGTAAATGGAAAGACTTGATATTTATAAAACTAATGATGGGAAATCTTTAGTTCTTTTAAACAATGAAACTGATTCAAATGGATATATAAATTATTTACCAATTACAAATAATGCAAAAAATGGTATGAGTGTTAATACAAAATCTGGCAATCCTGTTATTATAGATATAGACAATGTATCTATAATTAAGTTGAACGAGTTAGAGTCGTGTATTGATCATGTAATAGAAAGTGATTTTGATTTTAAAATTAAGTGGTATATTGATGGTAGGCAAAGAGAAGAGGTAAAAGATTGAGGTGAGTAAAATGAAAGACAAACCAAATAAAATAAAGGCAAGATTAACAGTAGAAGTCGAAGCTGAATTTTATGATGACGAAAGTAGTGAAGAAACTGTTAGATACTGTGTTGAACAGGATCTTGAAGATGCTGGATTAAATGTTATTGATGTGTCTGTGATGAAGTGAGGTGATATAAATGAGCCGAATTAATAAAACGCAAAATAACTTAGATACCGTGTGGAATAATTTGGATTTAGCTTATGAATATATGGAAAGAGCTATTGAGGATTTATCACAAATGACTGGATTATCTGATGAATTAAAGAAAATGGTTGAGCAGTATGATTTATCAGAAATTAATATAATGAAGCAGGAAGTTGAAGAATTGATGTTTAACGCTGATGGAACGCAAAGAACCACTAAAATAGAAGATTATAGAAGTGGTAAAATTCCACTGTAAATGACGATTTCTTTTGAAAATTTGGAGGCGAATAGATAATGGATAATATAGTTTATATGTTTGGAATTGCTCTTTTAGAATATGATGGATATTGTGATCCTATGGATGACAGTACACAGTATAAAGTTGTTAAATGGAAACTTTCAGATATGAATAAATATAACGGAGAATATGCTGTTATAGGATTCGATGGTTCATTGAAAATATATGAATCAGAAGGTAAAAAAATATTTGACGGCTCATTACTTGATTCCTCTGATTTTTGTAATAAATTAAGAGAAAAAATATAACCCAAAGAAAAATTGCTTTCTTGTTGAAAGCAAATCAAATACTGAAATAAGTATTGGAAGCAGCAAACCAACTGCTTCTTTTATTTTACATAGAAATATGGTAAAATAAAAACAATTATAAACCATAACATGAGATGTGCCGTTTTACGGAAATAATTATAACAGGAGGGTTCAAAATATGAATTACAATGAAAAGAAAGATCTTCTTAAAAGAGTAAAAGAAGGCGCAGAAAAGAAAGAATTCCGTGTAAACAACATTGAAGAATGGGGATTCATTTGTGGTGCATGGGTGGAACATGTTTTAAAGAACAGTAAATTACCAGATAGAATCTACAAAGGTAGAGAAACATGGATGATGAAAGAGCTTAATGGTGATAATATAGAGCCTTTTAAGCAAAAATTGATGGAAACTTTCACAAAACAGTACATGGAAAATGTAGGAGAAACTGAATTCTTGAATGGTGTTTATCTTGCAATTATCAGCTATGATATTGAAGATGGAGAAAAATGGTCAGATGCATCTGAGATGTTTTCTGCTGGATTGGTTTCGGAAGTAAATTGGTAATTGAAATATAAATTTAATATTATAGTAAGCAAAGCAACTAGATTAAGGTCTGGTTGCTTTTTTATTACAGAAAATGAGGTGATAAATATGTGTAAACGACATGACAATACAAACAGATCAAGTGAATTTATCTGTTTAAGATGTCTTAGTAAAAATCAGGTTGGAGATAAAATGCGTAGACCCAATATGAGAGAAAAAGACCATGTAAAAAACTTGTGCTGTCTATGTACAAAGTTGCAAATGAGAACTAAAAATCTTGAAGTTAGGTGGTGCGATGATTTTAATGAGCGAATGAAATACGCAAAGAAAATTAAGTCAAAATATTATGATGAGAATAATGAACTGCTACCTAAATGGCAAACGGAGAATATGTATGTAGGAAAGTGAGGTTGATTAACATGGAAAATTATAAAATCAGTTATAATGGTGATACTTATGTTGAAAATATTCACCATATAGGTGTTGAGTATAATGGAAATTATTATAGTGTGATTTTCGGAGAATATGTAAATGGAGGATTCTTTAGTATTCCAAACTGGAATTGCGGTGGTGAGTTAGCTGGGTTTAGTGATGTCTTTTGGAATACAGAATCTATTCAGAAATCATTAAAAAGTAAAAGAGCAGCTAAAGCTATTGCAAAAGCGATAGCAGATTACACAAGGGAGTGATAATTATGTGTTATAAAATTGAAGTACAAAACAAAAATGCTGAAAAGCTTAATAGGAAGTTGGATGAGTTAAACGCACCACAGTTTTTAAGAGATTACTTGAATGAATTGGAAAGTAAAAGTGGAGCGTTAAATTATTTAGTGGCAATTAAAGATTTTTTACAGTGGTTGATTGAAAGTAATATCATTAATAAGAAATCAATTTCTGGAATAGAAGTTTCTGATTTTAGTGACTTGCGACCACAAAATATTAGTTCATACCTTAGATATAAGGAAACAAATGGAATGTCGCCAACCACAACGGAAACAAGAAAAAACATCATTAAAAGTTTTATACAGGATATTTATTCATATAGAGAATGTTTGTTGAGAGAAGTTTATAATAATATAGAAGATTTTTATAAAATGATTAAATATAAAGGAATTCCATCTGGAAACAATTTAACTAAAAAACTTCCAACAGAAAAACAGCTTAATGATATGGAAGAAAAAATAATGTGGAAAAAGGATATTCCTGTAAGAAATAGAAATATTGCTATCTTTCGTGTATTAAGAGGAACTGGAATAAGAGAATCTGAACTTGCTGGCTTGGATTTATCTGATTTACATTTGGACGAAGAAATGCCATATATTACAATTCTTGGAAAAGGCGTGTACAGAGAAATGCAAAATAGAACGGTATATCTTAGCGGATCTGCTTTAAAAGCATTAAGTGAATGGTTAGAATACAGAAGCACCTTAGATAATATTGTAGATACGGAAGCTGTATTTATCAATAAGAATGGCACACGCACAACAGAGAGAAATATCAAACAGATATTTGAAAATTATGGAAATGGTATTACTCCACATATGATGCGACATTATTATGCCAGTATAATGAACAGTAATGGAAATCTTGCGTTCGTGCAGCAACAGTTGGGGCATAGTAGTGTAAATACAACGATTAATAATTATGCAAATGGATCAGTCGGAATGAAAAAAATATTGGAGAATATGTAAATGGTTAAATATATTGGAAAGAAGACTAGAAACGAAAAGAAAATAACAGTAAGAGGACTTGCAGAATTAGCAGTTGTTGCACCAAGCACGATCAGCAAATGGGAAAACGGAAGTGCAGTTCCAGATCTGGCAGTATTAGAACTTGTAGCAAATGCGATGGAAGTTAAACCATTTGATCTTGTAGAGTTTGTGTAATAAGTTTGACGACACTATTTCTTAGTGTCGTCAAACTTATTAACTTCATTTGTTACGAGGTTACGAATCCAACCAGATAACGAGCGTCCATCCGCTGTTGCAATTCTGGCTGCCTTTTCTTTTATATCTTTAGAAAGAAGCACCATAACCCTTGTGTTTTCATCCTTGATTTTTCCTTGTGGCATAGTAAATATCTCCTTTATTAATATAAGTTGATTATAAGTTGTTGCAAACTATATGTCAATTATTTTAAAAAACTGACATAAACCCATTGACAAGATGATGACAACTTGCTATAATGCGAAGTATCAAAGGTAATCCACAAGTACATAAACACAAAAGAGAGGAGGAGTACATATGGATTTACAGAGATACGACATAATAAAGGCAAAAATTAATTATGAAGGAAATTCAGTACAAGCGAATGAAAGACCTTATGTAATAGTAAGTAATCCATTGGGTACGAAATATGCTCCGATTATAACAGTGATGCCTTTGACAAGTAAGATTAAAAAGACAAACATGCCTTGTCATGGATGTATTCAAGCAAACGAAAATAATGGATTAACATTATATTCTATGGCGTTAGGTGAGCAGATCACAACAATCTCAAAAGATGAAGTGATCTCAAAAATTGGAACTATTACTGATGATAAAAATAAAAGAATGGTAGATAAAGTATGCTTTAATTCTTTATTTTTTGGAACAGACTACAAGCTTGAGGAGGTAATGGCATAATGTATGTAGATAAAGAAATAGCAAAAAAAATGATTGATGAAACACCTGGTAAAATATGGGTTGATTCCTTCAACGGTATGACTTTTATCCATACAAGACCAAGACAGATAACTGTTGATGAAGGAAAGCGAATAATAAATAGGGCAAACACAATTAATTATCAAGATAATGACTTTTTTGGGTTGCTTTCGCTGGATGGAGTGCAGGAATTTATTGTGCATAATATTAAGTTTCCCCAAATAGTGTCCTGATTATAGGACTTGAAGTATTATATAATAAAAATATTAAACGAACAAATATCGAACGAATGTTCTGGAAATGCGTTGACAAGAACAAATGTTTGGAGTATTATAATTTTCGTAAATAATAAAAAAGATAGAGTCAAGCGATTCAAACGCTGCGCCAACAGCTTTCTACTTGACTCTATCAAACCAAATACATACAACAGCATTAAGCCATTGCAGAAGCGAAATATCGCTTGAATTTATTTTACATATATTTCGAAAGAAAGTCAAGCTTCAAGCGTTTTCTGCAATTAAAATTCCTAAGTTACACAATTAAATATGGAAATAATATTATAGGGCATTCGCCAAGCGGTAAGGCATCGCACTTTGACTGCGAAATTTGTCAGTTCGAATCTGATATGCCCTGCTATGCGATACTTCCAGACCGGGTTCTATCGCAGAACGCAAGAATTAATCATTGTAAGAGCAAAATGTGTAGTTGCTATAGTTCTACCATAGCCTGATCCACTAACGGATTACAAGCTGATACTATAGAACTTCCTGATAAACTTGCGATAGTGTCAGCGACTTGGATCATTAGCACAATTGGTTAGTGCATTCGGCTCATAACCGAAAGGCTCAGAGTTCAAGTCTCTGATGATCCATTGCTAAATCAAACAAAGAGAGGAGATGATTACGTTGGCACAATATGTAATTACAGACGGTTCTCGTTGGATTATGAGAAATCGTAATGGTAAATATGTTCCAACATCTTGCGAGGCATTGGCTGATACATTTTCAAATAAAGCAGCCAATAATCTATATAATAACTCGCTACCCAAAGCCTTGAAATCAGTATTTCATATCCAGAAAATTGATACCTCACCCGATAATGTAAAGCAGATTACACAATCAGAAGTGGAAAATAATACCGAAAAAGTTATGGTTGCTGAAAATATCCAGAAATGGATTGACAAAATAACTGATCTTAATGGATTAGCAACAGATGCATTACATAGAAAAGAAGAATTGTGTGAAGAACTTAGCTTTGTAGACAGGGAATTATCCGATATCAATCATTATATAGAATTTTGCAATCTTAATGCAGCACAAGGATGGAAAGCATATAAGATGATAAAGGAACGGAGGATAAAAAGAAGAAGTATCAAAAATGAGATACAAATTCTTAACATCATTCTTGATAAAAAGATTTCTGATACAGTTACAAATGAGATTTTGGAATCCATGTCGAAAATGGATAAGCGTACATATGAACCACGAGTAATGAACGAGCTGTTTGATTTGTAAAGAAAGGATATACATATGGTGATTTGTAAAAGGTGTTATACGTCTATGGTTGTTGTTATGTCGTTTTCAAAGGATAAGCATGAGAAATTCTGTCGTTGTCCGAAGCGTTGTTCAGAGACACGGCATATAAAAATCAATGATAACGAGTTGAGTTTTGGAGAAATATTACATAGAGAAATCAAGAAGGGAAAGTAATTACATAATGAAAATACAACAAATATTGGAATGGTACTGTGATAATGAAATGTATCGGCTCAAAAAGATATGCTACCCAATGTTGATAAAGATTGGAGGTATATCGGACAAAGATTATGACGACTTTTACAGCATTGCTTTAAGTGTGTTATCAGACACTGCATTAAGATTTGATTCAGAAAAAGAGATAGATTTTGATTCATTCTTAGCCAGTAACATTAAGCGAAAGTTTAAAACGGAGATTCGTGATCGTAATCGTGAAAAACGTATTCCTGCTAAGAAACTTGAGAGTACAAGTAATCTTGTTACAGAAGATGGGTTGGAACTTGGAGAAACCATTCCGTCAAAGTTTGATACATATGAAACTGCTTGTGAATATTTGTTTGAAGGTACTAAGATCCAAAGATATTTGGATAAGTTATCATATATACAACGCAAAATCGTTTCGCTGTTATCTGATGGATATAAAGCAAAAGAAATCAGAGAATTATTACATATGAGCGAAAAAGAATATTCACAAAATTTGGCTGCAATTCAAGCATATGAAAATGTAAGAGAATTAATGTAAAAAAAGAGAATTATATAGTGTGATTAATTTCACACTTATAGGGCTATCGCCAAAAGGTTAAGGCACAACACTTTGACTGTTGTATTTGTTGGTTCGAATCCAACTAGCTCTGTTACGGATCATTGGCGCAATGGTTAGCGCATCCGGCTCATAACCGGACGGTTCAGAGTTCAAGTCTCTGATGATCCATCAAATAATTAAAAGTAAAAATATATTTAGGAGGAATTTATTATGGCAAAGAAAGTTAGAGAACAAACAGTATCATTATCTTCATATTTGGCAAGTGTAAATAGCGAGGATATTTCAGAAAATCAGGATGTACAGAGAATGTTTTGTTGGGACAATCCTGCAATGAATGAACTTATTGTTACCGTACTTACAGAAGATTACATTCCTCCTATTATTCTTGGAGAGGAGGAATTAGGTGGAGATTTAACACAGCAATATATCGTTGATGGTATTCAAAGAACTACAGCTTTAAACAAGTTCCGTCATATGAACTGGAAAACAACAAAATCATTTGAAAATAGTGTTATTCAGTATCAAGCAAAAATGAGGGACAGTGAAGGGCATCTTATCAAGGATGAAGATGGCAGCATTCTTTGGGAAAATCGTGAATTTGATATTAAGAATAAGACATTTGAACAGTTACCAGATGAATTAAAGAAGAAATTCGATGATTATCAGATTCGAATTGTAATTCATCAGAATTGCACTATGCAGGAAATAAGTAAACTTGTGAGGCGTTATAACCGCAATAAGAGCATGGGTTCTAACCAAAAAGCTCTTACATGGATTCCTACATATGCAAGAAAAATTAAAAATATCGCAAATAATGAGTTTTATAAAAATTGTGTTGCTTATTCAAAGTCAATGCGTAAAAACGGAACATATGAACAAACTGTTGCAAATTCTGTAATGGCTACATTCCATCTTAATGATTGGAAAAAGACACCGAATGATAGGAATGAATATCTTGAAGAGAACTCTTCATTTGATGAATTTGAAAAGGTAAACGAATATGGAAATCGTATTGCAAAAGTTTGTGGAAACAAATTTCAGAATGTATTCGTATTCAAAGATATCCTTTGTTGGATTGCTGCATTCCACAATTTTACAAAACTTGGCGTTGAAGATAACAAATTCGCAGAGTTCGTGAACGCTCTTGTAAATGAATTGCATGAAAAAGTAGTTGGTGAATGGAGCTACGATATGCTTGACAAAGAACCTGGCACATCTGATAAAAAGATTATTCAAGCTAAAATTGATACATATACTGCTTTGATGATGGATTATTTGCATATTGATCAAGAAAATTTAACAGTAAATCCAAAAGAAACAACTCTTTCTTTTGTTCAGGAAAATGCAAATCCTGACGCTACAGAAGAGGACATTGAGTTTTACAGAGATATGGTTGAAGATTGCGTAAAGGTGGACGAGCCTGTATATCAGCAATGTGAAAGAGCTGTAATTGCTATTATGGCTTATGCTTGTACGAAAGAACAGGACGAAGAATTTGAAAAGTGGATTCAGAAGTATAAGAATCAGACAAATTTTAGTCCTTCACAGAAAACAAACTTTACATATATGAAAAACAGTTTTGATAATTTTGTAAAGAAAATGGCTGTATAAAAACTTGTTAGCAACAGAAATCAGAAAACGTCCGATTATTCAATCAAATACATAGCCGAGTCTGGTAATTCTTATATTCTTTGTGAGTATGGTTCCTGTTCTATATAAAAGGAAAATTCTTTTCTTTGGATTGTGAGGTGGAAATATGCAAATAAATATTAGTTATACATTATATACAGACGGTGATTACAGTTTAAGGAATGCCGAAGATTTTGGCTGTACTAATAGAGACGTAGTAGTTGATGATTTTGAATATTATGATTATGTTGGTTCTATGGAATTTAAATATAAAGAGGAGTGGCGTTGTAAAAGCGAAGCAAAAGATTTTCTTTGGAGATTTTTATGTGATGGAATTCATATATCTTATACACATCCTTGGCTACTTAAAGACTTTTATGACATTATGGAATCTTTAGAGAATGTTATTAATGAATATCAAGAGGGAATATCTGTAGTCCAAAGGCATATAACAGGTAACTATGAAGGAACAGAGATTAAAATAGAAATATCGAAGTAAAATTTTCTTTAGATTGTGAGGCGAAGATAAATGGACAAAACAAAAATTAAAACAAAAGAGGTGTGGTCAGCTAATAAGTGGTATCTGTTTTTTGGAATTCTATTTGTGATTATGATTATCTTATTGGAGATGTGTGCAATAAGACAATTCTTTGTGACAGATACAGAAGAAGCATTAGTGTTGCTCTTTATTTTACAACTGCCAGCTATGATTTGTTTATTATTAACAACGATGATTGGAGATTATATTTATAGAGAAAAATTCAATATCTATTACTGTAAATTAGAAAATGGTATTGATATTGATTATATCAAAGAAAATTATTGTATAGAAGATATAAATGAGAGTTGCGTATTGTTTGTAGATAAAGGCAACGATCATAATTTTTGTGTTTGGAAATTAATACAAGGATATGATTCATTATATCAAGCAGAAATTAAAATGTTTTTATAACAAGAAAGTTCGATTTCATGTGGAGGTATAAAGTATGACGAATTTAATAGATATTTATAATGAAATTGAAAACAGTATTAATAGTTTATACGATTTTGACTTGAGTTCCCAATATAAAAAAATGATTGATGGTTTGAACTCAGCAATAGAAGATTTATATAAATATTACGGTATTAGAAGATTAAAAATAGATATAGAACAATTTCATAAGAATGAGATTGTAAAAATTGAGCAAGGAGAAGGTGGTTGTTTCTTACTTGGGTTAGATGAAAATGATTCAAGAATTGTTGACTTATACGAACATATGGACTTGTCGATTGATGAGCTATTTTTCTAATCACAAAACAAGGAGATCGGTAAAAATGGAAAATATAAGAAGATGGTTTGAGAATGACAAAGTAAACAATGGTCAGGATTACGAGATTTATGAATACGAAGGTCATTTAGAAGCAAGAACAGATACAGTTATTTTTATGATAGTAGAGCCTCATAGCGGAACTAGAAACAGATGGTTACTTAGAGTTACAACAGAAAGTGCTTTTGACAGATGGGCTAATTCAACTGCTGTTGAAAAGTTTTTCAATACAGATATTGAACTATGTAATTATTTACATGAACATCAGTTAGATATTTATAAAGATTTGATTAAATATCTGTCAAGCGAATATGATGATATAGCAGAAGAATATTAGTAAGAAAACTTCGTTTCCTTTAGATTATAAACGGAGAATATAACAATAGAAGTAATTAATAAAAAATAAATATAAGAAAGAAGAGGTACAAAACATGGATGGATTTATGATGTTTAAGAAGGCTTTACAGAAGCACTTCGATGAAATGCAGAAAGAGGCAACACATTTATTTGAGGTAAATGTAGATAAGGACGAATTATGGAATACATATCTTGATAGCTTCCCTGCCGGTACAAATGAGATTTTCAGGGAACGTAAGGCATGGATTTAGAGCTGAGATTGAATTTAATGGAGAAATTTACAAGTTTGATTACGATAAGTCAATGAGAACTGATGAAAAGGTTCAGGTTGCAGAAGTAACACTCGATGAGAATGGAAACTTCTCAATTAAGGAAAAATTAGCAGGAAATTCCTCTATTTCAAGCCGTGAGATTTGGGGTGTAAATACAAATCAGTTCGTTCCTGTATCAGTAATCAGTTATAGTCCAAACTATTTTGACGAGCAGGATGGAATTGGTCATAGACATTTATTCTTCTTCCTGAAGGATTGTGTGAACAACGAAAGTCCTAATGGCTATTACAATGAGTTCTTGAAGAGTGAACTTGAAAAGCACAAGAGAGTATTTGAGGCTTTAGGTGCTAAGTGCCATGTAGAAGATACTGATGATCAGCTTTCAGGAATTGGATTCTCTATGACAAAGAGAGCAGATTTAGTTGTTAAGGTTAAGGGTGCAACAGAGCGTGTAATGAAGATTAAGTTTTAATTAGAAAAGGAGATTATTATTATGACAAACAACGAATTATTTATCAATGCAACAAGATCAAACTATCAGTTTCCATTCAGAGGAATGATTAACGTAATTGATTTGTGGGATTTATCTCTCACAAATCTGGACTCAGTATTTAAGACACTCAATGCAGAAGTAAAAAGGTCTGAGGAAGAAAGCCTTCTGAATACTAAGTCAAAGGAAGATGAAGAGATTTCTAATAAGATCGAAATTGTTAAGTACATTGTTGGTGTGAAGCTTGACGAAAAGAAGAAGAGAGAAGACGCTAAGAAGAATGCAGAGATGAGACAGAGATTGCTTGAAATCAAGGCTAAGAGACAGGATGCAGCACTTGAAAACATGTCTGACGAGGATCTGGATAAGGCACTTGCAGAGTTAAGCGAGTAATCGTTACAAATACACCATATATAGTATTAAAAATAAGTAGTATATACTATATATGGTGTATATTTTACATTAAAAAGAAACGCACATTTCATTAGAAAAATTGGAGGTAAAATTATGTTATTTTGGTTATGTTTAATTGTATTAATTGTAGGAATTGGATTAGTAGCTGTTGGAAAGATGGAGTGGTTTGATGCTAGAAATGAAAATAAGTTAAGAAAATTTCTATATCATAATGATGACACAATTGAAGGTTCTGGTTGGGCTACTATTGTAGTAAGTGGAATTATAATGGCAATTATGATTATAGTCTTTGCTTGTGATTATATTGGTGTAAACGCTCAAGTAGAAAAAAACAAAGAACAATACAATGCTATCACGTATAAAATAGAAAGTGGTGCTTGTCGTGATGAATTCGGTTTATTGAATAAAGAAGTAATTGATGAGATTCAGGATTGGAATGAGAATATAACATATTATAAAAATCTTCAGAAAGATTTTTGGATTGGTATTTTTGTTCCTAATGTATACGACCAGTTTGAAACCATTGATTACACAAAATATGGGAGAGAATAATATAATGTCAAACTTATATGTATATCTAATGCGTTCTCGTAACAAGGATAATAAGGATATTCCAAATTTTAAGCAACGAGATAAGACAATTCTTGAATATAAAGAGAATGAAGACAAAATAATTGAAGAATTTAAAAGTTTTGCAACTAAAGGAGTTCCTGGTGAACAGACAAGATTATATAGATCAGTTAATTCTAGGAACGAAGAGAAAATTAGGGAAGAATTTATTATTCGTCTGCTGAGAGACAAGCCAAGTATGACACAGCTTAATCGTACATTAGCTTCAGTTGCACAGCAAGTACAAAATCGTGACGAGAGTAAATGGTTGTTTGACTTTGATGTGGACAATGAAGAAAAAGTAGAAGATTTTATTGACGATATTTATTTTTATTCAGAATTGGATAATCACGAATTACATAAGACTCCACATGGCTATGCAATCATTGTTCCGCATAGATTTGATACAAGAAAGTTGATGGAAAAGTGGAAAGATTACGATATCACATTGAAGAAAGATGAGTTGTTGTTTTTGGATATGATAACGAATAAGTGATATTTTATAAATATACCAAAATTGAGGTGAATTTGAATGAAGAAATTGAAAATTGAAATTCCATCTGGTGCAAATGAAATTATCCATAGTCTACAAAATAATGGATATGAAGCTTTCTTAGTTGGAGGGTGCGTAAGAGACAGTATCCTTGGAAAACCAATCCATGACTATGATATTACAACATCTGCTACACCAGATGAAATGATGAAAGTATTCAATGACAAGAGGATTATTGAAACTGGATTGCAGCATGGAACTATTACCATTGTAATTAACGGTGAAGGATATGAATGTACCACTTACAGAATTGACGGTAATTACTCAGATAGTCGTAGACCTGATAGCGTAAGATTTACACGAAGTCTTAAAGAAGATTTAAAACGAAGAGATTTTACAATCAATGCTATGGCATACAATGATGAGGTTGGTCTTGTTGATCCGTTTAATGGTATGGAAGATATAAAGTATCACAAAATTCAGTGTGTTGGTAAACCAGAAGATAGATTTGATGAAGATGCTTTGAGAATTTTACGTGCAATTAGATTTGCTTCTCAGTTAAATTTTGTCCTTGAACCAAATACAGATTATGTTTTGCATAAGATGTATCAGAATTTGGAGAATATATCAGTCGAAAGAATAAATAGTGAATTCTGTAAAATCGCTGCATCAAGTGATTTTTGTGTACAGATGGTTTTATATAGCGATGTATTATCATTGTTTATTCCTGAAATAAAAGATATGTTTGATTTTCCACAGAATAATCCATATCACATTTATGATGTGTGGGGCATACAATTCATGCAGTAGAAGCATATTCTTGTGATTGTGAAGAAGACTTAAATCCAATAGATTTAATTACAGCGTTAGCAGTGTTCTTCCACGACATAGGAAAACCACATTGTTATCAGGACGGAGAAGATGGTATCAGACATTTTAAAGGACATGGAAGAGTTAGTGCTGATATGACTGATGAAATAATGAAGCGATTAAGATTTGATAATGATACAAGAGAAAAGGTTGTTCAGCTTGTTTATTATCATGATGCAACTTTTGAAGTCGGTGAAAAGTATGTCAAGAGATGGCTCAATAAGATTGGAGAAAAACAATTTAGAAGACTATTGAATGTTCGTAGAGCAGATATTAAAGCACAAGCTTATACAGAACAAGAGAGTAGGCTTCAGAAAATTGACAATATCGAATATATCTTAGAGGAAGTTTTACAGAAAGACGAATGTTTCTCACTGAAAGATTTGGCTGTTAATGGCAATGATTTGATTGAAATTGGATATAAGCCAGGAAAAGAAATTGGTGAGGTATTAAATAATCTGTTGGATTCAGTCATTAGTGGAGAATATATAAATGAGAAAGAAAAATTATTAGAAATAGCAGAGAGGAGATTACATGATTAAATTATTCAGTCATACGGATTTAGATGGAATTGGTTGTGGTATTTTGGCAAAACTTGCATTTGGAGATGATGTAGATATTTCATATTGTGATTATGATAACATTGATTCAAGTGTCAAGGAGTTTATTGATAGTGAAACAAAATTTGATATGTGTATTATTACAGATATTAGAGTAAATGAAGATACAGCGAAAATTATTGATGACAGATTTGATAATTTCTATTTATTAGATCACCATCCAACAGCTCTAGGACTTAATAAGTATCTTTGGTGTTCTGTGACTATTGAGTATGAAGATAAGGAGCTTGGAGTTATTAAAACCAGTGGAACAGAAATGTTTTATTATTGGTTAATCGAGAATGGTTATTTGAAAGATTCAGATATATTAAGAAGATTTGCTGAACTTGTGAGAGATTATGACACTTGGAGATGGTCAGAACTCGGTGAAGATGGTGTTATTTGTAAGCAGGTAAATGACTTACTTTATCTGTATGGTCGAGATGATTTTATTCATTGGTGTATTTCGGAGATACGTGGTGAAATATTCCCATTATTATCTGCCAAAGATGAGGTTGTTCTAAAGATTAAGCAGGATGAAATTGATAGATATATCGAAGAGAAGAATGAAACTATGTTTACCAGTCCTATGTGTGGTAAGGTTTGTGGTTTTGTATTTGCAGATAGGTTTGTTAGTGAATTAGGTAATAGACTTTGTAAAATGCATCCTGAAATTGATTTTGTGGCTATGATTGATATTGATGGTTGTACGGTATCTTATAGAACCGTTAAAGAAGATATTGATCTAGGTAAAGATGTTGCAAGTTTATTTGGTGGCGGTGGTCATCCAAAAGCCGCTGGTTCAGAATTTAGTCAAAGTATTAAGTTGAAAGTTATTGAGGAAATCTTTGAACGGTAGAATGGGAGTAGCTATGTATAATAAAAGTAAATTTACATATCCAAAATGTCCATATTGCAAGAAAGAATATCAAGATGGAGTTATGGAATATGATTTGACGAATTTGGTAACTCAAGGTTGGTGCAAAGAAGTAAAAGTAAAATGTCATAGTTGTGGTGAGTATTTCAAAGTGAAGGTACATATTACTTATTATGGTTCAAAGTTAGCGAGGTGAAAGAGTGTTAGATTACAGTAATGCAGATTTCCCTAAAGAAACTTATTACATAAGACATCCAAATCGCATATATTTTTCTACAGATTTTTATGACGGTGAAAAAATATTCTATTATGGCAAACATACTAAACCAAGTAGTAATGCGAGAGGATATAGATGGTATCGAAATGTGCATGGTTTAATGAAACTTGTTCATTGGACTGATATTAAACATGGGAAATTATTTCAAAGATAGTTAATACAAATAGAGAATAATTCAATATAGAAGTAATTCTATTCATGGCTGATCAGCCAAACTTTCCAAATAAAAGTAACAAGAAATATTTTTTTCATT